AAGCACAAACGCCAGCAAAAAAAAAGAACTCACAGGGAAATGTACTGGGAAAAGACTTGGGGTGTTGGTGGTGGGGAATGGCTGGTGGATGCCGTGGGAAGGGTTGGGATGTTTGGGTTGGGTAGGGTTTTGGATGACGTGGGAGGGTTTGGGGTGTGGGGAGTTGGAGGTGGGTGTTAGGGTGAAGTGGGAGGGTTTGGGGTCGGGTTTTTGGGGAGCTGGTGGGTTTGGGGTTGGGTGGTGTGGAGAGGTTCTTGGGTCGGGTTTTTGGGGAGCTGGTGGGTTTGGGGCTGGGTGGTGTGGGAGTGATGGTTATGGGGAGTTGGTCGGGAGGGTTATGGGGGTTCAGGGCAGCGTGGGGTGATTGGATGCCGTGGAGAGGTTCTTGGGTCGGGTTTTTGGGGAGCTGGTGGGTTTGGGGCTGGGTGGTGTGGGAGGGGGTTGGTGGGGTGGGAGGTGGGTGTTAGGGTGAAGTGGGAGGGTTTGGGAGGTGGTGGGAGGGGGTTGGGTAGGGTTTGGGAGGTGGTGGGAGGGGATTGGGGTTGGGGTTGGAGGTTCAGGGCAGCGTGGGGCGATTGGGGTCGGGGAAAGAGAATGGCAATAAAAAATTAAACCAAAACAAAATCAGAAATTAGATGCTTGATAATGAAGGTGTTACTTAGTATAACGGGAAAATGAAAAGGAATTTTTTGAAATTAAGGGGTTTGAAGGGTTTTGGGGTGGTTTCGGTGGGGGTTTGGAGGGGTTTCGGTGGGGTTTTTGGTGGTTTTTCAAGAAAATTTACAAACCAAAATCAGAAATTAGATGCTTGATAATGAAGGTGTTACTTAGTATAACGGGAAAATGAAATGGGAATTTTGGGAAAATGAAGGAGAAGGGTGGGTTTTGGGGTGGTTTTTGGTGGTTTTTCAAGAAAATTCACAAAACAAAATCAGAAATTAGATGCTTGATAATGAAGATGTTACTTAGTATAACGGGAAAATGAAAAGGGAATTTTGGGAAAAATGAAGAGGTAGGGTGGGTTTCGGAGGGGGTTTGGTGGGGTTTTTGGTGGTTTTTGGTGGTTTTTCAAGAAAATTTACAAACCAAAATCAGAAATTAGATGCTTGATAATGAAGGTGTTACTTAGTATAACGGGAAAATCAAAACCACAAAATAAAAATAATTCAACTTTTTTTTACCATTCTTGTTGTAGCAATAAATATTATCTTTATATTTGTACTAACAAATACTTAAAAACTGAAATTATGGAAATTAATAAAGGGGTTTTAATCTCAATTCAAACAGAAGACATCGTTAACGGAGTTCTAACACTGCCTGAAGAAGTAAAAGAAATATCAGATTATGTTATTTCGCATTTTCCTAACTTAAAAGAGATAGTGGGAAAAAGCGTTACGCAAATTGGCAACGACAACTTCTACGACTGCAACGCATTGACGTCGGTTAACTTCCCACAGCTTACCCAAATTGGCAACGACAACTTCCGCTACTGCAACGCATTGACGTCGGTTGAGTTCCCACAGCTTACCCAAATTGGCAACGACAACTTCTACGACTGCAACGCATTGACGTCGGTTAACTTCCCACAGCTTACCCAAATTGGCAACGACAACTTCCGTGTGTGCAACGCATTGACGTCGGTTGAGTTCCCACAGCTTACCCAAATTGGCAACGACAACTTCCGCTACTGCAACGCATTGACATCGGTTGAGTTCCCACAGCTTACCCAAATTGGCAACGACAACTTCCGTGTGTGCAACGCATTGACGTCGGTTGAGTTCCCACAGCTTACCCAAATTGGCAACGACAACTTCCGTGTGTGCAACGCATTGACCTCGGTTAACTTCCCACAGCTTACCCAAATTGGCAACAACAACTTCTACGACTGCAACGCATTGACATCGGTTGAGTTCCCACAGCTTACGCAAATTGGCAACGACAACTTCCGCTACTGCAACGCATTGACGTCGGTTGAGTTCCCACAGCTTACCCAAATTGGCAACGACAACTTCCGTGTGTGCAACGCATTGACGTCGGTAAAATTTAAAAATAACAACCTTAAAATAAAATCCGTAGATTCATATCCTTTTGTAGTCCAAACCGAAAAAACAACCAAAGGAATTACATTGTATTCAGGCTATAATTTCAATGGAACGAATAGTGAAGGTATGCCAAAGGTAGAAAGTGCCTACGTAGCCAAAAAAGATGAATTCACAGCGCATGGCAAAACAGTTAAACAAGCCATTGCCGACTTAGAGTTCAAAGTGGTTGCCGAAAAGCTAAAAAAAGAACCAATTGCACCAGATACAGAACTGACCGTAATGTACTACCGAACCATCACAGGTGCATGCGACTTCGGATGCCGTGAATTCATGGAAAAAAACGGAATACCCTACGAAGTAGTAAACGATGGAAAAACCGAAAGAACAATCGAAAAAAAACCCATCAAAGCCAAAGACCTACTCCCAATACTCGAAGAAAATAATGCATACGGACTGCAAAAATTTAAAGAATTAATACGGTTTTAAAAAGAAATGAAATGAAACAAGTGATATCGGTTAGGTGCTTGCCGAAGTGGGGATTTAATGTACTACTGCCTCACTTCTGCACAAAAGATTATTAGTAGTACCATTGCTCAATGTGGCACGTCAGCCCCACTTTTTGCAATGCAATGTTATAGGCTGGCACGGTAAATTAAAACGAAATGAATTTAGTATTTGTAAATGAGTGTGCCGTAGATGGCTGCTATAAAAAGAATGTCGGGAAAGGAAAACAAATGTGCAAAGAACATCAAGCTGCTTATGAAAGAGGTGAAAAGTTAAAAGCCTTCTACGGCAAAACGGTTCAAAAGAAGGAATTTCAAACGGAGGCAGTCAAGTAGTGCTTGCCTATAACGTTTGGTGGCTACACGATGTTGCCAAAAAATAAGACCATATTGTTGACTTCAACAAAATGGTTTACAAGTACAAAATAAACATTAAATAACTCCCGAATTGGCAATATTGTGTAACCACTGTTATCACTTCGGCTTAATTTACATAAAAAAATGAAACTCAATGCTTATCAATGTTGGAAAGAAAAAAAAGAAAAAAATCTTTCTGATGAAGATTATAAAAGATTGTTGATTGAAAACGGAATAATTAAGAAAAAAGAAAAAACTATGAACAAAAAAATTTTATTAGTGTGGCAAGGCACAAATGAACAATCATCAGGTACAATTACCGAAACAAATGATATGATTGTTGTTTATTTAGACAATAGGTCAAAATGGGAACAAATGGAAAAAGACATTGAAGCCTATAAAAACAGAATTAGAGTTTTACAAAACTTAAATACAAAGTATCGTGAAAGACTTGGAATTTCAAACGAGCCAGTTGATGCTATAAATGCTGTAAATGATTGCAATCACGAAAATATGCAAATGAAATCAAGCGGTATTTGGAAGTGTAAATGTGGTTATACGCACTTTTAATCTGAGTGATAACGGTTGGGTATTGGCGATGTTGCCTATTCCCGAAGCTAAATAGAATTACTAATGTTTAAAATAAAGATGAAAAAGTTAATTGAATCACTGAAACAGGCATGGCACAAATACCATGTTAGCCGTAGTAAGCGGAATCGGAGCAAGAACCAAAGAACATTCGTGTATTGCAAATGCGGTAATGAAATGGTTGGTGATGATGATGGGCAAAAAAACTTGTCGTTTATTCGAGATGTGTATGTTGAAGAACGAAATGTTGTCCACTACAAATGCAGTAAGTGTGGTATAGAGAGTTTTTTTGACTTTGACCACCCTTGTCCAATTTCATTGCCATTTGCGGAGAACGATGATATAATTAAGCGATACAGGCTAGCTTATTACGGCTAACGTCGTGCCAGTAGGCGCAGTAGCGGCTAAATAACAGCTTACTTTCTGTTAAAAATAAACAAGTAAAAAAAACGATTATTAACTAAACGAGCTATTGCCGCTTACTGGCGGTTAGCGGTTCGTTGCAATTCAAAAGATATGTTAGAAATAATCAAAGAATTAAATCACACCAGCGCATTACGCACTATTTTCTATTGCGTTGTGCTTATTATCATCGTTGCTATTTTGGCTTCATCTATTGAGGGAATTGTAAAATCAATTTTCAAAAGTTTGCGTGGTAAGCAATGACCGCTAACGTTTTGCGTATATGAGCAGTACGCAAAGCACGAACCTTAAATTAAATATTAAACCTTAATGGTGTATTGCTTATATACGCTGTTAGTATTAGTAAACGGAATGAAATACGATGAAGTAATAAAAAGAATAGAAGGTATTGATAAATCTGAAATAATTATTGTTGATGGTGTCAGTAAAAATTATTCAAAAATATCCTTAAAACATAAAGGTGTGAGAATTTTATATTTAACAAGACCACAATTTGAAAAATTAAAAAAACTTGGATACAAGTGGGAAATGGTAGTTTATTAATACTAACTAATGGCTAACCGCATATTTTACCGACTTATACAACCATCTATCAGGCTTATACATCCGAAACAAGGTGCATACCCCTTAAAACAAGCCCCATACTTATCGGGGCTTTTTGTTTTGTTATTTTCACTAAAAAAAACTTTTCTTTTTTTGTTGTATCAATAGATATTATCTTTATATTTGTACTAACAAACACTTAAATATTTTTAAAATGGAGAATTTAACTCAAAGACCTATTTGGAATCAGGCTATGCTTGAGAAATTATCATTAGTGTTAGGTGGTTTAATTTTTGATTGGTGTACTGATGATATTAGCTTAGAAGACTGCATTGAATCTTCCAGAAAAGTATTAGAATTTAATAGTAATTCCAATGGCTATGAACTTGCAAAAGAGTTTGAGGGTGAGGGCTTCTCTCCTGACTCGGAACTTGTGGATATTTTAGATAGTGTGTGGTATGAAAAGCACAAAATACAAGAAGATTTTGAGAAGCAGTGGGTTTCGGGAAACGCTCTAAAATTAGATTATGTGGTCGGTCAAAAGGTAGTTGCTAAACTAACTCGTTTGGGAGAGGTAGAGTGCGAAATTATGGCACTTTATCCTGAAACTATGAAGTATGGATTGTGGCACGAAAACCATTCTTTTAAAAAGGGTAAAGGTCATACCATTATTGGCTATGAAAATATTTTAAAATTAGTTTCATAAATGGTTTGGCATTTGTTATCTAAGAAAGCTCCAATAGCCTACATTACAGGTTGTTTTGATGGAGAAAAAAGTGACAAGATATTAGTCTGCACCTTTTCTGGGAAGTATCATGTAGTCGAAATGTATGAGGGAGTTTTAGATGGTGTTTCATTTCGTGATTTTTACGATGACCGTGATTTTAAAATAGATAATGTTCAGTTTTGGACTGAAATTGACTCTCCTTTTTAATTTTATAAATATGAAAAAGACTGAAAAAGAACTTAGACTTCCATTGAAGAAGAAGTGGTTTGGAATGAGCAAATCAAGAATCAAAACGGAAGACTATAGAGAAATGACTTCTTATTGGTATAGCAGGCTATGTTTGTACAATGGCATTAAAAGGAGTCAAAAGTGGTGGGATGAGCATTTTCGTTACGCCTTTGCATTTGATGAAAAGCCTATTGAATTTGTAAAATTTACTCAAAATACAATGACTTTAGGTTATCCAAAAAAAGGTGATGCTGAGAGAATTTTAAAGCTCAAACATAAAGGAATTGAAATTCGTACTGGCAATCCTGAATGGGGCGCAGAGCCAAATAAAATTTATTTTGTAATCCTTCATGGTGAAATTGTTGATTAGAATTAATATGAAGAAAACTGAGAAAAAGCAGCTCTATTTTAGCCCGAATGATGAGACAACTTGCCATGAGTTTGATTGGCTTTTAGCTGATTGCATTGCTGAAGCTAAGGATAATGGTGAAGATGAGTTTAAGCTGATTGAAGCAATTCCTGATAATAGCAATCATGATTATGTTTGGTGTACTCACTATCAAGAGGTTGTCGAAAGAGTCGACTGTAAAAAACATATTTGCCCACATTACAAGTCAAAGAGTGGTAGGGGGGTGTGTCAACTTCGTGGGAACTTTTACTTGCACGGGAAGGAAGTAATTTTTAAGGTTAGCGATTATGAGTGATGTTTTAGAAGGTAAAAAATATTTTAAAGCGATTATTCGTGTGGTCAAATCAATAGCATTTAAAAACCCTGATGAATACTTGGGATTTGATACTGTTGAAGTATTAAGAGAGCCTGTTATTTTAGCAAATGACAAAAACGAGGTTAAACAGTATTTGGCTGAAAAATACCCTCAATTTTTCCCAAACGCAAAGGTTTATGAGAGAGAGTCGAAAAACGACAAGACTCAATTCTTCTATGTTGTGATTTTCCCTTTATATCAATATGAAGTTAATCAAATCAATGAGGGCAATTGGACTTGCGACTATTGTGGTCATGTACATGAAAACCAATACATTTCAAAACCATTGAGGAGCAATAAGTTTGAAGGCAAAATGTTTTGTTCAAGTGACTACAAAAGCGGTAATGATATTTCTCAAGTTCCTGATTGTTATGAGCTTTGGAAAAGAGAGTATTACAAAGTAAATAATGGTTTAGAAATTCCCGATGACTTGAATTTTATAAACGTTGATTCGCTAAATTACATTTACAAAATCACCGAAAAATCAACGGGTAAATGCTACATAGGCAAAACAAGAAATGCTCCTTTTTTTCGTTGGTGGAATCACCTAAAGCATAGTAGCAGCCCATTTGGATTATACCTTAGACAATCGAAAATAAACGAATGGACTTTTGAGGTTTTAGAGGAGTTGCCTTCTAACATAGAAGATTCTGAAGTGTTTAGAATCGAAACGGAATATATCCAGAAGTATAACTCAGTTGCTAATGGATTTAATACTATTGTGTCGAACAAAAAGGCAATAAAATCAAATCAAATTGATTTGTTTGAAAACCAAGAAAACTTATAAATAAAACAGATAATCAGATAATCAACAATCTTTAATTTATGGACTTATTAAATAAAGTCAAGGACTCCTTGGCAAAAAACAAACGATATGATTTCTCAAGCGAAATATTCGACGATGAGATGCTAACCATCATTTATGATGTGGTTTATGAAACTGAAAAGGTTCTGCTAAATAAAGCCGATTCAAACCCAAATTATGAGGATGAAAAAGAATATTAATCATAAAAAGCTATCATATAATTGGAATTTATCAGATACGGTTTTCACTAAAGACAAAGGTACTGTTTTCTCTTGTTTTTCGTCGGTGGGGGTTCTGTAATTTCACAATAAATGGCTCTCTAAAATTAACCTCTAAAAAGCCTCTTTTTTCCGCCCATGTATTATTTTTTGATAATTTGTGGTGTACGGAATTTTAAAACAAGAAAACATTATGAAGAAAATAATCAGAATTATAGCCTCGTGGTTTTTCAAAAACAACAAAACAAAAGAAGTCAAACCCGAAAGAACTGTTTTTTTGTTCCTCGATGATATTAGGATGCCCGTAGATGCGTTTTCTTACACCAACAAGAAAATGTTCATTCAGGAAGATTGGGTCATTGTGCGTGACTACAATCAGTTTGTGCAGCATATTGAGCTAAATGGGCTACCTAGGATGATTGCTTTTGACCATGACTTAGCTGATAGCCATTATACGCCTGAAGAGTTATGGACTGACTATGAAAAGTCAAAGGCTTGGCAAGAGCAGCAAGTACACAAAGAAAAGACTGGGTTTGAATGCGCCAAGTGGCTGGTTGAATATTGTGTTGATAATGATGAAGAACTACCTGATTTCTTTTGTCATAGCCAAAATCCCGTTGGTAAGGATAATATTTGTTGGCTTTTAAACAATTTTAAGGAACATCAAAAAAAATAACCGAAGCAAAATGAATAATCGCTTCGGTTAGTTGAAATACAATCTTTGGACGGATATTGTTTTCAATAGTAAATTTAAGCTGAATTTAACCAAATCCATAAAAAGAGTGTTTTGGGTCTTTCACCTGAGATGTAATGTCTTTTTCTCCGAAGAAGATTTCATTTTCAGACATAACATCCACATGGTATCCGTTGTCAACCACAGACTCTTTTATAACGTTCCCTTGTTCATCAATAATGGCGTTTTCTAAAACCATTACTCCCAACTCAACAACCGCATGGATTCCCTCTCCATACGTTAGTTGGTCTTCAAGTCGGGTATAAATATTTTTAGCCAACAAATCAGCTATTGCTTGGTCTTTATTCTCGTATTTGAGTTTGTATATGTTTGGCATGGTTATAAGGTTGTTAGTTGAATTGCTTCGGTATCTGTTATTTGGGTTTTTGATAAATAAAAATCATTGATACCTCCACCCCATTGTCTAAGATTATTCCTATGACCTAAAGCAATTGTATCCATAGCTGGTATAGCAGTAGTTGCCAGTGGGGCTTGTTGTACACCATTCAAAAATATTTTTGTTCCTGATGTACTATACACTACGGCAAGTTTATTAAGTCCTGATAATGGCGTTAAAGTTCTTGCTGCTAAATCACCTCCTGTTAGTATAGTTAATATTAAGTTTTGCATATTATTACTTGTTTGTAATGTTATGTTTTCAGTTGCTAAATCCGAGAATAAAACAAGTAGACTTTTGATACCTAATGGATATGGTGTTCCATAAAATTCCAAAAATATTGTACCCTCTGTCTGTCCAATTAAATCAGTCGCCCCTGTTCTTGTTATAACATCGGCATTTCTTGTTACAGCAACCGTTGATGTTGGTATTACTGAAGTTTGAAATGCTTGTTGTTCCATTTGAGGCATGCCTATTCTGACTGTAAAGTCGTATGATTGACCAGTTGTAGTGACAAATTCAAGTATAGGTTGAACCCTTGCAACTGTTGCTCCACCAGAAAGTGTTCTTGTGTAACTAAATCTTTGTAAAGTAGTTGTTGGGGTTATATTTTGAAAACCAGCAGCAACAAATCCTCCAATGCTTGTTAGTTCAAACATTAGTAATCTAAAAAATGTTGGGGGTTGTGGTTGTGAAACCACTTTAACATAACTTGATAATGTCCAAGTTTGACCTGTTGCTGCTACTATTTGTGTTGTAGGTTCAAATAGTATTCTTTGTAATGCTGTACCTGCCCCTCCAGCCGTTCCAGAAAGTCTTAAATCAACATACTCAACCCCATTTTCTACACCTAATCCAACAACTTCCCTTGTTAACCCAATTAAACTTTGAGTCCAGTTAGTAGGTAATGTCCCTGTGTTTCCTACAACAGCACCAACCATTGTGTTGTTTCTGATTTCATTTCTTGACTGTGGTTCAACAAGTATTGCTGGACAAGTTCCATTAGAATAATCTAAACGTGCAATATTTGATGCGCTTGTGCCATCTTGTGTTAATCCTTGAAATTTTGTTCTAACGGATGAAGTTGTTGGTATGTATTCTCCTGCACGATTTGATTGCTCAAGCTGTGCGCCCCAGACATAACAAACATCTTCAGCAACAGTTGATTGATAAGAGGGGTATCTACCACTATTCGTGTTATTTGTTGTTACAACTTCACAACCTGTAAAAGTACCAGATGATAATGCTGTTGCTTGCAAAGTACATCTATACCAACCATTACCAACATCAGTTATTGTTGCAATAGCTCCAGCTCCTATATTTCCAATTACACCATTTTCTAAATCAAAATTAACCCAATTACTTGCTGTAAATGGAACGTCTGATACATAAACTAATTGTATCCATCTATGGTTAGCTTTTTTTAAATAATATGATGTTGTATAAGTAGTGTTTGAGATAAAATTTGTAGACTGTTGAAGTCTATGTCTTACCGATGAAATATCAACGCCTAATCTCAAAGTATCTGCTGTTAAAGTTCCATCTGGTGCAATTACAGTGTTTGCCGTAATGGTCAAATTTATTTTATTCCATATTCCTTGTGAAAACATTTCACTTTGCAAAAACAAATTAGTTATAGGCGTTTCAACAGCACCTAAACTATTTACTCTTGTTGCGCTTGTTGCTCTTGTAACCGTAAAATCTCCACTGCCATCAGTTGGTTTTAATGAATATAGCTTATTAACGCCTACTCCATTAGGAGTTACAATTAAACTTGCATCATTATAAAAACTTCCCATTGCTATTATTGATTTAATGTTACTAATAGTGCGGTAAGACATGCCTCCGCCTCAAACGTACCTCCATCTGCCAAGACTCTTGCCTTGAACTGATTTACAATATTTTGTATGTCATAATTTTGTCCTTGACCACAACCCAATAATGTAAGCATAATTAAGCATAGGTTAAGTTAATAATTACATCACCAGCTCCCACTGCTACAGAATTATTATCCGCAGAACCGCTTGTAATTGCTATTCCAATACCCAAAGGGAAATTTACCCCCATAGAGAATGGAATCGATATACCAGCACCTTGCGTGTTTGCAGGCACGGGAATAGTCATAATTGGAACATCAGTTCCTACGTTTGGTGCGGTTGCCTTATTGTATAGCTTCAAAAACCTTACGGTTGAGGTAAGTCCAATAGCTATAATAGAGTACAAATTACCTCCTGAAGCCTTAATTACGTTGGCATTTGTGCTTGCTAAGGAAATTAGTCTGTAGGCGGTTGTTCCGTTCACACCTGTGTTATTAGGTCTTGGACTAATCGGAATTGGAGATGCACTACTTGAGGTTGTTCCGAAATAAGTAGACGAAAAAGTCAAAAAAGAACTTAATGTAAATGGAGTGTCTGTTGAGTCGGTGCAATCCGACAATAAGGATACGAACAATAATGCTCCACTTCCTTGATATGCATTGTATAATACAACTCTTGGAGAGGCATCATATAAACTTGCAACATCTAATCCTATTAATTGGGTTGGCAAATACAAAACGTTTGTAGCCCCAACCGAAATCTGTAAAGTAGAATTTACTATAGTGAATTTTGCCATGATTTTTTTTGTAAATATAAGATAATTATGGTTTTAAACAAAAGAACACTACCAAAACAACCAACTCAGCCAACTGCCTTTATCGGTTTCACCTCCCTTTTCAAATAATCCTTTAGCATAAGCCTTCTCCATCCATTCGGGCATTTCCATACCATTGTCAATGTAGGCGTGAGCATCTTCCAAGGTCTTGAACTCAATATCATTTACGAAATAATTGTCATCAATAGGGATGTACATTATCATTTCACCCTTGTAATCCAAGAACTCAGGGTCATTATTTACTGGTGTGTTTTTTTGTTTTTTCATAACAATTTGATTTAAAACACAAAGTTGCTTTTTTTTCGCAAAAAAAACATTAAAAAAGGAATATTTTTTGTTGTAGTAAAAACAGTTTTCTTATATTTGTACTAACAAATACTTAAACCTTTAAAAAAAATGGAATCAGCAAAACTTACAATGTCTTTGGTTTACGACAAAAAACGAGATGCGAACATGCATATTGTTGTTTGTTCAAACAATATTTTTGAAGATGTTTTAAAGCAAATCAAGAAGTGTTTCAAAGAGGATTTTGAGGCTTCGGGAGTTGTTGAATATTACTCAAAAGAAACTATGATTTCTTTGTACGTCTCCGACCAAAAAAAAGTCGATTTTTTAAAAGTTAAGATTTTGGAGAAGAAGTTAGAAACTTTTGGATTGCCTAAAATTTGTAAAAACTAAAATATGAAAAAAATATTTTTCGACACAGAATTTACTGGGCTGCATCAAAACACTACCCTAATATCTTTAGGGCTAATTTCCGAATGCGGAAAAACATTTTATGCTGAATTTACCGACTATGATTCATCTCAAGTGGATTCTTGGCTAAAAGAAAACGTTATTGAGAAGCTAATGCTACAGAAATTTGATATTGAAAAGGATTACAATCCATATTCTGATTCAGTTATTTTTAAAAGCGATACGGAACACATAAAACAAGCTCTTGAGCATTGGCTACATCAGTTTGGAGCTGTTGAAATGTGGAGCGATTGTTTGTCTTACGATTGGGTTTTATTTTGTCAGATTTGGGGTCATGCTTTTAATATTCCTGAAAATGTGTACTACATCCCTTTCGATATTTGCACGATGTTTAAAATGAAAGACATTGACCCTGATGTAAACCGTGAGAAATTCGGATGTGGGGAAGTTTATTCAGAAATGCCAAAACACAACGCATTATGGGATGCAAGAGTAATCAAAATGTGTTACGAAAAACTTCATAGTTATGTATCCTAAATTCATTATAGAAACAGACCCTACAGAGGGTGATTGTTTAATAATTGCAAAATGCACTTATCATAGACAACTTGCCATCGATATTTCTAAAGTAAAAGGTGGTGGTTGGTGGTCTTTAGACAAAGAAAAATCAACTTTCACTTTAACTGGCGAAAGCCATGATTTTGGCAAAGCTCAAATAGAAGATATTGCTAAGTGTATTCAACGAGAAAAGGTTTTTAGAAGCCTTGCTTTGATAGAAGATATTAGCCATCAATTCGAATTTTACTACCGAGACATTTACGGAGAGTTAATAGACCTTAAAACATATAAAATCGATGAGTAATCAAACCCAACAAAACAAAGAAGCAATTCTTGCCTTCATTAACGAAAAGCTAATTGTTGACCGCTTCCCCGTTTCAAAAGAAATAAAACCTAATGGAAAACATTCTGATTGTAAGGTCATAATCAACGTTTCTGATGAGTTTTATTTGGGCAACTCCGAAGAAATTATGCGCCAAGGAATTTTGAACTATTACTTCCCTATGGGAGAGTCAGGTGTCAATATGGGGATGAACTCTATATATGGAGCATTGCAGGTGCTTCATTCTATTTACACATGGAATCCTGATTGGAAAGTGCTTATCCATTGTCAAGCAGGCAAAAATAGAAGCCCAACAATCAAATCAGCTTTTTACTTCATGATGTTAAATGAGCATGAGCCTGATAAGACTAAAGAAGGAGGTAGAAATAATCGTATGATTGATAATTGCAACCGAGGTTTTTTGCCAGAACTTGTGAGAATGGAATTGTTCTTGCGAAAATGCAAGTTTGCCTTTGACAACCCTGAAAAGTTTTTTGGAGGGATGTTTGATTGGGCAATGTCAGACAAGCCAATTAATAAAAATTAGAGAGGAAAAGTTATGTGTTATATTTTACTAATTAATTTAGGCGAAAAGAAAATTAAAACGCCAAGGCAGTTTTTAGAGCATTTTGGATTTGAAGGTACGAAGCGGTATATTTATCAATCTGTTGATTTAGATGGTTGTCTGTGCCAAGTGGATATTGATGATGCTTTAAAAACCCATTCCATTCCGTACAAAAGAGATTGTGGCGATTACTTTGTGGGTGAATTGGACGAGATTGTCGGTGATTCTGATTAAAGGCTATTTTATGCCTTTTTCATTAGTATTTAGCTTAATGATTTAAAATTTAAAACGATGGGGGTAGATACAAAAAAATTACTATTGGAAGTAAAAGACTTGCACAAGCATAGAGTTGAAGAAACAGTTTTGTTTGCAAGATGTGGCGCAACTGACAAAGAAATGCGTTTGACATTCTATGGTGGTATTCAGGTTTTGCAAAACGGTAAGATTGTCCGAGAATTTGTGCAAGAGTTTCAGGCTGTAGAATTTTTTAATAGCTTATAACGGTAGGCAGCTTGGCGACAGTAGCCGAAGCGTCGGCTTGCAGCGTTGGGGCTATTGCGCCAAACTGCGGTTATCGGCTGCCCTTCTTTTGGAGTGATTAACAATTAAAACAAAAATACAAATGGACAAAAACGAAATATTTCAATGCAATCAGATTATTGCACAATTCATGGGATGGACACCTGATGAAATTAGAATTTACATAGTTGGTAGAAATGGCAACATGGGGAAATTGGCTTTCAATGAAAGTTGGGATTTGCTCATGCCTGTAATTGAAAAGATTGAAAGCCTACCAACCAATAAGGAGGAAGGCGAGGAATATCAATTTAGTATTACAGGCGATGGCATTGCAATTACTCAATACGATGATGGCAGTGGCGTTATTGCCAACAGAGTTAACGAAATCGGTAAAAGTAAACTAATGTCAGCTTTTGAAGTTGTGGCTGCTTTTTGCTGTGATTATCTCAAAGTTGAAAGGCGGTCTTAGGGTTGCCGATAACGTGCGGGCGGTTGGCGCAGTGCGTATTACTAAAAACAAACTTGATATGAAAGCAGAAGAAATACTAAGGAGAATTGGATACGACAATGATTCAATTACTTCAACAGAAAAATGGATAGCAGAAACAGTTTATAAACTTGCTATGGATGATGCAGCATCATTGCGCCAACCGCTTGTTAGCGGTTCGTTGCCGCCTGTTGACAATAGAGTGATGTTTGCTGATTATATACAACGTTGCGTAATTGAGAGGGGCGCTATGACTTACCCAAGTTTGCAGGATGCTATTAAGGTGTGGGATGAAACTACAGAGAGGTTTAGTGGCAATGACCGCTAACGTTATGCAACTTGGTGTCAGTTGCGGATTATGAAAACAGATTTTTCTATTTAAGAAAAAAGAACTTAAAAATTAGTATAAACAAAATACAGCAATTGCACCAAATTGCTGTTATAAGCAGGCTTTAAATATAATTTTATGAATAGGTTATTGATAAATATGAAAAATAAAGTAGAAACGATTAACGGGGCTATTGATATGATTTTTAGATTAAAAAAAGGCGAAAATATAAAACTAAATGGACTACATAGTTTTGAAGTTTCAATGGAAAACAATAAAGATTTCGATTACAATAAAAGATTATCGGAATTATACGAAGAACGCGAAAATTTACAAATCAGAATTATGCGTATGGGTGGATAAGCTTGCTTATAACGGTTTGCAGATACACGCTGTGAGCGTTGGATTGAGCGTTGCAAAATAGCGTGTATGTGCTGTTAGTAGATGGCACGGTTAATTAACGATAAAATATGATTATGAAACGAATACAAAGAAAGCGGACAAAAGGGTGGAAAATGCCCGAAAATACTGTTTATGTTGGCAGACCTACCAAATGGGGAAATCCTTTAAAATTGGTTGGAGATATTATTTACATAAATGCAAGTTGGAGAAGAAAGATTTTAGACCCGTGGGTTTACTTTAAGCAAGGAACTATTGAAGATGTGGTAAAGTATTACGACTTGCTTTTAAATGGAGAATGGTTAGGAGATAACGAAGATATGAGATACTGGAATATTGAACTGCATAAGCTACCAATACACGAGTTGAAGGGCAAAGATTTAGCTTGCTTTTGTCCGCTTTCTTGTGCTTGTCACGCAGATGTTCTTTTGAAACGTGTCAGTAGTGCTTTCTGCTAACGTTTTGCAGATTGGCGGTCGTTTTAATGCCGCCAATGTGCTGTTACCAGCAGTTAATATTCACAATTTAAAAACAGAAATATGATTTGGAATAAGATTGAAAACAAAAAGCCATTAGCCTACCAAAGCGGTGGATGGGATGGCAAAAAGAGCGACAAGGTATTAGTATGCACACGAAGCGGAAGATACTATGTTGCTGAAATGTATGAAGGTGTTTTAGATGGTAGCGAATTTTGTGACTTCTATGATGACCGAGATTTTGAGATAGAAAATGTGGCTTTTTGGACGGAGATTGACAGCCCGTTTTAATTGCTGGTAACGGCTGACGCTATACGAAGGCAGGGTTCAGATGCACTCCCTTTCAGCCTTTCACAATGATAAATAGATGCACACCGCTTGTATTAGCAGTACGCCCCTGCTTTTGTATAGCGTATGTTATAGGGCGTTTTTAATTTAATTACAATGTCAAAATTTACAATTTACAACGAAGATGGATTTCCAGTAGGTAGCGTTAGAAAAGCATATCCTGTGAAATTTGTAGACCCGAAAAAAGAATACGAAGTAAGTTATCTTGCTCCGCACCAAAGTAAAAGTGGTGAACGGGAATCTGGAAATTTCACACTTAAAGGCGAAGATTTAACTGAAAATCAAATATGGCAGTTGTTTCTTCGGGAGGCTCTTTAAAATGCCCTATAACTCATCGCTAAGGACATATTTTACCGACTTATACATCTAAAATAAGGTAGATACCCTTGAAGCAAAGCCCTTTCTAATTGGGGGCTTTTTTTATTGATTTTTTTTAAAAAAAATGACTTTTTTTGTTGTAGCAAAAAATATTTATTTATATTTGTACTAACAAATACTTAAAACATATAAAATGAACTCATCTGAAACCCCAATCTTGTGTGCCGAACACTCAAATGGAGCATTCAAAAAAACCTACATTATGTTCGTTAGAAAAGAAAATCCTTCCGCTAATAACGGGAACAAACCCTCTTTTGTTAAAGAAAAATTACCTACAAGTGACAAGAGTTTTTTGCAAAAGCAGAACTTTTACATTCGCTTGGTTGCGCTTGCCTTTGTTTACTTCTTTTGTAGATTTTGGGCTGGAATATTGTTTAATGTTTAATAATAAAAAAAAATGAAGATTTCACTTTCCATAGAAAACATCGAAAAATTGGACAGTATTTTTTACCGACATTTTTCTTCGGATTACTTTAATTATTCTGTCAGAAGATTAATTAAAGATGAAGATGCGGATAAAACACAAACATTTCCGTTTGACTTATCGGTACTTGACTTAGAAAAATGCAAAGATTTCAAAGTCAAACTTGAAGAATTAAAAGTTCATAAAAAAACAATAACGACTGTTGACAATTGGATTAAGGCAATATCCAATCCCTCAGATGTTGTTATTACATCTTTGAATTTTTTAGAAAAAACCATTGTCAATTCTTTAAAGACAATGAAGAAGACATACTTGTACTACAAAAACCCCGATGAGTGCTTGGTTCGCTATGCTGTTTCCAGAGTTAAATATTCCGTGACAAGAGACGACGGAGCATTTGTGTCTTTGTCTTTAGCTGCTTTAAATTATAATGTGCCTAATGGATATTACCACGACAACAATGATAAAATCGAAATCGGAAAAATAGAAACCATAATCCATTTTCAAAAGTCAGATATATCCAAAATTTCTGAATCAGATATAGATTTCTTGTTAGACGATGAAAACAAGAAAGATGATTCCAGCACCGCTAAAAACTTCTTTTTTTCAAAAATATTATTTAACAAAAAGCTCTATTTGCCAACGGATGAACTGGATGAGGAGTATGAGGCTTCACTAAAAAAAGCATACGATTTGAGAAAAAAAGTCGGTCTTGTCTTTACAACCAATTCTATTGGAAGATTAATTTCAGACCCCCCAAGAGGCTCTTCGAATTGGAGAGTAATCAATAATGACAACCTAAAGTCAAGGTTGGTGGTAGATGTAACACCAGAGCAAAAAGTTTCCTCAACCATATCTTCTGAAAACTTTGGAAATGTTGAATTGCCAGAACACCCTTATTGCTTGTTTTATGACTTGGCAAATTTTAGATATGTACTTCTTCACATTGAAAATTGCTTGCCTTATGTATATGACAAGACAATAATTGACAAGTTAGTTTTGAACACCAAAACTAAAGAGATATTGAAATCTTTAATTGGTTCTAAAAATAATTTTGAGGATATCATTTCAGGGAAAAGCGGTGGTATTGTAATACTTTCATCGGGAGGGGCAGGACTTGGAAAAACCTTAACCGCTGAAGTTTATTCGGAACTTATGGAAAAGCCATTGTATTCGGTGCAATCTGCACAATTAGGTATCGATATAAAAGAAATCGAGAAAAACTTAAATAAGGTTTTAAATCGTGCCGAAAAATGGGGTGCAGTTTTGCTAATTGATGAAGCTGATACTTACGTTTATGAGCGAGGCAAAGACATTTTGCAAAACGCTATTGTTGGCACGTTCTTGCGATTGATGGAGTATTACAACGGAATTTTGTTTTTGACAACAAATAGACCTGATATTGTAGACGATGCAATTATGTCAAGGGTTACTTTGCACATACCTTATAACTTACCAAACAAAGAGGAAAGTTCATTGTTGTGGTCTATCTTAACGGATAATTTTTCAATCAAAATTTCAGAGGAAACAAAATCCGACATTTGGGAAAAATACCAGCCGATGAGTGGTCGTGACATTCGTAATTTTTTGAAAGATGTAAAAAAAATATACAAGGATTCGAATGAGGTAAAAATTTCAATGCTTGAAGACTTATCGAACTTCTTGCCATTCTTGAAAGCAAAATCAAATTAAAATAAATGAGGTCAAATAAAGAAATCGATTTGCAAATTGAAGGTCTTATTTCTGAAAAAAGACTGACACCCGAATACTCTATGTTTGGCGAGCCTAATCATGCAATTATTGATGCTCAAATTGAAATCCTAAAAGGAGAAAAAACGTTGGATGATTTTCCTTTTGATGAGGGCAATGAGATTTACAAAAAAGCAGAAAGGGCAACATTGTGGCTTACTGGTGATTATAAAAAAAACTTGTATAATGAAAACCTTTTTTACGATGAAAAATCAATTCAATAAGAAGTTCGCTTACTTAAAAGCCGTGCTTCTAATCTTAATTATCTTGGCTGTTGTCTACATCAATCTAAAAGCATTTAGAAGCAGCATGCCTACGATGATAATTCCAACACTTATCGGAACTATTTTATTTTTAATAATGTTCAACTTCAAAAAATTTTTAAAAAACTAAAAAATCAACAACGATGAAAAAAGCAATTTTTATTTTAGGCTTAATTGCCTTAGCAGCAATCTTTATGGTGTCATGTAATCGCCCTGAGCCTCAATATGAAGGGGTTCTGATGTCAAATTATGGTCGGAATGGAATCGAGGATTTCAAACCTGTTACGGGAGCGCAAGGAATCTTGTGGTTTGGAGAGGAACTATACCAAGTACCTATGTGGGAACAAGATGGTAATCCTAAAAAAGTTAGAATTAGCACAAAAGACCAAACGCCATTTTATGTAGACCCTTCCTACACATATCGACCCATTAGATATAAGGGGGCAAACATTGTTTTAAGTTACAAAAACTATAACATTTCCGAGCCTGAGACTTTCTTCAATAGTATTGAGAAAAATATTTTAGACCGAAGGGTAGTTGATGCTTATAGAGAAGAAGCCCGAAAATTCACTACCGATTCATTGATGAATAATATGGCTAAATTTGAAGAAAATGTTGAGGAAAAATTGAATAAAATTTTCGAGAAAAAGTTCTTTAGCCTTGAAACACTAACATCAGGATTAACGCCATCGGACAAAATGCTTGATGCAATTGAGGCAAGAAACGTTTCTTTACAAAGAGCTAATACCATTCGAAACGAGTTAGAAAACTCAAAACTACTATTGGAAAAAGCAAAAATTGATGCCGAGACGAACCGAGTTAAATCCTCTGGACTGACCAAGGAGGTTTTAACCGAAAGATGGATTAACGCTTTCAAATCCACAAAGAACAAAGTGATTGTTACTGATGGAAGAACTCCAATTATTTTGAATTAGTTATGTCAACGACCCTTTCTCATAGCTCCATTGAGGAATTGTTTTACAAACCCTTGAAGCAAAAGCAAAAAGAGCCAATGGATTCTGAATTATCAGAGATTTTCATTCGATTAGCTTTAGCTAAAGGCGTGAATATCCCTAATGAAGAAAAGCCTTTTTTGTATCAACTAATCGAGAAGAGATTAGAGCATGTGTTCACATTTAAGATGACTGACCCAAAAGCAATTTTATTAATTTGTGCGGTATCAGAATCAGCAGGAAATGCGGTTATGTATTTGTGGTATCTACAAGGGTGGTGCAAGGAAAATAATGTCAAAGAACTCGATTTCGAGTTGATTTCAACAAAGATTTTTCCTTTTGGTTTTTTTTCAAAAAGCACTTTACAAGCAGCTTGGGATGCACAAAAAGTAAAAATTAAAGATTCATTTACGGGTAATCTTCTTGACTATACAGTTTTTGGTAAAACCCTTCAATTTGAATAATAATGGTTAAAAATTTCGAATCTGAAACGCAAGAGCTTTCGCAAGAGGAATTAATGCTTGTGAATCCATTAATGTTGGGGCTTGAGAGCAAAACCAAGGCAAAACCCATAAAGGGTAAAGACATTATTCAAAAAATGAATGTTTTCGCCAAGGAAAAAAAATTGCCAAAACTAAATGATGTACGGCTTAGAAAGCTAATAAACCATATCAGGAGCAATTCGTTGCTTCCTGTTATGGCTTCATCGAAAGGGTATTATGTTTCTTATGATAAAGAAGACATAATGGCGCAGGTTGATTCTTTAAATCAAAGAGCAAAAAGCATTATGAATTGCGCAAAAGGACTTCAAAATTTTGTGAAATGAAAAAAAGAAGCCTTATCCGTGAAATCATGATTCTCTTATCAAATTCTCTTGAATTAAGAGATGATTGGATGGGTGTAGTAAGGGAAATTCATTTGATTCAAATGAAAGAGTTAGGGATAGATTCAAAAGACTATTTCTACACCTTATTTTACACGGAAAAACTAACGAATCCTCAAACGATTGGTCGTTTGTGGAGGTTAGTTCAAAACGAAAAAGAAAGCCTTCGGGGTAAACTTTGGAAAGAAAGACAAAAACAAGGAGGGCAAATCTCACAAGAATTTGCTCAAGCTAATAATCAACAACAAAAATTAGATTTGTAATTATGAACTTAATAGTCTCAAAACAGGAGCTTATAGACATAGGCATTGCTGAAGATAAAATTCAAGAGTTAATTCAGCTAAAAATCAATAATTCAAAAACTGAATGGCAAGATTTGTTGCCGAAAATCGGAGAAGAAGCGAATGTGTTTTCTTTTTCATTAGAAAGGAAAAAGGTGGATTTTCAAACAGAAGCCGAGTATTCTTTCAATCCTAAATACAACATTTCATTTCTTGCTAAAAAGATAGATTTATTTGTCCGAATGACAAATTTTGCTTTTATAAAAAACGATGGATGGGAAGCAGACTGGAATGACGAAAAGAGTATAAAGCAGGGATTGGTGATTTACAATAATAAGGTTGAATTATGCCCTAATTTTCATAATATTTTTCTCTTTGGTATCACTTTTAAAAATAAGGAGATTACTAAAGAAGCGTTAGATATATTTGGTGTTGAAATCGAAAATTTGTTTATTAAGTCAACTCTTGAAATAGAATCGAACACATTTATTGATGCCGTTGAAGAATTTGATTATTTAGGTTTAAATTCTGATTCTATAGAGGATGATGAGAAAATAGTTTTGGCTGACAATATAATTAGAGAGCGTTTCTATCAATTTAGATTGATGAATTATTCAAACTCATCGGAAATACAAGATTATTTCTTAAAAAAATGTGATATCGATTTTAAAACTTTGTTGTTTTTTGTTGAAAAGTACAACATTTCTCTTAAAAAACCATCCATCAAAAGGAGAAAAAAACCTAATGTTAATGATTTGAAAAACATTTTATTTGAAATCGAAAAAGGCACACATGTTTTAGACTTGAATAAACTTTATTGTTTTTCAATAACATCAATTATAGGAATCGCCAACGAAAATGGTTATTTTTTAAAAGAGGATGGTTCTTTTTCCAGCTTTTTAACCGAAAACATTGATTTAGCTAATATTGATAAAATAGTTTTTTTTGATAACAAAAAAATACCACTCTGTCCAAGGGGGTTAGGGTTGGAATATTATTATGAAGATGCTATTCTTATTGATAAAATGATTAATTCAAAATATTCTTTAAGTGAAATTTTAGATTTTTTCAATGCTTCTCGAAATGTTATTGTTAGAATTTGCAGAGAGCGAAATTTACCTTATTCAGCCCTCCAAGGGACTCATAGAGTTGGCAAAAACAAAAATACCGACGATGATAGCGAACCAAATTTTGATTCTAAAAATCAACCTAATATTTCGCCTGACAATAATTTAAACTTACCAAGCGACAACCATATTTCAGGTGTGCAACCTGAAAAAAAAGAGTTTGTTTTGCCTCCGAAAACAAAAAAATGGTGGCAACTTTAATCTAATAAGGGACTTAATTGTTTTTGCTTAAAAAAAAGTATATTTTTACAAAAAAATACTTATCGCTATGAATACTAAAGACTTAGTTTATATAGGCTTAATTTTTGGAGTAAGTTACTTACTATTAAGCAATCAACAAAAAAAGCAATCGAAAAAGAAAGTTGCTGCCGAAGGGGGTTTTATTAACGGTGGTTTAGACCAGCCTACCACAATGGACTTGCCTAATTTGACCCCAAACCAAGGAATGGCTACCGAAGATTCATTAAATCAAGCCAACATTACTCCTATTGGAAGTAATGAGCCTGAGCAAATTTTTGGTTTGCCATTACCTTCTGGAATACAACCTTTGACGGGTTCATCACCAGTTGCCTCAGCATCGCAGCCTCCTGTTTTTAGCGCACCAGTGCCTCCAACGACTACTTCAGCACCAACATTAAGCCCAACGTTGACTGAAGATGTCAAACCAATTACAACGAAAACTCAATCAGTCATCAACAACATTTCGCCATGCGGTAATTCTTTTTCGGTCAGACTAAACGATAAAGACAATTCTATTATCAATTATTGGTATGATGGGAATTATTATTATCAGCAAACCCAAAGTACTCTTATGCGAAGTGTTCCTGTTAGAATTACCTTCCAGCAATACAATGATGCTTGTCAATCCAACATGAATTCTAACACACAAGTTTCATCTAAAAAATAATTGTTATGAAAGCAGAGAACAAGAAATTATTAATTTATGCAGGCAGTGCTATTGCTGTTGGCGCGGTTGCCTTTTTCGTGTATGAATTTTTCAAAAAACCCAAGCAAATTGATTTGGGAGCGACCAAGATAAAAATAGGAGGTGAAGAAGTTGTGGAAGATGAGCTTAAAACGCCTTCATCTACCGAGCCACCAAAATTCCAACAATCTTTCCCAGCTTTTAAAGACTGGAATTTCAATGATGCATTGAAACGATTGTTTTAAAAAAAACGTGCTTCGGCACTTTTTTTTAACTTAATTCTATAAATTTGTACTAACAAATATAACATCAGCAAGACTATGGCATTGAAGAAAAACTTAGGCAACGAAATTATCCGATTAAGAGTTGAAGAAAATCGCTCTTATCCCGAAATAAAAAAGATATTGAACTGTTCATTAGGTTCAATTTACTATCACTGCTCAAAAAACGATTTGAACGATACTGGGAAGAAAAAACATGCGATTCCTGAAGAAATGAAGACTCAAATTCAAGAATTTTGTAAAACCCATACAATAAAACAAGCAATGGCGCACTTTAATTTGTGTTATTCAACGATTGCAAAGTTCAAACTTCCAACATTAAACTCTAATGGCAAAAAAACGGAAATATAGTACGTTAAGGCTGTTCAACGTTTTATCAAAACGTGCCTATAAAATATCGAAAAAGAGAAATTTAGGCTGGACTTGGAGAGATGCTCAAAAGTGGACTTCAGCTAACATTTACCCTTCTTTTAAAGGGGTAACTCTTGTTTCTCGAATTCGATTAACGGATGTAGACAAACTTGTTGAAACGAGACTCGACACACCCACTGCCGTACTTCCATCATTCACTCCTGTCAAAAAGCAAAAAGAAGTTTGCAAAAATCCAAAAGACTATGCATCAGAATTCTTTGAAGACTTTGACTGGTTCGAAATCGTTGAAAGACTAAGTATTTTCGACGACAATATGTATATGGCACTGGAGCTTCAAATCAATGGCGCAAATATTGCGAGTACTGGGGAGATTAAAAAGGGTCAAATCCCTAATTTAGTTAGCATCAGAGAAGATATTAGAAAAGTAGTGCCTAACTCCCCTATTGCTCAAATAGTGCTAAATATTGTTGTCCGTGAAGGCAAAAAAGATGATGACCAACCTTGTTCTTATTATGTTTTAGTTGCATTTGAAGGTTCAGATGCGGTTATGCAAGCAGCTCCTCGATTTGCATCGATGGTGTTTAGAACTAAAAAGGACATGACTCCTGAAGACCTTGCATTGATTAAAGAAAGGGAAGAGGCTATCATACAAGCCCGTAAGGATATTACAACCAAAAAAGCGGTCAAAGATATGCCAAGACCTGATTTGGTTGAGCCAAAGCCTATAGTCCCTAAGACATCAGAGGAGATTAAGTTGGAAAAACTTCAAGCATACAATGAAGCCATTGCCGAACTCAAAGAGTTACTTCGGGAGGGGCTTATTACAAAAAAACAGTTTTCAAAAAGATTTGATGATTTAGGCAAAAACCTTAAACAAGGTGGTGTAATCTAATTTTGGCAAAAACACAATGGAATTAGACAATCTTAAACGAAATTACAAGCGATGTTCAATGGATAAAATGTTGAACTTGCTTAAAGGTTCTGCCGAGCGTTATATGGTCAGAGAAGGTTCGGAGTGTAACGAACTGATTTTTGATGGGAATCATAATGTATATGCATCCCCTAACAAGAATTTCCCGAATGACAAAATATGCTTATTCAGAATGGTTTCGACCAATGTGAAAAAGTATTTGGCATCCGAGCCTTTTATTCTGTTACCTCCTAAAAAGGATGTCAGCTATTTTAACTTCAACTACGACCATAAGCGTGGAGTTCTTACTGGTACAGACCTTGACCATGCATATTGGAGAATTGCTTATGCTAAAGGCTACATTACCAAGAAAACCTACAACTTTGGATTGGATGAAAGATGTAAACCATTACGCCTTGCAACTTTGTCTGTCTTGGGGAGAGAAAAGGTTTACGATTTGTATGAAGGAGACAGGCTTATCGAAAAGGTTGTACGTGTTCCTAAAGATGAGCAGATGAGAATGGTTTATCATGATATCCGATACTCTTGCTTTTATATGATGTATGAGCTTTCTGAAATGTTAGGAGATGACTTTGATTGCTGGAAAACTGACTGCATTTATTACCGTGATACACCAGCCAATAGAAAGATGGTTCAGAACTATTTTGAGGAGCGTGAAATGCTATATAAACAACTTATTTTTGACCAATCTAAGGTTGCTCCAGAACAAGTGTATTAGAATTAAAAATTATTATTTTTAATATTTTTTTTGTTTATAATTATTTTTATTATTTTTGATGTAAATTAATAATAATAAAATGAACTTATCTACAACACCTTTTACAAAAGAAGAGGTTAAAAAACCTCTAAAATTAGTGACATTCAAGGAGTTAGGTCTTAATATAAACTTCCTAAATGACGCTGATTTACAGCAAAAAAATCCTTCTGGAAACAATTACAAGTTTGGTGTAATTATCGGAAATCAATATTTTTGGTACTTCAACGGAAAGTCTGTCGCCAAAAGCAGAGAAAAAATGAGGGAGATTTGGAGTGCGCTTTTAGACTATCATTCTACTTCTGACCAAACCCCATTTGTGTTTAAATCTAAATAGCCTTACATGGATTTCAATCAGGATTTTTTAGACAGTAGTTTTAATAAGGTTAGTGCCTTTTTAAACTCTTTAGCGATTAGCAACGACACAGCCGAGTTTGCCGATGAATGTGTGAAAATATTGAATGATTCCGCAGCAATGGCTTATGTGCATAACATAGCTTCTTTTCACGGCACTTGCAAGATTAATCCCTTCGAAGGCTCTAAGTATGTTAAGTTGTACGAAGATATTCATATGGCAATGTGTGTTCAATATTCCGTTTTTAAGGAAGATGATGGATTATCTAAATTAAGCCCTGAGTTTAGAAGTATTTTTTCGGGCAGAAGTGACCGAGAGTTGTTTGAGAGTAGCCTTTTAAAAAACATGACCACTCAGATGGTTGCTACTTTTATGCATTATGAGCAATTGCCTGAAAAGTATCCTAACGTAATTTCAAAAATTTAGCATGAAACCAGAAGAATTCAAAGCCCTCAAGACTGTACGGCTAAAGGTAAAATACTTGTTGGAAAAAGTTCCATACACAAGGGAAAACGACATGAAATTGTTAGGGACGTACTATTTGTATGAAATTGGCAAAGAAGAGGTAAATAAAATGAGTGGAATTGAGTTATTGACTTTAATTTCCACAAATAAATTGCCTCACTTCGAGACTATCCGTAAAGAAAGGCAACGTGTTCAAAAAGCGTTTCCTGAACTAAAAACCGAAGAATATGGGAAAAGACGAAAGGTGGAGCAAGTTTACTTCAGGGTAAAGATGCGAGAAAAGTAGTGAAAAAGTAAAGAGGGGCAACAACTCCCCTCTTCCCAAGAAACTCATCAACAACAACAACACTATGGATAATGATGTTATCGGAACGAATTTACGGATAAAGGTTTTGCAATCTCTTGAATTACAAAAGAATATTGTAAAATTATTAAAAGCCTAAGATTTTGATTTATGAGTCAAATTCGATTCTATAAATATTACTTCATTAATCTTGAAAAGCCCATTATTATGGAAGCTGAAAGTAGAGAGGTCGCCAACGATATGTTGCGCCAACTTTCTATAAATTCGAGGGTTAAAATCGACTTAAATAGAATTATTGATGTTCGGGTAGAGACTCCATTGTTAGGCATTTCCGAGAAGAAAAGGCAAGGAAAAGAATTAGTTTGGGTTGGAAAGGATTATACTTCAGATGGGTGGATGGATAAAATAGAGTACGAAAAATTTGAGAAAATGAAAAAAAACAACTCTTAACCAATGACCACGGAACAAAAAGAATTCATCAGATTAGCCGAGCATTTTATAAAAAAAACAGGTTTAGATGTGAGGCAAAACACAAGGAAGAGAGAAATAGTAGAGTTAAAAGCAGCTTTTTGCTTCATCATTAGAAAAAGATTTAGAAGAAGAGTAACTTTGACCAAAATGGGGCAATTTTTGAGTAGAAATCACGCAAGCGTAGTCTATCTACAAAAAAACTATGAACAAGTAATTTGCAGGTATAATGCAGAGTTGTCTAAAATTGTGGAGGACGTTTTAAATAACGAAAATTTTTTTAATGATGATAACATACGACAAACCTATAGAAGTGTCGGAAACCCAAGCCAAAGCAATAATGCAGCTATTTAAGGGCTTTGTCGCTCATAGGGTTTCAGATAACAAGCATTACATAAAAGTCTGGATAATGACTGTAGCAAAGGATGTTGAAAAAATAATCCAATTCAATCCATGATACCGATTTCACAATCTTTTTTAAAAGCGTTTAATGATATGCGCTTAGGCAATGAATGTGGATTGGTGGTCAAGGCTAAATACGTTGATAAAACTTTACAAGGTGTTCCTTCAGAGGTAATGGAGTTAGGTCATTTCTTTGAATTTATGGCTACGGGAAGTTTACCTCGTGATGGTAGAATTCCGCAAGCAAAATTAATCAATCAGGGGAAGCCAAATCAACGCCTATCCGAAGACTACCAAAGAGCAATGGATTCAGCCATGTATTTCAAGGAGGTAATTCAGTATTACGGCATAAATATCGTAGAAACGGGCAAGGTAATTACTCAGCAGGGCATGACTGGTATTTTGGATATTTTAGCGAATTGGAACAATCGAGTTTCAATTATTGACACAAAATACAGTGGATTACTCGAAGACCGATGGAACGATATGGGTTGGCACATTGATTCACTCCCAGATAAACACAAACTCATGATTCAAGGAGTTCACTACAAGATTTTGATGTCTTTAGAGTTAGGTTGCGATATCAACGATGTTGATTTTTACTTTTTTGTGTTTGATTCTAAAAGCCCAAGAAACGCCAAAATAATTAAACAAGAGGTCGATGAATTAACTTTGCAACAGCACTTGAAGGTTGTCGAGTTTGTAAAGAAGGAGCTTGAGAAGCCTCACGAAATAGTTTTCAAGGCAAGACCATCGTTAAAATTATGCAATGACTGCTTGCTCAGAAATAATTGCGATTTCAAGGTGGAATTTCCTCCAATAGAACACGTTTTATATTAAACCTACAGCTATGAATGATTTTGAAAAAGAACTGGCTAAAACGTACCTAAAACTGCTTTTAAAAGCCGTGCTAAAAATAGTGGTTTTAGTTCTTTGCATTAAGGTGTTGCTAACATTTATTGTGAAAGTATGTCAGAGCTAAAGGACTTTATACAGCAGCAAATTTCAATTACTTCCTCGGAAATAGTTGAGCTAACAAAACTCAAAAATAATTACGTGAAGTTTGCTTATTCCGAAACTTTGAATGGTCGCATGAGAAAAATTGATTTTGAACACTTGATAAATGAGGTTCAAAATATTGCTTTGCAAATTGCAAAACTTGAAGAAATATTATCAGATTACAACAAACACTTTAATGTATTTTAACATGTCAAACTTGCCTGCAACATTAACAAACAACTTCAATGAGGGTATTCAAAAATATGAATCCACAAGTCTAACCGAATTATTGTCTGGAAGTGGGGTAACTCCTCAAAAATTCAAGCATGTATTGCATCAGGAATTAGAAAGGTCTTTACAACTCCAAGAGGCATTTTCCTTAAACCCAGCTTCTTTTTTCGCTACGGCTTTATATTGTGCTGAACTAAATTTATCACCCTCCAGTTTGGTCGGTGAATTCTTTTTCAACGTTTCCCATAATAGGATATCTCCTATTTTGGGCTATAAAGGATTAGTAACTCTTCTGTCAAGGAATAGTCAAGTGAAAAAAATATGGTCGGAAGTCGTTTATGAAGATGATGACTTTGAGTATGAGTTAGGTCTTGAGCCTAAGTTAATGCATATACCTAATCATAATGCTTCAAGAAAAAGTAAAGACATCAAGTATATTTATGCTTGCGCCAAACTTAATGATGAGGTTTCTTTCAAGGTTATGTCGCTCCGAGAGATTAAAAGCATTATCGATATTATTGAATTGCCAAGCGAACTCTATTTTAATGATACCCTTGACCCAGAAAAATGGATGCTAAAAAAGGTTGTCTTAAAGCAATTATCAAAACTTCTGCCTAAAGAGGATGACCGATTGAAAAAAGCCATTTCTTATGATGATAAAATCGAAGGAGGTGCTTATTTGGTTTTAGACGAAAATGATTCAGTAAAAGTTGTTCAAGGAACAATCGTGAATAAAAAAGGGGGAATCTACCAAAGTATTTTAGGTGGCAAAGATTAATTTTTATATCTTTGAATCCCTTGACTTACTGATTGTGTTTCTGCAAATGCTTTCGGCAAAAAAAAAGAGGAAACTTATTTTTAGTTCTTTTTCATTGAAGAGTTTAAATTTTGGAGTAAACCCCCGTGCATCGCATAGGGGTTTTTTCTTTAGAATAAGTCAATTTTATTGAACACGTATTGGTTTGACGAAATGTAAATAACGTTTCCAGAAGCCCTAAAAGTTCCTAAGCCAAAAGAATTCAAATTATCAAGAACATCTTGAATGTTATCAACCTTCTTGCCAAGAACCTGATATAGTGATGGAAATCCAACCACACCTAACGCAGTGTTGAAAACAGCCACATAATTTTCCCCTGACAAATCCCATTGATATAAAACAGTCGGGGTAGTTGCGTTAGGGTCTTGATTCCCTCCTAATATACTGACGGGTTGAGTAAAAGCTGTGTTATTGACAACTTGTAAGTTGATAGTGTCGTCTATTGGAGTTATTCTTTGTTCCATAGTGTGGTTATTTTTTTCTCTTGTAAAAATAATAAAATAATAATCCAACGACAAAAACGCTTGTAAATCTAATCACTTGCGGACTAAGGTAGTTTTTGTCTTTAACAAAGTTCACAAAATGCTCACAATTGTAGTTGAAGAAGTCGTATTTGAAGGGTTTTAGACTATTGTAAATTTCCTTTATTTGGTTCAAGTCAATATTAGTACTTTCAATAGACAAAATCTCTTTGCCTTTAATCCAATCTTGCAAAGGCTCTCTTACCGTGTTACCACCTTTCGAATTAGTTTTGTCAGGGTGATTATGAATAATATACAAACCATCGTTAGATTTTTCTATCAAACCATAATGGAAAACGAAGGGATGATAGTCGGATTTTACCTTAATCAAATCTCCATTTTTCAGATTTTCTATTTTTCTAATTTTAGACTTGTGCTTTAAAAATTCTATGGTCGAATTATATTTCATCTACAAATCCTCCAAAAAAATCATATTGTTGTCTATAAAAGTACTCTTGGAATAGGCTTGGCTCTTTTAAGTAGAATGCATTTGCAATTTCTTTTACGTAAAAAACAAAATTGATGCTGCTGTTTGCCAATATATCAAAACTTAGACTTGCATTTCCATTTAGCACAACTTCTTTAATTGGCTTTAAAAACAAGGAGTTTTGATACTGATATGGGTCAATAGTGGGTATGTCGACTATTAGTCGAATATTACCATTCACGCTATACTCTTTTACTTTGATTGGCTGTAATACTTGGGAAGGGTTGTTTGAAACTAAATAGACCTCCACAACTTTGTACAAAACACTACCCATAGAGGTCTGAATCTCGCTATAGGGAGTTCCATCCATACTGGTTACGGATACAACTCCATTAGGGAAATTCGTTATTGTAGGGTTATAAGTGCCTGCCATTTTGCAAATCTATTATTCTTCTTCAGCAATTAATTTTCCGCTTTTGTCCAAAGCTCTTAATTTCTTGGTATTCTTGTTAATCATGACTTTTAAGCCATATTCTTTAAGAATCATGTCTTTCAGCTTGTTTAAGGCATCGGGCTTTTCTTTATTGTTAATGGCATCTCTCATCGCCTGCAATGCAACGAATGAATCCTCTCTTTGTTTTTGCAAAGTAGAATCAGCCTCTTTTGGAGAAGCGTACTTTTCCGTAGGCTGTTTTTCAGTTGGTTTTTTCGGTCTTGTTACCAATAAAATTACGATTCCTAAGCCTAATGCCAACAAGAATGTTTTTGTTTCTTTATCCATTTTTGTCTTTTAATTTTTGTACTACAATAATTAGCGCAACAACACCCACGCCAAGGAAAACAAAGTTAAGAATCCTTTTTTTAGTAATATCTTTTTTGATTTCACTTTCTTTTACTTTGTTCAAATATTCAAACAGTACTTCAGTTTTTTTTAGTTCAGTACTAACGGAAGCAACTTTGTTTTTTAGCTCTTCTTGTTGCTGGTTGTTTAGTGCTGATAGCTTTCTTGCAAGTTCCTTGTTTTTTTGAGCTTGACCTTGCGCAAACAAAAAACCAACGCCAGTTTGTATAGCTATGCTTACTCCCATGCTCACAGGGTCAAATTTTGTGCCATCAGCATTAAGATATCCTTTACAATCTGACATACTAATCCTTTTTTACAATTAAAGAAACCCCGTAAATTATTCCTACGGCTAAACCTAATCCAACAACGTAAATCCAAGTGTCTTTTAGCCTTGTGGTACTTTCTTGCTGTAATGTTTGTCTATACTGAAGCAAAGTGTTGGAAAATATCCTTAAACGCTCGGTTTCCGCCTCCGTCTTGATTTTCTCGTAGGCAATCTTTTCATTGGTTGAAAGTTCGGCTAATTTCAAATTAACCATCAATTCTCTTTGCTTTTTAGCCTGTCTTCCACCAAACAACCCACCAACAACCGAACTGGCAAGAGATGCTCCTGCCATTACCACTAAAGGAGCAACATTTACATAACCCTCGTTTAGAATCAAAGAATCCAATTCTTTGGAAAAATCGATGTTTTTCTTGACCGACAAAGCGTCAAAAGTTTGTTCATAGATTTGCTGAAGCGAGGCGGTATCCATCTGGATATCATACCCATACTTCTGTAACAAAGGCACAATAAGCTGTGGTTTGTCGTAAATAAAATCAATGATTTCTTTGGTTTGCTTGTCAACTTGATTCATCAGTACAGTTTTTATCTTAAACTAACGACAATTTTACGAAATAGTTTTTAATAAATACCTTATTTTAAAGCCTTTATTATAAAATTAGCATCAAAGACTTCGTTTAAATTATTGTAGGGAAATGAATTCAAATCTTCGAATAAGAAATGCTTTTGATAATTAGAATGCTCAATTTGCCGTTCTACCGTAGGCTTATTTGCAAGAATGTTGGTGTGCATCTCATATCCAAAAACTTTCGGGCTTGTTGTGACCCATGTAACTACGGAAGGCAATCCCAAGGCAGTTGCAAGGTGCATTGTGCTGCTATCGATTAAAAGCCTTTTTTCCGATAATGTTAGCAACACGGCAATACTTCTGATTTCATCAGTTGCCTGTAAAGTGTTTGGAAGCGCCAATTGGTCAGGTCTTTTAACATGCACAATAGCATATTGATTTTTAAATTTCTCAATCACTTCCTCGATAATAGGAGAGGGTATGTCCCTTGTCCAAGAATACTTTAACGGCTGATTCATCGCACCCCCGTTAGGATGAATTACCATAATGGGCTTGTCCAATTTGTAAAATTGTTGAAAGTATTCCTTTTCTGCTTTTCGCAAAAAGAACTCTGGCATTTCCCCATCATATTCCAAACCATAAGTTTCGCACCATATTTTGATAAGATGATTTTGCTCGGTGATGAAGTCGGATGTACTGTATGGGTCAGTAACAAAAACCTTGCAGTCTTTTTTTTCAATGTAGTTTTTATGAATCCCAACCAACTGGTCATGCTTGAGTACTTTGTTTACATTTGGGTTTCCGATGAAAATTTCAGGGTAGTGTGTAACGACAATTATGTTCGCCTTGTTGTATTTCTTTTTGATTGCTTTTAATACTGCCGTTCCGATTATGGACTTTCCGATGCCCCCATCGATTTGATAGATTATATTCATAGTTTAGTCTTTTTTGTTGTCAGTTCCTTTTAATCCAAAATTTGACAATTTGTACCATGCTCTTTCGTGTAGTAGGTAAATTATAGGTTTTACACACATTTCCGTAACGCCTATACTTCCTGCAACCCAAAAATTACCTGTAAAAAAATAAGAAATTAGGCACGTTTGAAGTGTGCCTAACATCCTATAAGTGATTGCTTTTGCTATATGCCTTTTAAAATGTACCATCTTTGAACCCTTTATTTCTCCTGATATTAATGCCAACTGCTTTTTTATCGGAGCTGCCTTCAGGGATATCATTTATCACATATCTTGTGCCTCTTCCGATTTCCATTAGCAAAGTGTGGTACTTAACACCAATCTTTTCAAGTTCTTCTTTGGTGTAATCTTCCAAAACCTTCGGTCTTGCAGTTGTAATAACGATATGAGAACCTTTGTCAAACTCAGAATTAACTTTGTCAATAACATCTTGAATTGGCTCTACATCCAAACTCAACATTAATGAGAATGGTCGGTACTTTACAAGAGTGCCATCAATATCTACAAAATAAGTGTCATTTTTCATTACAACTCTCCTTTTTCTCTCATTTTTTCCCTGATTTTAGTGGCGGAGATTTCCGCTATATTAACAGGTGGAACATGCTCGATAATGTCATATCCGACTCCTCTACCAAACTCTACCGAACAAATGTCGGGGATTATCATTACCTTAACGGTAGGCAGCCCTGCATTTGAATTTTCATAATTCAAGTCAAAATAGTGTTCTTCAATTTTTTGTCTTACTTCTTCAGCGGTGAAGGGGTTTTTTTCATCTACCTCGCCATCCCTAACGCAAACCAAAACATTTTTACCCTCAGCCATAGCCTGAGCAAATAAATTCGTGTGAGCTACGTGTAGGGGCTGAAATCTACCAATGAACATAGCATATTGATTTGGCTTAGGCTCTAACGATGATTTTACGTGTACAACCTTTCTCCAAGTGTCTTTTTCCAAGACTTCTTTTAATGAATCGTTGATTTCCATGCCCAGATTAATAAATGTTAGCGATATTTTTCTCAACGATAATTTCTCTCGCATCGCAAACAACGTGATGCTTAACACCTACACCTTCAAATTTTTCCGAAAAGGTTCTTGATTTACAATTAATGATGATTTCAGAAACAAAAAACTCGTTTCCATTTAAAATTAATCTCCATTTTTGTGTGCCATCGGTATCGTTGTTGTTGTACCGAATTCTTACCAAAGTCGTTTCATTCTCTTTTTTGAAGAGGACTTTTCTTCCTTCGGAAATCATTTTCTGAATTTGTTTCACCTGATTACCCATGCCTAAATCGTTAGAGGGATTTTGACTTGTTGATTCCATTTTCTTGTTGTTTTTGTTGTTGATTAAATTTGTATGTTTCTATTTTCCAAAGAAGGTCATTAAGGCTCTCAAATTCACTTACATTTGTAGTGTCGATTTCAATAAAATCTTCGGTTGGTTTTTGATAATCTGCGGTATGGTACATTTCCCTACCACGAACATCGTTTGTGTGAACGTAAATTTCAATAACGTTGTGGGTTTTCTTCAAATCATCTCTCATGTCCTTGTATGGAGCAACCATTGAAATTATCACATCATATCGTGCGTATTCATCCAAATACTTAGCAATGGCAAAGCCTTGACCAATATTGATTCTTCTTCCGTTTTCGGAGTAATCTTGATTATTGTTGATTTTTCTTAAATCATCGCCATCAACGATAAAAACTTCTTTACTTGGCTTGGATTCAATCAATGCCTTTCTTAGCCAATTTGCTAAAGTGGTCTTGCCTGAATGTGGCTGACCCGTGAACAAATAAATCATATCTTAAACGTAATTAAATTTGTCAAAAAACCACTTATATGTATTCTTGATTTTGGCACACAACTCGTAGCCTAACACATCCATAAAGTCATCATCTAACTTTTCGAACTTAGGTCTAAGAGTGTGGTCTCCGTAGATGCCGTGAATTTCATCGTTTTCTTTCGTGTATTGAGTGATATTCTCAAAGTCATGACCTTCGTAGTTAGGCAGCCCTAAATAGTCATAAAAACGCTTCATTTCGATTTCTGGGTTTGACATTAAGTCCTCATATCGAATGAATAAGATGTGTTTGTCCAGTCCTTGTTGAAATATATCTCTTAATCGGTCTAAGGATATCCCTACTGGAATACCGCTTGCCCATATATCTACCCTCTTGTCGACGGTAGTACCTTGAAGTTGAGAAGGGTCTTGAATGAAGTTTTGTTTGTGTGGGTTTTTTCGGAAGTTTTTCTCCATAGATGCGTAGATTGCTCTAACATCACGAACCATACAAATGATTTTTGGATTAGGGTAAAGCATGTTAGCAAAAGCATAGTGTACACCCCAACCTCTATTTTTGTCCAAAACGTATGGTTTGTTGGTTAATGCGTCAAAATATGCTTTGTAACCTTCACGGCAAAAGTTAAGAAATGCCTTTTCCATTTCTTTTGGGTCTTGAGCCTTGAATTCTGGAGAATGATGGTAGCTATTCCTTGCGCCAAACAACAATTCTAAAGCACCACTTGTGGGGGTGCAATAGAATTCAGGGTTTTGTGCTACAATATTTTGAAACAAGGTTGAGCCTGCTCTTGGTAAAGAGGAATTATAAAATATTTTCTTGTCCATAAAAAAGTTAGTTTCTTGGTGTATGTAAAGATACAAAAAAAGCCAGAATCAAAATAACTCTCGCATTTTTTATTAATTGTTTTGCAAATTGGCGTGTGCCGTTCTTAGCTCATCGATTAACTCATCGATTTTTGTTTTCAAATCGGCTGCATCTTCTCCTTTAATGGAAAATCCTTTTTTAGACATATAACGAATGTCGGAATGATTAAAGATATTGATTGCATGATAATTTTGCTCCGCATCGCTATCTGTAGGTTTTTTTGACCAAATATCCGTTACTAATGGCTGAACTTTTGTCAAATTGGTTGTTTTGACTTTTACCGAGAACTCGTCGCTATTAATTTGGGTTTCTCCATACCCAAAAATATGAATTGTGAAATTTTTCATTTTTTTTTATTTTTTTAAGTCAAAATTTGAACTCCTGAAATGTGGGCAACCCACTTTATAAGGTTATTATTAGGTGATGTGCCTACAATTCTTAAACTACCTCCACTGGCAGAAATGGTAACGGAAAAAGAAGGGCTATGGAATTTTTCAATATTATTTTGATATAATATTTGTGCCGAGCCTGATGTGTTAGATGCAACGACATAATCCAAAGAACTACTAACTTGCCCTACACTATCATCAAACCCAAGTGTTTTAATAGTTATTAAAAGAACATAACCATCAGGGATATTAAATAATAATGATGCTCCATCTAAATACAAGTCAGTATTTCCTGCCGTTGAATTTGAGTTAAATGCCGTTGCATCTATTTGCTGAACATCACCATTAGTAGTAATACATCCTGACGCATGCGCTCTCTCTCCATACCTGAACGCTTTAGCAGCAACCCCCCCTAAAATAGAAGAGTATTGCCCACAAGCAGTGTTTTCTTTTCCACCTACCACTAAAGCTAAATCACAGTTTGCAACATTATCCGTTCCTCCACCGATGAAAGTAAGTCTACAATTGCTATAGTTATTGTATCCACCTACAATCGAATTCAATTCCCCAAAAGCTCTGTTTGAAAACCCACCACCAACAAAGCCATAACAATTTCGTGCGTAGTTGCTTTTACCCCCACCAGTGAAGCTATAGTCCCCTCTTGTTGTGTTAATATATCCCCCACCAATGAAACTAAAACATCCCAATGCAGTGTTACAATATCCGTTTCCGACAAAACTAAAACATCCCGATGCAGTGTTACATTGCCCATTTAATATAGTAGAATAATTTCCTGATGAATTATGGTTAAGCCCATTTATAACCACCCCATACTGAGATGAAGATGTGTTATCTCTTCCATTTCCGACAAAACTATATAATCCAGATGCGCTATTGCATTTTCCATTTACAACTGAACTAAAATTGTAAGATGCGGTGTTAAAATATCCGTTTCCGACTGAACTATAACCTCCAGATGCGGTATTTTGTTGCCCCCCAGCAACGGAACTACAATATCCTGATGCGGTATTATAACGACCTGCGCCAACGAAACTATTATATCCTGATGCGGTATTACAATACCCCCCACCAACGAAACTGCTGCCTCCTGATGCGGTGTTTAAATAACCTCCACCAATTGAACTAAAACTGCATGATGCGGTATTGTATCGTCCGCCACCAACTGAACTAAAACCGCATGATGCGGTATTACAAAACCCTCCACCAACGGAACTATAATTTCCTGATGCGGTATTATAAAGCCCTCCAACAACTGAAGATGCTAATCCTGAAACTGTATTTGAAACCCCTGCACCAATAAAAGATTCATTGCAAGACATAGTGTTGCATTGCCCCGACACAATTGCGGAAGCCGTTATACCATATGCTACGGAATTACAATTACCAGCACCTATAAAAGCACTATAACCACCATTACTGTTATATGAACCAGCTCCAATGAAAGCCCTTCCCCCATTAACAGTGTTATTGTACCCTGAGCCAATAATAGCGTTTGTCCCTACATTACAATTGCTTGACCCACCCACGATAGAGTTGTAGAGTCCGCCAACGTAGTTGTTTACACCGCCTGAAATAGACCCATTATTACCACTGGCAACATTATTCCCTGTTTTTGGGATTATGGAGTCGCCTTGGTCATATTCGTATGGACTATTACCCCCTAAATTACTTACGTAATTTGATAAAGGTTCGGTATTTCCTTGAACGTCTTTAAGCATTAAAACGCCTGTAACACCATCTACAAAAACAGCCAAGCTATTTCCTTCGGGAGATGTTATGTTATATGGTTGTGATTTAGTTACAGTTCCCATGTTTTTTTTTAAATTTTTATTACCGTTAGTATTACCGATGGAATTTCAGGGTATGGAATAACCAAGTTGGCTGGTTCGGCTACAATCTTAATGTTTGTTGTAGGCGTGAGCCAAACAAGTTCTGCATTTTCTCCAGCATTCAATTGAACAATAAAGTTCCAAGCAGCAACAATTTTTGATTGGTTGGCGTTCCCCATCATAGTTACTTTAGTATTACTATGAGGTACATCAAAACCATTTTTTCGCAACCAAATATCTATTGCAACCACTCCACTACCAGAAACTCTGTCTAATTGTGCTGAAAATTGAATGTTATAATAACCTGTTTGAGCAACGGTTATTTTTGTATCGTTAATTATCGAAACTCCATTAGAAACGTCAGTCATGTTGTACTTCATCGGAGTAGGGATATTATCTCCTGAAGCGGTTTGTGTTGTTGTGTCGTAAAAAGAGCCAAAAACACCTGTTTCTGGAATGTAATTTGTTATTGGTTCGGTATTCCCTAAAGCGTCTTTTAAAATAAGTCTATTAGTAATTCCATCTACAAAAACAGCAAGGCTATTTCCTTGTGGGGAAAATACGTTAGATGCCTGTGATTTATAGACTGAACTCATGTTTTTTTTAAAATATTTTATCCCAGAACTTTAAAATAAAAGTCCAAAAAACACCTACCGCAACACCTCCACCAACAAGTTTTGCTTTGAAGGCTTTGTCATTTTCGATATACTTATCATGCTCATCGACTTTGTGCAAGATGTTGATATGTTTACAATCATCGATGAACTTTTTGTTTTCTTTCACTTGTTCGACCAAACCAATCTGTCCATAAGCTGAGTCACCTATGATGGTTGTGTTTAGCTTCTCGCAAGTTTTGTCAACAGAATCTACCTTTTTAGTCAATTCCGTTAGTGTTGTTTTTATAAAATGTATATCAGTTGCGCTGACGGTTATGGTTTCTTGGGCTTTTTTTGTTCTTGTTAAAGCCATATTTTAAAAATTTATATTCCTACACCTAAACTTTCTAACTGTTTCGCCAAAGTAACATTTTTCACATTTTTGTTTCCGACATAATAAGACAAAAATATTTGCTCTTTATGTTTTAATATGAATGCATTCGCTTCAAGTGGTGAAACATTAGCCTCTTCTGAGAAATTAACGATACATTGACCTAAAAACGGAGTAGCGAGTTGTTCGTATCCTAAAAAGTCAATTTTTTTGTCCATAATTTCAAGAAAAGTAACGGTTTCAACTACGGAGAAATCATTACACATTTCATATTTCACATGCCCTTCTTCGGTTATGCTAACTTTGATTTGAACGTTGTCGGATGATTGGTTGAATTTTTTAGCATATTTGTTCAACCCAGTCATCATAATTTTTTTGACAATACCATGTATCATTTTGTTGTTTATTAAAGTTTCTTGTGTAAAAATAATTATTTTAAACCAAAAAGTCCAAAGAGTTTTGGGTATTTGGCTTTAAATTTTTCGAATGGCTTGTCCAAGTTATACTCCCGTAAAAGGTCAGTTGAATAAGTGAACGATTCTTTGTCAAATTTCAATGTAGTAGGTATGCCTAAAAAGACTACCTTAACTTCGCCAGATACTTGAATATCGATTGGTTTTCTTTCAGCAACATCTTTCAAAAATGGAAGCAACGCAGTCTTGGTTTCTGCAATGTTGATGCTTCCTTGCCCAACTACTTCAAAAGTTGAATTAGGCTGAATCATAATCGATGTATCGCTTGCCGTGTTAGCAAACTGTTTGTCTTTGAAGAATAAATCAATGTCGTATGCTTTAACCTCAACTTGGAAGTTTGACCTATTGGTCAAAGCAAAAGTAGCCTCCACTTTAACGTTTTCATTATCAACGCTAATTATTTTGAAATCCTTTAGGTTGTAGTCGTAATTTAATGCCAAATCTACTTGGTATCTAAAATACCGATATAACCCAAATCCAGCGAGTGCAACACCACCAATTAATAAAACCTTTTTCATTTTCTTTTGATTAAAATTATTCCCAAAGCAAGTAAAACCACTATCCCACCAGCAATTACCCTTTGTCTTACCATTTTTTTGGTTTGCTCTTGTATTCTTAACTTATCTTGTTCTTGGTATCCTTGCAAAATCGTGTTGATTTGCTCGGTTTTCACCTCGTTTATTTTTGATTCACAACCTTTTTTGTTGAACTCATCTTTATACTGCTTTATAAGCTGCTGAGATATAGCAACTGACTGACTGCTTCCTTGTTTTAACGCAACATCAATAGCAGACTGCATCAATCCTATTTTCATTTCAAGGTCGAAGCAAGTGTCTTTCAAATTATCCACCCCACACCCTGATTCTAAATACTGTTTTTTAAGGGTATCATAGAAACTAAGTTGTTTGATTTCTGTGGGTCGTAAATTTGACTTTAACCGATATAATTCAAGCATCTTGAGGTAGTTTAGCTTATCACCACAAGCATACTTACCCATCTTTTCAAAACTCGATAAAGGATTTACATACTCAGCCATTTTTTACTTTTTTGACGGAATTAATAAATACAAAGAAGTCAATAAGACTACACCACCCAAGGCAATATAAACAAGTTGCTCTCTATTTTTTTTCGGAATGATTTCAGATTCTTGTTTTGAAGCTAATTCTGTTTGAATTTTACCTCCTTCTTGAATCCTTGTCATTTCAATGAAATCCCTGCATCTCTTTCCTTTAAAAGCAAACTCTAAACCAGTTTTCCAACTCTCCATCTTATTTATAAGACCACTATTGGGGTTCGGCACTCGACGCAAATTGACAATCTCAGACATAATGTTTGAGATATGCTCATCCAAATCAAAGCAGTTGGAATTCAAAGGATATTTTTGCTCTAAAGTCATTGTCTTTTTTTTGTCAATATTTTTACCATTACAATAATAAAAATTGCTCCCAACCCTACAATTGCAAATCGAATTACGTCTTTCTTTTTGTCAGACAATTCGTCGATTTTTTGCATCTCTTCATTTACGTTAAGGAGATATTCTTTAGCTCTTTGCCCTTCATTTTTATCATACACTAAACCCATAATTTACTTTTTTAAGAGTTTGTAAACTAAAAATGCCCCCACGAGTACACCGCCAATCAACAAATAGTTCGTTGTTGCCTTTTTGTTTTTTGGTTTGGCACTTGCTTGTTGTGCTTGTGATGGAGAATTAGGTGTGTTTCCCGAATCAACAAGACCACTTTCAGTTTTTATAGGCGTTGTTGTTGAACCTTGAGAGAGGTTGTTTGCCGTTGGTTTCGGAGGAATGACGTTTATAATTTCAGGAACTGTTGTGGTCGGTTGTGCGCCACCAATTACGCTTGGCTCTTTTGGAGGTGCAATAGTTACAATGTTTCCTGAAACAACCAAAGATGGAGGCGGAGCTACTTCTTCCTTTATTGATGGTATTTGTGCCTCATACAAGCCCAAAACAGGTCTTGCTGGTGCTGGTTGCACGTAAGTTTCAGAGTCAAATATACCACCAACATTATTCGTATTGGTTGGAGTTTGTAACGGCATTGATTCTAAGGTAAGCATAACAATTGTTTTTAGTGGTTATTTTTTGGTGAAACCTATAATTTCAAAGTATCCTCTCGATAGTACAATTCTAACTTTGGTGTTAGCATTCTATTGGCTTGCAAAAACGTTTTGTTTCTGTTAAAAGCATCGATTGATTGCTGGGATGGCTTTATTTTAAACCACTTGTAAACTCTCCCTTGTGGGTTTGTCATTTTGCCCTTGTCTTCAACAACGGAAATCACTTTTCCAACATTAACTCCCGATTCTTTAATTTGTCCAAATCGATTTGTTATAATGCCATCATTCACATAATTTTCAAGTCTTGCACGAACATCTGGAACTTTGGTGAACAGTGTCTTGTTGGAAAGCAATTTAGAAGCAACCTGAACATTATTCTTTAGAATAGCATCCAAGTTTTCTGGCACGGTTGCTTGTTCAACGGAAATCTCATCACCTGTAGGAGTTATGATTGTGTTTTCTTCAACATCTGCTTGAATGGATTCAGCTTGTGCTTTGATAATTTCCTTTCGTTTTCGATTAGAAACATAAGCGTATAGCCCAATTGCCCCTAATAGAGCGATTCCTGAATATATGTAAACTTTCTTTGAGTCCATTTTTTTACTTTTTTGCTTCTTGAATTTTTTTCATAACCTCATCATAATCTTTCTTCAATGAAGAATCATTAGTGATGTCTTTTTGGGTTGCTTTTTTAAAAGTTGCATATAACAAAGATGCTACTATAACGCCAACCACTCCTACGACAATATATTCTTTTTTCATATTATTGTTTTTTGAATGTCTTGTAAACGTATGCCCCTGCCAAAACAACCCCTGCGATTAAAGCTACATTCAAGGCTGTTTTAACCTTGTTTTCCGTGAAAAAGTTAGAGACACCTCTAAGTGTACTACCTACAACATCCTGACTTGCTCCTACACCTTGTAAAACAGGAGCAAAAATACCAGCATTAGCAAACGGGTCTAACTTATTATCATTTACATACTTCCGAAAAGAACTATTAAAAGTACGGCAATTCAAGTTACCGCTTAAATTGCCCGATTGGGCAAAAGCATAATTCCAAATATCATTAGCGGTTTCTTGACCAAAGTGTGCTTTTAGAAGTTTGTGCCATTGAGTCCAATCTTCGCAAGCCCACCAAGTATCATTACCCCACTCATCATAATCGGGAGCAGTATTCCAAGTTTTTACAGCCATAACACTTTTTTTTGTTTTCTTTTTAAAATTAAGCAGCTTTAACTGGTTGACCATTTACCTCAACGTAGCCTAATTTAGCTAACTCATTTGATAGCCTATCAATTTCAAGTTGTGCTTTTGCGTTTGTTCCAATAATTGAACCTCTTTGTAGATTGTATTGGGTTTGCGCTCCTAAACTTGAAAATCCTGAATTTGGTCTTGATGGTGGAACGGGTTTTATTTTTGCTCTTTCAGCAGCAATTTGCTTGGCTAATTCTCTTGCAGTTTGCAAGTTATCAATGACCTGAGCAACTTGTGTTGGGGTAGTCAGCGTTGTTCCGCTTTGTGGCGAACCCTGAGAAGCAATCAAGGCAGCTTGCGCTTGATTTATTTGACCTTGTGTCAAAAGACCTCCTGATGCTTTTTTCTGAGCATTTTTAGACTTAAAGTATAAATATGCCCCAGCTCCTAAAAGCGTTAATGCTACTCCTCCTATAATTAAATTTCTACTCATGACAATTTTAAATTAAATCAGACAATGTTGTTTTGTCAACTTGATACACTTCTTTGAGACGGGCTTCAGTCTTTGACCCAAAAATTCCATCAACAACCAAATTACCAAGTTTTTTTTGCAACTCCTCGACTTCTTTCCCACGACTACCCTTTGCCAAAACTAAAGAATAATCCAAGTCATCGCCAAGAACTTTTGATTTTTGTTGGTAATGCTTAAAAACAAAGTATGCACCAATTAAAATTAGTGCAGACGACAAATACAAGATTGTGGTTTTATTTTTCATTTCCTTCTTGATTAGGTTCGTTTTGACCATTATCGGCAGCCTCTATTGGGGGCTTTAAAAATTCATCTTCTGAACTGATGTTTTCCGAATCCTTTTTTGTTGGTGCTTTTGGTTTTACATTTTTTACAGAATTGTAAATCATGTAACCCGTGAATGCAATAATTACCCCTGTTATGGCTAATGCCAAAATGTTTTTTGACTTCATTATTCCTTAGTTAATGCAAACCCTATTGCGAATGAAATTACGGCTACCACTACTACTGTATTGAAGTCGTACATTTTTGTTCTCAAGGGCTTTATTTGTTGAGATGTTGTTTCTTGTAACTTTGGCAATTCTTTACCAGCTTTAACGATAGCGGTTTCCTCCGCTTCATTAAAATTTTCAATGTCGAATTTAGCTCCTGCAAAAGTTCCCATACTGATTTATTTTAAAACCATGTTCTTTTTTTCAAAATTAGTGATAAAAGCATTGATTTTATCATATCTGGATTGATTTTGTATTGTAGGCGTTCCTAAAAAAACCTCCAAAAACGCTTGATACGCTTCGATTCTTGGATAGCCAAGACCCAAATAGATTAGCAATCCATTTAAGTCAGCCTCGGTCTCATCGTTAATATCATCATTCAGATAGAAATGACTAAACTCATGGCACAAGATTGCAAATCGCATCGGAACTGTGTACTCATCGAATTTCTTCTTGCTTACCTGAATTCTACCTGTGGTTCTCGAAATCCGAGCAGGCGTTGATGCCTCTCCTCCATTTTTGCTTGGTATGATTGGTAAGTATTCAATCAAAAACTCGTTGTTGTCGGAAGTGTATGATTTGTTTGCTTCCAAATATGGGGAATTGAAGCAAAATCGTTGCGCAAAATCGACGAAATAATAAATGGTGGGGTTTGTTATGTCAACCACATCCAATCGCTTCTGTAAAGGCGTTTTTTCGATTCCTAAAACCCTAATATTCTTCTCTTGTTCTTTGGGCAAATTACCTCTTTTTTGGTCATACACAGAAACAATAACTGAGTTAGAAGTAATAGGCATATTTACCATAAAAGTAAACTTGTTTGAAACTGTTTTGTACCTGTCCGTAAAAACAATTTTTGGTTTTTCAGCATCAACAATTTTGATAACTACAACCGTCGGTGTAGTCACCTCAACGGTGATTGCCAAACACATCTCTTCAAAACGAGTATTTATTCGAAAATTCATTTCTTTCTTTTTTGGTAAATACTATATCCAATACCAGCAGCTATGATTAAAATAGAAACCCCAATAGCAACATTGCTTAACCCGATGAAATTAGATTTTGCCTTTGGGTTTTCCCCAAGACCTAAATCTCCTTCTTTGTTATCATCAAATTTGCTTAAAAGATTGCTTTTCATCGAGGCTAAGGTATCTTGAACTTTTTTATTCAAGATGAAATTACCCTTTTCTTTTTCTCTTTCAATCCAGTCTTTGAAGGAAAGGGTTGTACCGCTTTCTCTCCATAGTTGATTTGCACTCTTATCCATATTATTTTGTTGTTGTTTGAGGATTAACTTTCACCATAGATTTCAAGTCTTGAAATTCGGCTTCTACTTCTTGTTTGGGCTTTAAATAGCCTCTGTAAAGGAACACTAAAGCACCTACGCCAATGGTAACTAAAACTATTCCCGTTATTTGCTTTTGTGTCATCTTTAGTCGTTTTTAATTAGTACTTTCTTGTAAAGATACGTTTTACAATTAAAGTTGACTACCTTTTAAGGGTTTTAATTCAACTTTTTCTTCAGTAGCTAAAACGGCTTCTTCCTTCACCTTGGGTGCGGAAACTTTATTTCTTTTCGAGAAATAATTATAAGCTAAAACGCCTAATACTACTACACCTGCTCCGATTAATAAATTTTTGTTTTTCATGATTCAAATATTAAGCTGTTTGACTTTTTTTCCATGCACGACCTACTAAATAAACTGCTGCAAAAACAGTGATTGCCGTAACTGCTAAACCACCTACTAATTGCATAGTTGTTGGTTTGTTTTTTTCATCAAAAAATGTGTCCATGACTTGTTTTTTTTTAAAAGATTAATAATTAGTTTTTCTGGCTTTTTTTCCAAGCCTTTCCTGCAATATATACAGTTCCGTAAATTACGGCTAATGATAGTGCCAATCCTAACACTCCCATTACTAAGTTTGGTTTTTTCATGATTTTACTTTCTTACAATTATTGATGTAGCCACACCTCCAATAATACCCCCAACAAGACCAGAGATGTAAATATTCTTGTCTTTCCAATAACCCACCATAAGACCAATCAAAAGACCCGTTACAGCGCCCTCAACCGATGCTTTGGTAGTGAGCTGTAGAATCTCTCTTTTGTCTTTATCGGTAATCTGCTTAACTTCTTGAAGATAGTCTTTCGTAATAGGCATAATCAAATTATTTTCTTGTTACTGCAAATATTACTAAACCCAAAACAAAAACTCCCCCAACACCTAAACCAATATATAGAGGCAAATTGCTTTTACCATCACCTTGTTTTGCTCCTTGTAGTTGAGCTAATGCGGTTTGCTGATTAATTTGAGCAAGCTGAAGTTGTTTGTCTGCAATTTCTTTTGCATTATTTGCTTGTTCTCTTGCTAAATCTCTTTGTTGTTTGCTGCCAAAAGCAGCAACACCTAAGCCTAACACAGAACTAATGCCACTTGCGATAGCACCTTGACCTAATTCAGTTGAAAAAAAACCCATAATTATAAATTTAGTTTATCTTGATTTTTATCTACCCAAATAGAAAAAGCCTTGTTAAAAGACACGTTTTTTCTTAACCCATTAAACACGGCATCAATTAACTGATTAGTATCAAAATTCTCTGCATCAATTGTAACCCCATTTTGGTTAAGCAATATTGCTATTTCCATAGGGTATAATCCAACCGATTGCCCAATCAATTTTGAAATTTGCTCCTGATTCATACTATTGATTTTTTTTAGAAACAAAATAGATGATTCCTCCAATAACAGCCACACCTAAAACACCTAATAATATGTAAGTACCAGTGTTAGAACCTTTGGTCTGAGGACTTACATCAGATGCTTGTGGAATGTTAATTGACGGGCTTCCTTGTGCTTGCGCTTGCGCTTTTGTTGCCTCTGCGATAGCAATATTTGCTTCGTTTGTACTTTTCGTCTTTAAGAAGTCTAAAGCCATATTACCAACAGTAAAAATACTTGTCCAAAGCCCTTTTGGAGCTGCCGTTGCTTGACCCTCGCTTGTTGAAACTAAAGGAGGTGTCGAAGGAGCGTCTTTTTGAGTGCTAAAATCTAAGCCAAATTGAAATGGCGAACCTGTTGCGTTGTTATATCCACCATCCATTCTTAGGTATTGGGCTTCCTCAACAAATCTAAAGTAATCCGCTTCTTCGGTGAAACCAAAGAATTGTGGGTCTTCGGTGAAGTTTTTAAACTCACCAAAAATTCTTCCTAAAACAACTGGTTTTGCTAAAAACGCACGTAAATCCTTGTCAAAAGACTTGGAAACTTTCATTGTTGTGACAATCAAATCAACGATGTCTCTATCAGATGCTCTGGGTGGAACAATAACACCATTTTTTTTCAACAAAGAAACCATACTTTGCTTGTAGTACTTAACGAGCAATACAATAATCATTGCTCCCATATTTTCTTTTCCCATTTTTTTATTTTTTAAGAATTAATGCCGTTGCAATAAATAATGCTGAAACCACCAAAATCACATTGGTTTGATGCGCTAATGTAGTGGATTCTGACTTTGCTTTTCCAACAATTTCACTTCCACTTGCATTCATGAAGTGTTCTTGATAATTCATTCGTGCTTTTGAGGTTGCACAAGACGGACAATTGCATCCTGAATTTGAATCTTTGGAGTACATTTCTAAAATGATTTCCTTATCAGGGTGAAAGTCCATAATTTTTTTCAAGGCAGGCTCACCTACTTGATTTACCAACTCGCTTAAACTTTGACCTAAGTCTTTGTTTGAAACCACCTCATAACCAAATGAATTGATAATTGAAATAGCCCCATTCGGGTCGGATTCGGCAATATATTTGTAAACATTCATAATCTACCTTTTTAAGTAAAAAAGGGCAAGTAGAATAAAGTCTATCTTGCCCTTTCTTTATTATACAATAATCGGTTTAAAGCATATTGCTTAATTACGCTTTCAACTTGATGGTTTGACCATTAGTTACAGGCGGAGTGCCGAATTGTCTGCTTACTGGTTGACCTCCCAATGCACGAGCAAGGTTGATATTATCAGCAGGGTAGAAGTACAATTTCAAGGTGGCGTTAGCCAAAACTTGACGGATGATGATTTTGGTGAAACCATCGATACGGTAAGCGTACTTCATCGCAATGATGTTCGTTTGTTGCTGATATGGGTCAATTGTTGGCACTAAAGTTTTTTGCGCCAAGTTACCATTTGCGTCACGAGTGTTTACGGACAACGTTTCCAAAACTTGGTTAGCCGTAGCAGACTGAATGTAAGTTAAACCTACACTGTACGGGTTGTTCATGAATTGGTAAAGCATTTCACGGTAAGTGATGTCAGGAATACCTGAACTGATTGTTACCGAACCTACAACTAAGTCTCCACCTGAAGTGAAACCTGAGTTGTTGATGTATTGGTAAGAACCTAATACTTCAAAATTTGACACGGCAGAACCTGAAGTGGAAGTTACCGTTACGATGTATGGTTGAGAAGTTTGAACGTTCCCTCCCATTCCTGATGCGTTGAAGAAGTCATCACCTGTGAATGACAAGTCTTCGTCAATGAAACCATCTGCATTCGCAAAATTTTCCATTGCATTACGCTGGGCAGTTGCTAAATAGCGTCTTACGTTTGACATTTTGTTTTGTTTTTGATATTGTTAAAAAAATTTTTCAAATTCGGTTGACTACCCGATTACTTTGTTGCATCTGTTTTCTTGGTTAAGAAGTTAGTTTGAACATAGTTCGCAACTAAAACGCCTACCACAACAGTACCAACGGCTTTCAAAAAAGGAACAACTTGATTCATTTCAGAATGATTATTGATTAAACTTATTTTTTTTAATAATTATTTACAGAAATAATATTGTTCCAAATTTATAATACTATTTTTTTTAAACGTTAGCAAATCAAAACATTATCCTAAAATTATAAATGCGCTATAATTTTAGTTTACGACTAAGACAAAAGCCAATGCTAATGTTGCAAGAGTTGTCAATTTGTAAAATACAGTCTTTCGCTTCTCGGATTTAAGTTCCGCTTCTCTTTGTTTTAGCTGCTCTTTAAAAATATCCCTTTGCTCATCCTTATTAGAAATGATACTTTCCAAATTGAAAATCTGTTTATCCTTATTGAAGATAATACTGTCTTTTAAGGAAACCTTCTCTTTGAGTAACTTGAAATTTTCCCGAACAATTTTTATTTCGGCTTTACATACATCACCATTAACAAGGTCATTGGCTACCTTTCGTGCTATGGAGGTGTCGATACACACCAAGCGTAAGGAATCATTTTTTTTGCTTGTATCGTTCTGTGAAATAGCGTTCCCACATGCGAGCATCATAATGCTTAAAACGATTAATTTTAACTTTGCCATCTTTTCTGATTTTTTCGATTATTTGATTGTTCTCATCGATTTTGTCGTCGATGCTTAATATTTTGACTTGAAAATCTTCTATCTTTTTTTGATATTCTTCATTTTCCTTCCGTAGTTTTTTTATCTCTGATTCTATCTCATCTATTCGCTTGACCATATAGTCATTGCTAATAGAAGTAGTGTAGTTAAAAAACATTGTTACAAAAAGCAATACCAAAAGAATACCTCCAAGTATTAAACTCGATTTGTTTTTTATTTGCTCCATACTAACTTTCGTTTTGAGAAATTACACCTTGACTATTTAGTCTTATGACTCTAACATTATTTGGCCGCCTAACTTTCCAAGAAGTACGACGAATTGCACTAAGTCTTGATTTTTCAATTCTTACAACACAAACCGAATTGTTTTGATTGCCCCCAAGCACATGATAGCACACATCGTCTTCACCTACATAAATTCCTACGTGACCGCCTCCCTTACGCTTAAAGGTAAGTACATCGCCAAGCATGGCAACTGTTTGCCTTGTGCCAAACTTATTCCAATTTAATGCCCAAAGACCATCTTGATAGGAGAAAGGGATATCCAAGCCTGCTTGATGGATGACATACCCCATGAATAATCCGCACCACGGAATTTCATCAGCTTTATAGATATTCTCTAAGTCTAAAGTTTTTGCCCAGCCTAAAATTGTAGGGTTATGCTTGCTCCCCACAATTTCTTTTACCCCGATTAGCTTTTTAGCCTCGACCAAAATTTTTGGGGCGTTTTCTTGATTCAAATAATTGTAATTCATTTCCTTCTTGAGTTTTTTACTCTAACGTTGGATTGCCACTCCCGTTAAAAGTAGAGTTTACTTTTGCTTTCAGTATTCTTTCAACTATTGAAGTAGCTCCCTCTAACGATATATACACCGAAGAAATGATTACCCAATTATCACCGTCAATTTTATCAAAAAAAAGTCCAAATGAACCAATGATAAAAACCACCAATTTTCTACTTATCCACTTAGATAAGTGTTTATCTACAAATTCTTGTCTACTCATAAAACTACATTACATATTGATTTATTAATTCTTGAGTCTTTTTTGTCAAAGCCTGTTCTAAAGTTAATGGCTTTTCTTTTATTAAAGGATTTTTTTTAGTCAAGGGGTCAAGATATTTTTTCTGATTAAGGATTAGATAGTCTTGAATAACTTTTTCAAATTTACTTTTATCAGGCACTATTACCTTTTCATCGTCAACATCTACATAAACAAAAATTCGCTTATTACCTGCATAATACTCTTTATTGACATAGGCTTCTACCAATAATAATAACTCAAATTTTTCCGCATACTTATTTTGATGCTTGGTTACATCATCCGTAATTTTATGGAATCGAATCCAGTTGAGATTTTGCCATATTTTAGGGGAAATCCTTCCAATTGATTGGAAGTGCAAAATTATGTCCGTGTCCGTGTGTCGGTTTGTACAAATTGCACCAATTAAATCGTTTGGAAGGGTGTCGGAAACATACCGATTAATATCTTCAATTAAAAGTAAACCACCTCTAAAATCGTTCAGGATTCGAAACAATGCGTCTTGTATTTCTCGAATTGTCCATCGAACACCATTATCGTTAAAGGGTCTTATTCTTCGGGCTTCAATTTTTGGGTGTGCTGAAAACCTAATTACGTCAGAAAGTCTTAATGCGTTAATTTGCTCGAACTCATCATTCACATCCAAAATCAAAACCCGTCTTGGGGCAACTCCTTTGGATGGGTTTCCTACCACATATTTTTCAATCATTTTGGTAGTCGTATAAGTTTTTCCACAACCTTTTCTCCCTACCGCTACACCTAATCTTGGTTCTCTTAATTCTGCCATATTTTAAACGTTGAAAAGTTTATACATAAAAAAAGTAAGCCATGCCAACATTATTAATAATAAAGTCAGCAATGGCTTATTGTTGTTGTTTTGACTATTACTAACCATTTATTATCTCTTTTTTCTCGGAGTTGCTTTACCTCTTGTGCTTCTTCTTTTTGGTGGCTCTGAATCTTGACCGCTTAATCGGTCTAATTCAGCCAAAATGGATTTATCGCCAAAACTTGGCATACTTGGGTCATTCTGGAAGTCATTTTTAAAGCCTGCGTTGTCCTTTAAATTATCGTAAACTGGCTCGGAATTGAAGTTTTCTAATTGTTCTTCCAAGTTTGTTTTTGGTTTTTTTCTTTTTGGCACATTATCGTTTGAGCTTGTTACACTTGAAATATCAGTCGTGTAATCCACTAAGTCATCATTTTGAGCAACATCACTTTTTGTTTGACTTGTCGATGCTGGCTGTGATGGGGTCGGTGGCGTAGCTGGTCTTTCATAACGCATTCTTGATTCACGCATTTCAATAGTATTTTCCTTGAGAGCATCTAAAATGGAATTAGCTTGCTTTCTTAACATAAATGCTTGCGCCCCTTTTGCTCCTAAATCTGTTAAAAAGTAATAACCCAACATTTGTTCATCGGTCATCCCGATTCCACGTTTTTTGAAAACACGCACCAAAGGTGGTCTAACCTTTTCTTTGAACTCATCATCAACTTCAAAGGCATCCTTAATGCTATTATTGTATTCTTTGGCGAAATCTCTAACGGGCATTTCTCCTGCTTGTGTTGGCAAAGTAATGTCAGCATCAATATCGCCTTCGGCAATAAGTTTGTCAATTTTTGATTCGCTAATTTGAGGTATTTTGCCAATCCAACCACACGCTTTTTCGTAAATATCCAAAGTCATGTCTGCCATCATTTCAGCCCCCATAGCCTTTTCCTTATTGTCTAATTCAGAAAAGGAAGGGTTGAATGGTCTTTCGGGTTCAGGAGCGTCCTCCTCTTCATCAAATTCGGAAAAACTGGGTCTTTCAAATGTTGGAACTTCTAAATCCCCCATAATTTCCGCCTCATCAATGTTTGGTCTGGTATAAGCACGTTGTTTTACGGGTGCATCTAACGGGGAATACCCGTCAATATCCTCGTTATTATCCATTATTGGTTCTGCGTAATTAGTTTCTTGGCTCATTTTAATTGTCTTTAAGTTTTAACTTTATGTTTTTCATTTTTTTTATAATAACGTAATCCGTTGGGTGGTTTTCATCCAGCCTATTAATTTCATTTCGTAATACTGAAATTAACGAGTCGGACTTTTTCAAAATAAACGAAATGTCTGCATTATTCAATCCTAATTTGCTGCCCAAAAGATTTGCTGAAACACCAATCGCAAAACGCCTATTATTACTTCTTTTTGCCCCGAAGAATTCTTGCGTAGTTAACTGGAATTCATCGCAAGTCAATTGAATAATATCCAACGCCTGCTTTATCTTTTCGTCATCAATCTGTAAGGTTCTTGAGTTTTTAAGAACAATTAACAGCTTGTCGATACCAATAACATTTATGGTTTTTTCCAGTTCCTTAAAAACCATAGAAAAACTTTTTTGATTTGTAGCTTCTTCCATAACTATGGTTTTAAGTAGTTGTCAATAATTTCTTTGGTCATTTCAAATCCCCAGCTAAACGCAGCGAAGTATCCCTTAGAGTTTAATTTATCAATAGATTTTTGTTGTTCTTGTAGATGGTCGTATTCGGATACCACAACTTTGGTTTTGCCTACAGTAATAGTCTTTGTTACCTTTTGGCTTTTGAGTTCGCCATTCTTTTTAAAGGGGGAAGTTGTCTTCAGCTCAAGAAACAATCCATGATAACCCTTTTTAGGCTCAAAAATTAAAACGTCAGTACATCGAAACCCTTTTTTTTGAATTGCGGAATTTCTTCTGGCTTGACCGTTGCTTAACTTTAAGAAAGCAACCGTGTCGGATAGAAAATCCACATCGGGGTATTCGATGGAAATGTATCTTGCAATTTGTTTTTGTAATTCGTATTCAGCGTGCTTCATTGTTGTTGATTGTTGTTGTTATATCCCGTATTTCTTAGTGAATTCAGGATTTTTGAGAATCTTGCTCCCGACTAATTTTGCGAAATCATTGTCGGAAGGGTAATGCAAACCCAAATATACTCTACTATTGGCAATATCTTCAATAATTTCCTTACAAAATTTATAAACTTGTGGGTGTTTGTTGCCAATAACATTCAAAATAACGAATGCTTGTAATGTATGCCCAGAAGGTAACGATGGAGAATCATCTGTGCTGCTTTTGTAAGGAAATAGCTTAAGTTTGTATGCATAAGCCAATTGATATGGTCTTGGTCTTTGAAAATGATACTTTAGTTTCGAAATCAAAGGCTTTAAATCTTTTGCTATTTCAGTACAATAGTTTTCTACATCGATATTTTCCTCCTTGAATATGCTTACGATTGTTTGTAATAGGTTTTTATCATAAGCCTTATACCTTTTGAGATATTCCTGATTTTCTTCATCCGAAACCGCTGCAATGGAGTCTACGATTTCATTTAATTCATCCTTGGTTAATTCGGAATCATTAGAAGGTATTGGCTCGTTCTTTAATTCCATAAATACTGAATCCAAAAAAGATTCCTTGACAATTAAATCCAAGACCTCTTTATTGGGATTTCCGTATGCCAATGAATTTAATACATCCATAGTGTTGTTGAATTATTTACCTGACAAACAAGCCTGCATTTTCTCTTTTTCCCAAGCTGCCCAATCGAAGTTGGCTGATACTCGCATCAACATTCTTTCTTTTGCAATTTGGTCTTTGCAAGCATTCACTTTGGCATCATCCATAGGGACGATAGTTGGCTCATTTTTTTTGTTTTTTGCTTTTAAAATCAAAGCAATGGCTACAACGCCAAGTCCAAGTAATAATAAATTTTCTGTTTTCATTTTTGATTCAGATTAGGTTGAAGGATTGGTCAATATTTTCTCAACCATTCCCTTCTTAATTAGTTCAATTCTTTCATAGCTTACTTTCCCATTTTTCAGGGTAGTTCCAAACCTTACACCCCAATCGCCACCGATTAAGAATTCAGAACTTCCATAAATTTGCAATAATTTACCGAAAGGTAATTTTAAGGTTGCAAATCCGTTATCATAGTCAACACTAACGATTTTCACGTTAGGTTGCCAAATGTTATTTATAAAAAAGGCATATCCTCCAGCAATAACAGTAATTGCTCCTACAACACTGGCGATTTTAATTATCGTTTGTGTTTGTTTGCTGAACTCAACTTTTGCTTTATCAAACAACATAGGGATAAATTTTATTGGCTTACGGTGTATTTTTTACCAAGTGCCTTTTTTACATTGTACTTTACTTCCTCGACATCATCTACTAAGTTTTCAAACTCATCCTTAGACGCAGCCTCTTCAAGTTTTTGAATAGCTTTTCTATGGTACATAATGCTGTACCATGCGCTTGCGAATATTAAGCCAAATGTAACTATTGTCAAGATAGAATAAGGCTTGTCGTTTGCCATTTTTTCAATGACATTTGTATCACCACCACCTTCAAAACTTGGCGTAGCTTGAGCCACTGGAGGTGTACTTTGTGGAGTTGGAGTTGGCGTTTCTATTACGGGTGCTTGAACTGGTGCTTCCATTTTAAATTTTGTTTTTTTTGATTGATAATGCTATTAAAGCCAAACCTAACAATCCTCCCATTGAGGCATATGCTAATTTATGCTTTTGCATGTGGGCTACAAACTTTTTTTTAGTTTCATTATTTGACAAAACAGGTTTAGGCTTTCCTTGTGGTCTAATCACAACCTCTTCTAAAGTTTCAATATCTTCCTTCAATGTTATTGTTTTACCATCCAAGTCTTTGGCAAGTATGGTTTGTGGTTTGTAGCCAACATAGGAAATTTTCAACTCTGATTCGGGTACTATAATTTCATCGTTGACCTGATAATTACCCTCATAGTCAGACGTAAATACTTTTTGGACTTTACCATTGTTTATAATCGACAAGTTTGCCAATGGCAAACCTTCTCCTTTTTCGTCGATTATTTTAGCTGATAACTTCATAATTATTTGTAGCCATTTAGTCTTTTAATGGTGTAGTAATTAACAATAGCCCCTAAAGTAAAAGACACAATCCCTACTACCACAAAAATGGTAGAAAGATGAGTATGAAATTTACCATTTTTATTGTTCTCGTTATTTATGTTGTTTTGCTCTTGCATTTTTATTTTTTTAAAACGAATTTTCTATATGCTAAATAACCAGCCACAATTAAAGCTACTCCCAAAATCAATTGATTCTTGTAGGTTTTCACGACTAATGAAAAACTGCCGTCATTTAACCACTCTTTTGGCAACTTTGATAGCATTACACTCTTCACCTCCCACACACGCAATTTTCCATCTTTCACTTTTCTAAAAGCTGGGTTTTGGTCGTATATTTTTTGAGCAGTCAATCCACCTCCTTGAATTACCCAATCATCGGGTTTCCCGATTGCCAATGGAAAGAAAATTGCGAAATACGTGTCAATGTAGCTATTAATCTTTCCAGTGTATTGCTTCAGATATTCATAAACCAAATCTAATTGCTCTACTGCGGTCATTTTGATAATTTGGTCAAGAGTATATCTTTTTCCTCCAATGGTTTTGTATTTCAATCCTTTTGCATCGGGGCAAAACTGAATCAATCCTACACAGCCAATTTGGTTTTTTTCAGACGGAGAAAAAGACCTTGCAGATTCAAAGTACATAATTGCCATCAACCAGTTAGGGTCAATTTTCAACTTGTCGCTTATCTCTCTAACTTTGGCTACAAAATCAGCACGATAGCTTTGCGGAACTTTTGATTCGTAGATTAACTCCATCACCATAAAATTTTATCGGCATACCAACCGTTTGAACCCACTTTATGTCGGTCACTATTGTGGCGTTGCTTGTATAGCTTACGCCTTTTATTAGCATGTCCTTTTTCATAATAGCCCTTTTTTTCTTTTTCCAAGTAAGTTGGATAGTCATTCATACCTCTTGCCCCTATAGATGCTACTTTTTTCCCATTCTTGAAAACATCAATCTTTTTCAATGGATTAGTTGAGGGTTTTATTTCAACCCCCAACTTTTTTGCTTTATCGTAACTATATGGCAATATTTTGTAAGGCATAAATTACGATGCTGAAAACTGTTTTACAGTTTGTCTACACGTATCTCTGCGTCGACATCTTCCGTCTTGCGCAAAATAACCAACTCCATCAGAGCCTTCACAAACACGACAAGGGGAAGAAGTTGTTTTAGTTCCATCAACCGAATAAAACCCGTCTGAATTTTTACGAGGCTTTTTGAACATAAAATATCCAACGGCAGCAACTGCTGCTAATCCCCCTACCAATAATAATGTTTTTTTAGTATTCATTTTTTTTAAAAATTAAGATTCAACTTTTTTGAATCATTATGCCGTGATTGTTGTTGATTGAGTTTATTTTCTGACTTCCTTATACCACAAGTCTAAGAATCCATTAACGCCAAGCATTTTTAATAAATATGCTTTTGGTTCTTTGCCAAGACCTTTTCGGTTTAAAAGCTGTTCTGTGGTAGTCAATCCTCGCATTTTGGCTCTCGCTCCATAAAAGCCTGAGTTATATGCGACCATAGTTTTGTTTAGTGGTGCTACCCCTTCTTGCGCAAACGCTTCAAGCATCCACCTAACTATTGCACAGCCTAATGCAATATTGAATTCTTCATTTCGGAGTGCTTTTTCAATACTATTAGTGTCGGAGGATGTCATTTTTCTATTTCTATCCCACGCTTTCCAATTTGGAGTATTTTTGCTTAAAATAGCCTTAAACGAAGTCGAAAGAGGCACGTCTACAAAAACATCCCATTTAGTCACTACTTCATACACAGTTTCAGCAGTGGCTTGCATAAGACCGATAGCCCCAAAACTGTTTCTACCTACATTTTTCCCACCGCTTTCTGTGCAAATAAAAGAATTGATAACATAGTTTGGGATGTCAAAATCTTCTCCCCATTTGTCCATTAAGGATGAGTACTTTTTTGATGTAGCAATCAACATTCCCGTATTTGCACGAATTGTTTCTGGCTTACTATAGCTAAAACTTCCTTGGACAAAAGTCCTATTTACGTCTGGGGCTTTAATATTTATTTTGGAATATGCCATGATTTTAATCTTCTAAAGGTTCTTCAATTGGAGGAGTATCATATTCAATAAATTCAACAGTCCATCCTCTATCACGAACAACGTTTCGTGTCAGAAATTTTGTGAGAGCATAGCCCCCGATTGCGAGAGCTATAACGCCTACTCCTATTAAAATTTTTTTTGCCCTTGTCATTTTTATTTTTTTCTAAAATAGTTAATAGCTCCGAGAGAACCTACTAACAATAATGTACCGAAAACAATACCAAATGTTCCAATTCCAGACCCTTTTTTTGCCTTTGCTTCAGCCTCCTCTTTAGCCTTTGCTTCAGCCTCCTCTTTAGCCTTTGCTTCAGCCTCCTGTTTGGCTTTAGCATCAGCCTCCTCTTTAGCTTTTGCTTCAGCCTCCTTTTTGGACTTTGCATCAGCCTCCTCTTTGGCTTTAGCATCAGCTTTCTCTTTAGCTTCTACTAATTCTTCAAGTTCTTCGACCAAATCTTCTTGGAAGTCTTGAATGTAGTTCTTGATTTCGTTAATTTCTGCTTCAGAGTCAGGCGATGGGTTTTCTTTGTTTTCTTCAATTGCGCTTGCAAGTCTTTGATTCAAATCGTTTAAAGCGTCAAGTTTTTTTGCAACGCTTCTTGGTACTTTATTGTTTAGTTTGGTTAATAACAATTTAATTGACTCCATAAGTTATTGTTTTTTAAGTTCTTATTTATTTTATTCCCCATAATTTTTAGGCTATGGGGAAATTTATTTACAAATATAAATAAATATCATTTAAGATGATTTATTTTTTAAGTTCAGCAAAAGCACGTTTTAAAGCTGATTGCCATGACTCTCCATCTTTGCGAATTTCTTTCGCCAAAGCTGTAGCTTGCTTGAATTTATTGTTATTTTCTTGTTTTGGCAAACTTCCGCCATTCATAAAGCTCGTCTCATCTAAATCAGATAACTTTAATCGCATTGGTGGTGCGCCAGAGGTCATTTTATTCAAATAAACAGCCATGATGTAATTATCATCGTCATGGCTTAAAATATGAACGGATTTACCTTCCTTGGTTTTTACTTGTTTGCCCTTCAAGTTAACTTTAACTTTCTTGGAGGTTTCTTCTTTTTTGCCCATTAAACCACCAAAAAACTTTTTCTCAGCTTGTTGAGCTTTAACTTTTCCAGCTACTCTATCGCCAACTTGTTTTGCTTCTTCTTTGGAGTAGAATTTACCAAATTCTTCTTGATATTCGCTTTTAACGGGTTTGCCAACATATTGCTTGGCAACTTTTAACGACAACTTTTCAAAGTTTGAAATTTTCCCTCCATACTTGAATTCACCTGTTTCCATAAAGGCTTCAAATATTTCTACTCCTTTATCATGTTGCTCGGAAACAACTTTTTCGGTAGTTCTCTTTGGAGTCGTAACAATTAGAGTATAGTATGGGTCTTTATGTGCAGTGTACTTCCACATTTTTACGCCTTTTGTTCCCGTCTCTTCAACTCTACCTGCTTGGACAGAAGTAATTAAATTGCCTTTAAAGTTTTTGTGGGTTATAAGCCTCCAATCATATCCGTTGTGGTCAGAATACTCGGTTTCAGCCATCCAGTTGCCTCTTGCATCTTTTCGCAATCGAGTTGTTGGCTTGTTGCTGCTGCTTGCACCTTTAGATGAAGATGAATCTTCAATTGGTTTTGCATCTTTCTTAACCCAATATCCATTAGCAGGATTTATTTTATTACCGTTTTTCAATTCAACCTCAACAACATCACGTTTTGGAACGTAAAAAGCCTTTTTAGACAATTCACCGCCATTCATTAGTATGTTTGCTCCATTGAATACATCTGAACCTTTGTAGGTAACTTCTTTTCCATTACGTTTAACCGTAACGGTCTTGATGTCAGCTTTTAGGATGTATTTTTTGGCTTTTTTTGAACCTTCTACCATAGAATCAAATTCTCCATCAAGAAGTCTTTTGTATATATCTTTGTAATAAGCCACTCCTTCTTTGTCTTTGCTTTTAGCTCTCATGTCAATAAGCCTTTTTGCACTTTCTTTCATCTCATCAAGAACTTCTTGAGTAAATTTGCCTGTATCGCCTTTTGCTCCTAATTTTATTAGGTTATATCCATTTCTCAATCCATCTCTGTCCTGAGTAAAAATATAGGTATTCCCTGATGTATCTAATCGAATATCACCATAATCCCCATTTACTGGGTTGCCATAATTATTCATTACGGTGGCATATCTTTTCTCATCTTTTTGATAAACCACATCCCCTACGTTGAATTTTATATTTTCATCGGGAGTGAAAGAGTTTTTGGCAAAATATAAATACATCGTGTTAGCTACACCTGAACCCTCCATTTTTGTGACAAAATAAAAAGCCTCCATAATGTCCAGTCCGTCCCATTCCGTTAATCTTGCAATGGCTCTTCCATAATCTTCTGCAAGTTTACTTGGAATGAAGTATTCAGACTTGTACGCCTCATCTTTATCATCGGTGTCTGCAAGAATTTTTGCTAATTTTAATGCTTCGTCATGAAAATTGGCATCGGTCAAAGCCTCAATTAAGGCTTGATACATAGTTAAATCATACTCTTTTTTGCCCAGATTATCAATTGTGATTCCTTTTTCTTTGGCTATTTTTTGAGCTTGCAAATTCAAACTTCCATTGACTTTACCGCCAAATAAGTATGAATTTTTCGTGCTTCCACCATAAGCAAAATCCTCAACCAAATAAGGTATTTGAACAGGTCGACCCATCATGTCGGTAACTCTTGACATTTGAATTTTAGTCATAGGTATAAATGGGTAATTGCTACCCCAAGCACCTTGTTTAAGGTTTGTTAAACCAACAATTCCATTTTTTTCATGCACATACCAAAGCTCATCATCATAAATAACAGGGTCGCCTAAGTACATTTTTCGCTCGATGCTTCCTCCGTTTTCAAACTTCGTGTTAGTCCATCCAAACAATTCAGAATTAGCACGGAAATAACGATTACCTCCGACTGATGTATAGTCGATTTCCCCGACGATATTATCCATATTGTCAAACACATTGAAAAAAGCACTAATAACTTGAGAATCGGATGTCTGAATCATTGGGGCAATATAATATTCTAAGCCATCCATTTCAAAAGACATATTATCTCTTAGTACAACATCGTTTTTGCCTTTTAGAAAGCCTTTGATTTTTTCAAAAGCCATTTCGGAAAACTCTTTTTTGAATTCCTTTTCGGGAACTTCTTCGATTTCAACCATGCCTCTTTCGTTTTCCTCTTCCTCTTCTTTTAGGTCTTCAATCATTTCTTGTTTACCATCAAGGTAATGGACAACATCCGATAAATCAGCCGTTGCTCTACCCATTTTGGCAATAACCCAAGCAGGAATTCGAACTGGTTTTTTCAAAATATCCTCCAACTCATCCGAGTGGTGGTCAATTTGCTCATTTTGATTTATAAGCATTTCTTTTGCCTCATCTGAAAGGCTACCTCCGTTGGCAAAAAACTCCCCAGCACGTAAGCCCTGAAGCACCTCTTCGGCATTGATAGGCGTGAAAGAGGTATCTCTCTCAAAACCTAATCCAAATCGACCTCGATAGTTCTCAAGCTGGCTTCTACTCACCGAACCAACTTCAGCACCATAGCCCAAGTCAACAATTGCCCAAAGGTAATCAGGGTCGTCTGGGTCTGAATTAATAATAAACCATGTTCCAACACCAGTAGGGTTGAATATTTTAGCAACGACCACTTGTTTAGAGAGGTCGCTGCCTAATGGATATTGACTAAATAGCTTTTTATCTATTGCGGATGTAAATAATTTCATATTGTAAAATTTTTAATCGTTTTTGTGAGTTTTTCCGTTTGGTTTTGGAAGGTTCAAATGCTCATAAGCATTCGGATTTACCGATAACAATTTATCAGGGTTTCCAGCGGAAAATCTTTTAATCGCACGGATTCTTCCTTCAGACAAATCAATATCTTCTTCAAGCCCATCCTCTAATGGCTTTCTACCGATGTAATCGGAGGATAAATCCATAGGAATATCTACGGGTTCTACTTCTTGGTTAAAGATTGGGGAGCGAAATCTTCTTTCGTTATCCATTTCCATGAATCCATCGTTTTTTTCGTACAAATTACCTCCATCGGCAAAAGACTTTTTCGTAATACTCATTGGTACGGGTTTTGCATCTTTCTTTACCCAATATCCATTTGCAGGCGTTACTAAGTGTCCATTTTTAAGCGTTACGTACACAATTTCTCTTTTAGGAATGTAATTTGCCTTGGAAGAAATCTTACCCCCATCATCAAAAGTATTTACCCCATTAAAAACATCCGTGCCTTTGTAAGAAACCTCTTTGCCATTTCTCATAACATTTACATAAGCAATATCATCATGGTCAATATACTTTCTTGGCTTGCTTGCATACATTTTGTCAGATTTTATAGTTTTCATAACCTCTGACTTGGTTTTTTTGTATCCAGATGTAGATTTATCGCCAACAATCAAAATCACGAATTCTTCTTTATCAATAGTTTTTGTTCCTAATGCTTGCATCAATGCTAAAACTTCACGCTCGCTAAGATTTTCTTCTTTTGTAAATTCTTTAACGGCAGCAACATTTGTTCCTGTTAAAGATGCAATTTGTTCAATAGCAAGTTGTTCTAACGATGGGGTGCTTTTTAACTTGCCTCCACTCTTGAAAATACCTGCACTTGCACCTTCTCCTAAGTAATAATTTACATAGGGTTGAGATGCAGCATCGATAATAGCTTGGTTTTGCATCATCACGCCACCATCCATAAACAACTCTCCTGCGGACATTGCTCCTGTTTCACCAACAAGACCATCATAGTGAGTGCCTGTGAATCCATTAAGCATAGAAGGGTCTCCAGTTCCAAATTTACCTCCCATATGACCAGCAAGGTCGGGCATTACGTTTCCGCCAAGTTCAAAACTCTCGCTGTAGTGCAACTCTTTGTAGCCTTTTTTAATAAGGTCTTGCACAAAGTCGTTAAGCATTTCTTTGTTTTTAAAAGTAGCGATGTCATAAAAATTACTACCATCCTTGTGTTTTTGAACACCATCATGATAGCTAACTAAGTATTTGACTTTTCCAACGTTATATTGAATAGTGTATCTTTTTTTACCTACATTACCTCCATCAGCATAAACCTGATTTTGGAAATTACCGAAAGTTGGGTCGGTCATGAATTCACCTCCATCAGCATATTTCGTTTCCAACACTTTATTTACTGAATAAGCAGAGCCATAATACCCATTTCCAACATCTTTAGCATTCATGTTTACTAAATTTTGGAAATTAGAAGCTGCGTCTTTTGGAGTGAAATGCAAAATATACTCATCACCTTTGTCTTCAATAAAGAAATCACCTGATGGTTTATATAGTTTAGCCTTAATTCTATCTTTGGTGAGCTTCACTTTTACGCTTTTGCCTAAGCCACCACCCGATTCCATTTTTAATGACTCCAAGTGCTGATTCCAATAAGAGAAAAACCGTTCTACCTCTTTTTTGTCACCATCGTTGATTGCTTTTTCTAAGTTCACCAAATCCTCTTTCAAGAAATTATACATTCTTTCATTAGTTTTTGTCAGAAGTGATTTTAAATGACCTGAACTTCCAAGCCAATAAGAGAAAAACCTGTTGACTACTTCAGCATTTCCGCTGTTTGTAGCTTCACGCAATTGTTCTAAGTCATCTTTCAAAAAATTGTACATTCTTTCATTAGAAACTGAACCGCCATTCTCCAACAAAGGCATGTCTTTTGGGTATGCAGGAGACAATCTATCGGCATGACCGTCACGGCTTTCCCAATACTTTCTTCCAATCTTGTTTTCGAATGTTCCATATTGGTTTGATGTAAAACCTTGTTTTGTAACCACTCGCTTGCCTCTTGGCTTTGCAGTGCGAACAGAATCTCTAAGAATATCAGAGTCCTTGAATCCTTCTAACTCTTTACGGGTACGAACAATTTTTAATAGCTTCTGCAATTCCGTATCGACTGTTTTTTTGGCTTGGGCTTTATTATTTTTCATAATATCGCTTGCCCGTTTAACCGCATCATTCCAAGACTCGTCAGCACGTCTAATCTCTTTTGCTAAAGACATGGCGGTTGGTTTTGATGGAGCTGATTTTTTGGGTTTTGCTTTAGTTTTGGATGTGGTTTTTTTAGTCGTGATTGGCTTTAATGCTTCAGGGTTTTTCTCCTCCAATGCAGCAATAATCTTGTCCAGAGCTAAATCGATTTTCTCTAAAACCTCTTTATCCTTTGTCTTGAAGTCATTTGTTTTTTGTGAAATGGCTTTCAAAATGCCAACTTGTTTTTCATCAAGTTTGCTTTGGTCGATTCTTTGGAATTTTTGTTTAGTGTTCATAACCGTGATTTTTATTAGAATGCATCCTCGATATTATCTAAGAATGACAAGTCTTCTTCTTCTTCTTTTTGTTCAACATTTTTTTTCTTAACTGTTTTTCCAGTTTTTTTAGTTTTCTTTGGAGCAACCTCTTCCAAATCAATAGTGTCGATTGTATCTATTTTTGCTTCGGGAACTTGCACCACTTCGGGCTGCACAACTTCAATCGATTCTGGGTTTTGTCCGATATTCGTTTTCTCTACAACCGCAGCAGTTGGTATTGCTTTTGCATCTTCTTTCGCTTCTTCAAACAACCCCTTGATGATTTGGTCAATTATTTCAGCTTCTTCCCTTGGGAGTTCTTGAAATAATTTGTTAGTTTCGGATTCTAACTCAGCGAACCTAACAACTCTTTCATCTTTGTCCATATAAGCCAAAGAAATCAATTCATTTGATATTTTTTCCAATACGCTCATACAATGACCAAATTACCGTTTGCATCTAAATCAATCTCAATTAAATTTGATTCAAACTCAAGACGTTGATTAATATTTTCGAATTGCTCCAAACAATCCTTTTTTTCTCCATTGGGCTTAATGCAAAGTATTTTGTAAATAGACTCAATACCATTATCTGGAAGCAATCCATACGAAGTGTACTTAACATAAATGTCGTTTGGAGTCAAGGCACTATAAAACAACTTCAAATCCTCTCTTTTTTTCTTGTTAGCAAAAGCAAAACCACTCAAGTAATCTTGCATAGCCTCGATTTGTTCGTTTGTTATTTTGGCAATGTTTTCCATTTTTTTAAACAATATTTAGTGCTTCGTTCAAAAGTAAAACTTTTTCCTGAAATTTTTTGTCTTTTTCATTTATTTGTTCCTGACTATCAGCATAAGAGCCTCCGCTAACAACTTGGTACTTTTCGGTTAAAATAGACAAAATGTACTTTCTAATCATATCTTTAATTTCAACTTTAGTGGATGGTCTGCTGAAAATTTTGTTGAACGTTGAATCTTCGGTAATTCTTTTATAAAGACTACGAACAAAATCGTTCATCTCAATCATTTCAATAGCCAAAAAGTCCATATAGTAATAGAAACTATAAAACACCTGATGCAAGTACGAAAGGATGTTATCATAAGTGATGTTTGCATCGGCAATTTTAGTGTCTACTGTAGATAATGCAAATTGGAAATTTTCATTAACAACTTTTGTGTTCACAAACGGCTGGTCTTTATTTAATTTCACCCAATTTTTATACCGCTGTAACATTGAGTTCATATAATTTCTATTCCAATAAAAAACATCTGAAAAAGATGCATCATATTTACCTGAAGGGGAAGCTTGAATTCCATCGTTAGTATTGTAGACTTTGAAAAACCCAAAGAATTGTTCGGCATATTCAGAAGTTGACAACAAATAGTATATTTTGTCAAAAGCATCGCTACTTGATTCATTATAATCTTTGACTGGTATAGAAATTGTTGTCATCACAGATTTGTCAGAACCAATTCTTAACGCTGATATTCGAGAATCGATTCCAAATTCCTCTAAAGTTGCAGCAATTAAAAACGCAGGCAACAAAGCCAAACCTCTTGAGGCATCATTTGTGTATTTTTTTTTCAAAAAGTTTATAGGCATAAAAATGTCTACATTTTTTACTGAATCATCTTTTTTATCATAAATTAAGTATGACTTTTTGTTGTTAGAGGCATACTTTAATTTTGCATCGCCTCTACCATTAAAAACTTTGTTTTGATTCACGATATCATAAGTAAGCACAATGCCATCCTGATTAGCTTTTAAAAAGCACTCATCTTTAAATGCATTATGCACTTTTGTAGCTCCTCTCTGTCTTCTTTCGCAATAATAGTCTTTTCCCTTGTTAGAATAGATAAAAAAAGTATTTACTCCTACAACATTTTTTCTGACATCATCAGGCATCACAACTCCATTTTCTAAACTTTGAAAAAAATACGGGTTTTTTAGAACGCCTTTTTCGATATCTTTTTTAAGCTCTTCCGAATAAAATTCAATAGGTCTGTACAACCCTAAACTTGCCAATCCGAAATCAAAAACACCATTTGTATCTTGTGTTACGATAATCCTATCATTCTTATACAATCCCCCTAAATTGATTAGCGTTTTGATGTTTTCCACAACAATCTTGCTGATTTTTTTAATCTTATCAAACGATTTGTTTGGTTTGTTAATTTCGGAAATGAAGGTGCTGAAATCCTTATATTTTGGGTCTGAAACAAAGTACAAGGCTTGTCTTTCAAAGGTTTGTTGATTAGGCTTATTTCTAACTTGCTCAATAAAACCAAAAGCATCCTCCAAGTTCTTGTACTGAGAGAATATAAATCCATTTTTGCTTGCACCTGTGGTAGAAGCAGAATTTGAACTTATAGAAGCAGCAGCCCATCTATTAACATAATTAATAAAGGGCTTCCGACCTGCCTGTTGTATTGCCTCAAATAAGTTACTTACCATACGGATTATTTAAGCATTTTTTTAATTTCTTCAAGTTCCGCTTCGGTATTCAACATATCTAACGGCAATTTATTTTTCTCGGAAACAATTCTTAACCAATTTGAATAATCGGTTTTTGTTTTAAGAATGTCAGCTTGTTCTTGTGTGAATAATGCGAAGAATTCCTCCATACTGTCTTCAACTGTCTTCACGGTTTGTGATTGAACAGCATTGTAAGCTAACCCTATTGGTGCTGGTGTAAATGACACATCTGCATCTGATTCAAAAGTTAGTGATTTCGGGTCTTTTGCCTTGATGCTTCTGAACACATTGTAAGTCTTTTGAACCGACAACATTAAACGAATAGATACAAAGGCTTTGGCTGTGAATCCTTCTTCTTGAATTGCTTTTCTTAATTTTGTTAAATACAAAAAGATAAATGCCCATTTTTGGTTCATGATGTTTTCCCATTCGAATTTTTCATCAACTACCAACTTATAGGTAGAACCTACAAATCGGTCTTGCAAAGACAAGTCTTGTTTAAAGTTTGCCTCGTACTCAGTATCTTTAGTGTTCAATAAGCTATTACCCGTGGCAATGATAAAACACTCTCCTCTACTAATGATGTCGCCTTTTGCATTTTGAATTGTTTTTGGCGTTCCATCATCCTCGAATTCTCCAATAGTGGCTAAAACAGAGTTTAAAATACCTGCCGTGTTTGGGTCAAGTTTTGGCAACTCATCCAACAACAAAATACAACCTTTTCCCATAGGCGTTCCATCAGCATTAAGATTTCCATATGCACGGATAACCTTACCTTCTTGATAACCATCAATAGTTTGCCCTCCAATCAACTCTAATGCTGAAGTAAATTGGTTGCAATTAACGGTGATTACATTCCAACCCAAGAAAGACTTGAGTGTGTTTGTTGCGATGTACGTTTTTCCAGTACCTGCTCCTCCATACAAATAGACGTTATTTCTCGCCAACAAATCACTTAAAATCTTTTGAACGATAGGTCTTGTTACAGATGGGCTTAAAGTTGTTTTTACCGTCTTTGTTGTAGCCCCTTGCTTTATGGTTAGACTAATTGAAGCAGGTTGATTTGACAACATTTGCTTAATTGATTCATCTAAGTTTTCAAACTTGATTTTCTCGGTCTCTAACTCTTCACGAATGATTCTTTTGAGTTCTTTTTCGTCAAGATTCATTCCTTGATTTCTATTGGCAAGCAATTGCGAAAGCTGTATCATTTTTTGAGCAACAACATCACCCTGAAACTCCTCTTGCATTTTTTGTTTTGCAAGCTGCTTAATTAATGGATTACCTGTATTTTCAGCAATATCCATCAAATCTTTTTTTGTTACGTTTTCCATTATTTAAAAATTTCGTTTAGAACATTGTTTATTCTGGTTTGATTATCAGTTGAAAATAGGTTAGTATTCCCAATAGCACTTTTTGCCAAGCTCATTGTTTTGAAAGTTTGCTTGATTCGGTCTTTAGGCAAAGAAAAGAAATTTTCTATGACTTGCATATCATTTTCGGCTTGAATTGTTTCACCCGACTTACCTTGTGAGAATGCTTCATTTGCTTTTCGTAAAATTTCCTCAAAATCAACTTCGTCATCGGCTGTACCTCCGAAATCGCCTTCGCCTTCGCCTTTGCCCTGACCTTCGCCCTGACCTTCGCCTTCGCCTTGACCTTCACCTTCGCTTTCGCCTTGACCTTCGCCCTGACCTTCGCCCTGACCTTCGCCTTCGCCTTGACCTTGACCTTCGCCTTCGCCTTGACCTTGACCTTCACCCTGACCTTCGCCTTCACCTTGACCATTTTCGTTTTGAAATGGGTCTTCAATGTTTTTAGGAACTTCTTGTTCTTCTTGGTCTTGAGGATTGTCCGACTCAGGCATTTGTGGCATATTTGGACTTGGGTAATTCACTCTCAAAATGATTATTGCATCTTCGTTCAAATCGTATTCCGAGAACGAACTTGGTAATTGGTCTTTTCTTGATGGAGTTGGCTCAAATGTATATGGAGAAACCAATTCCAAGTCTTTACCTTCCCAACTTTGACCATTACTTAAAACATATATCAAACCTGTTGGATTTTCAGGTCGCATTGCTCCATTCTGAGCAAATGGTTTTGTTAGAGAAGTGTCAATTTTGACAATTTTATGAGTTTTTTCAGTATCGAAATTGTTAAAGTCAACTCTAATTTTAACTTTATCTCCTACTTTATACACGGCATCCCATACGCTTGGGTCTGTCGATGGAATTCTAATATTATCCATTTTTGTTTTGTTTTAAAATTCTTAAAGCGTCTTCCTTGCTAATATTTTTTGTTTCAATTTTTGAACCATAGATGTCAGTAACCAGACCGTAATTTCCGTTTACACGAACTACATCACCGATTGCTGGTTTTTGATGCAAAACACCACCTTTTTTAAACTGTGTGGGATTTTCTTCAACCGCATCAATGTCCGCTCTTGCTATTGATATTTGAGCATTTTGCTTCGCTCTTAGCAATGATAAAGCCTCTTCTTTGGTTAAGTTTCGTGTAATTACTTTACTCCCGACTACATCCGTTACAATACCATAATTTTTGCCAACACGGATGACATCATTTACTTCAGGCGGAACGACAACCTGTTTGGCAGGCGTTTGATTGTTTGGAGCTTGTGCTTGAGGTGGTTTTTCATTGAGCGATTTAAAGATGTTATCTTCAAAAAAATCAATTGCCATTTCAAAAGTCTCTTTTAAGTTCTTGCCTAATTTTTTAGGCAAAAACTCTTTGTAAATTGTGTAGACTCCATCGACTTCTTTGAAAACCTTGTATGGATGTTCCTCCTTAACGTCCAAAGGGTTGAATTTAACCTCAATATTCATTCCACTTGATTCGTGGGTAAGCCTATAAATCACCTCTCTTTCGGAGATGATAATTGGGTCTTGTCTTAGTTTTCCTTTTTTATAAACGAACATATCCTCCTTTATTAAATCTTATGTCTTTGAAGAAATCAAAATAGAAACTCTTCAGAACCGTTGCACTCTTAACTTGGCTTGGGAAGAACGTCAAATATTCTTCTTCTTGGATGAATTTGCTTCTATCCGAAACCACATTACCATCACTATCAAAGGTAGGAATGTCACCGATTTGAATTAAAGCATCGTAGCCATATTCTTTTATTGTTTCCAATAAAGAAATATCATTTCTAACATAAACCCAAACTGGGTGCTGCCCAGTCATATTGTTGTTGATTCTATTCAATACATTTGCGCTTGGCAGTTTTTTAATACCGTACACAACCAACAAGTAATCCAATAAGTCTTGGTAGCTTGCCTCAAACCCCAAAGGTATTAAACTTAATGGGTTTTTAGCCGACAAAAACACTTTGTATATGAATGGCTCATAGTCATCCGAAGGTTTTGGCATATTTGGAGCAATTCCCCCGTAAAACTTAGCATAATCCTCATTGTCTGAAAAGTATGAAGCAGGGAAAGCCGTAGGTGGCTCAAACGAGCCATATGGTCTTACAACTCCTTGACCCATGTTCGAAAAGTTTCCGAAATTAGGAACATACTTTCTTACACCATGAAAAAATATTTTTGGTTCTTTAGTCTCTTCATCAATCATTTTTGAACAATTGAAATAGTTCCCAGTTTCATAAGCCATTTCCCAATCGCCAAACCAATTTTTAAATTGTTTGGTTCTAATGTTGAAGTATGCACTTAAAGGTAGTTTGCTTTCCTTTCCGTTAGGCGTTGGAAGTTTACAAGCATCTTCAAGTTTTGCCGTAGGATTTTGAGTTGTTTGGTCAAAATAATACTTCAACATACCTTGTGGAGTAAACAATGAATCAGATGTCGCCATTAGTTGATTGGTGAAAATGAATCCATCGTTTGTTATTTTTTCATGCAACCTTTTCATTTCCTTTAAAATCATCGCCTTCTCTTTAGCAAATCTTGCTTCTTGAAACGATGGCAAGAGTCTTTTCAAATCCTCAAGGTCAATTTTGTCTTTTGTCAAATCAGCCTCTAATTTTTCAAAATCTCTTGTGTAAAGTTTTCTTTCATCCGCAAGATACTTATTCAATGATTCGTTTAGCTTTTTCTTCATAAAAGAAGTGAACTCTTTCTGAAATGCTAAAAAATCAAATAGTAATTTACTTGATGCTTCGTCTTTTGGATACAATCCCCCATCTCTTTCAGAAAATTGAAACATCTTATTAGTTTGCTCATCAATAAAATGAACAAACACTGTGGCATCACTTTCAATGTTTGCTGGATAAACGGTCAATGATTTTGAATCAACGAAATCTTTTATTTGCATAAGCATTTTAAGTCTTGATTCGGTTAAATCATCATTTTTACTACTCGTTGATACAACACCAAATTGGTCTACATTAATTCCTAATTCAGAAGGAAGAATTTGTTTTTCACTAAGTCCATAAAAACCACTTAATGTGTTGTCAAATTGAGCAAAATCTTTACTGTAAATCCCTATAATTTCCCCATTTGTAAATGATTCTTTCGAATATCTTGGGTCAATATAAAGACCTAAAGCGTTTAATTTTTCCTGAACCGACTTTGACAATTCAGGATTAAATCCAATCCATATCTTTGTGCCTACCAAATCCTCTTTTGTCAAGATTTTAGTCGGAGCAGTTAGTTGTGGTTGTGCTTGTGCTTGCGTTTGCGCTGACCCACCAAGGTTATTTACATCAATTCCTAATTGTTTTGGAAAAATCTCCTTCCCAGAAATAATATCAAATCCTGACTTTGAGGTTGAAGGGTTAAAGAATATTTCATTTTTAGTAAATACTAAAATTTGTCTCTCAACATGACTAATAGTTTTTCCTCCTAATGCCCAAGCCCATCCCAACTCGAATGCTTTTTCTTGAACCGCTTTAGAAAGCTCAGGGTTATCGCCAATCCATATTTTTGTATCGGTCAAATCAGTTATTAATCCCCTTGCCTGAGATGCACCTACATTTTTAGATTGATTTGAACCAATACCTAAAATAGAATCCACATCAATACCTAAATCAATGGGTTTAATTTCTTTATTAAGGTCGTTGTTAAATTCTGAAATTTGTAAAACTAAAATACTGTTGTTAAGTATTTTTAACGCCTGAACATCATCATCATTCAAATATTTAGGCTCTTTATCTCCACTTGCCCAATAGAAACCCTTGTCGAACAAATTTCTTTGAACGGCTGCTTTCAATTTAGGGTTACTACCCATAAATATCTTAGAGTTTTTTATTTCCTCTCTTGTCAACGTCCTAATTGGAACATTTGTTGGGGTTGTGTTTGTAGAAGAACCCGTAGAGGATGCAGAAGCACCGCTATTACTAATCACATCAATACCCAAATCTGAAGGGAATATTTCTGTGCCACTAAGTTGATAAAAAGCTAATTTATCCCCATCAAGTCGTGTAAAATCTCTGGTATAAACTTTAATTATTTCTCCATTAATAAACGAAGAAGAAGAAGCACTTGAATCTAAAGGGAAGCCTAAAGAGGTTAGTGTTGTTCTGACAGCCAAAGACAAATCAGGGTCATCACCAATCCATATTTTAGAATTCTTAATTTCTTCAGGTGTTAATGTTTTTTTATTTGACGAAGGTTGTGCAGCTACAGAATTGTTTTTTTCAAAAAAATTAGTAAAATCCAATTTGTCAAACCAAATTTGACAAACTTCTTTTAAATTATCAATGCTATAATTACTTGGAACAAAACCTTCTCTTCCTATAGAAACTGTTCGTTCTTTTGAATAAATTCTACCCGTATCATCAGTTACTTCAGCAATAATTTTTACATCTATAACCCCTGATTTTGGTTGCATTCTTTCAAATGAATCAATATCTTTTAAATGCTCTAAAAGTCGTTCACCATTTCTTGAAAAGCGTTTTTGAAAAGAATTGTTAAAATTAAATTCAAGCCTCACCACATCTACCATAACACTTTTGTGTTGAGTAGAAATAGTTCTCGAATTCAACCAATCATTCCAATCGTATTTTTTGAATAAGAATGGACTGCTGTTCAATAAACTTTTTTCAAGATTTAAATAAGTTCCAGTAAATGGATTGTAATTTTTAACAGTGTTTTTTTGGTCTGAAATGTTTGTAAAAACCCTAACTAAAAAGGTATCATTACCATCATAAGCGTCCAAATAAATCCAGCTTCTAACTTTTTTCCCAATATTTTCGTAAGCATATTTAATGCTTTCGGCAAACTCAATATAAGAGGTATATAAATTTCCTTTTATGCCTGCTAATGAAGCACCTGTCTCGAAAACTTTAACATAAGCAACTTTAGTTAATCCGACACTACCGCCATCGTCAAAGGCTTTTTCTGCTTCACCAAGCAAATCATCAATAGAACTTTCCCCGAAATCTTTTTTTGAAGACACCAAAACTAAGTCTTTCTTTTCAATAAGTTGTTTCAAAGTAGTTTTAGAAATAGAGACAATAGCCTTTTCTTCTTGATTTTTTAAATTAAAAATCTTATAGTCTTCATCTCCGTTTGAATCTAATTTTGACAAAGTTAATTTTGTGCCATTAGGGAAAAAATTTGTGGCATCATCGGCTATATCGTAAAGCAGTAAGCCTTTATACTTACCCTCGTTGTTAATAACAAATACTTCGCCAACTTTCAGGTTTTCAACAGAACCACCATCTTCAAAAGCCAAACCGCTATCTCCTCCTACAACACCATCTGCTCCTAAATCAAGCACATCATTGTAATTATTCAAATCACGGGCAGGCGTGTTTCCATCTTTTGCATCCTTAACTAAATCTTGTTTTTTTGTTTCACCACCATTCTCTAATCCAACTTTGTTTAAAATTGTATAGTAGTCTGGGTTTTCAACTAAGTGGTCTTTAACTATTTGCATTTGCTCCAAGTAGTTACTTGTATGCTCGCTTTCCACCTTCAATCCCATTTCAACTTGCTCATTTATATGCGCTAATGAAACATTGTGCATTTTAGCTATGTCAGACAAAGATTTACCTCTTGATTTACCATCTTCAAAATCATCGTGAGAACAACCGCATTTGCTAATTTCTTGCATAATCTCATAGTCGGTCATGGTCTTGCCTCCAAAGTTGTAAGAACTGCCTCTATAAGACATTTCGCTTGGAATATCTCCTCCTTGCTCGAAGGAAACACCGCCACCATCTGAATTGATTTTAGAGAGGATTTCACGGTTGGTCATCATCTTACCTTCAAATTCTCTTAATTTAGGGTCGTTAACAGCAGGAGCAGTTATAATTACCTCCGACCCTTGCACCTCCAATGGTTGACCTGTGGACTTATTAATCATCTTAATACCTCCATCTCGGTGAAGCCTGCCTACAAAATATCCTCCAAGAGATGCGTCGCTATATATCATAGTTTGACCCTCTCTTTTTCCTACAACAACACCACCTGCTGGAGTATTTTCAGCATCTTTTTGCGTTAATTTTATTTTGCCTTTTTGCATTATAAATTATTTTTTAAACGTGATTCCAAATTTTATTTAACAAAATTAAACTAATTAGTGTCGAATCAACATTGTATATTTTAGCAATCTCTTTCAATGTTTTTGTTCTACCAATTCTTCTTATTTCTAAAACTTGAATTTCGGTTAGTTTTGACATTCCGTGTTCAGAACCTTTTTGCGGTATTTTTAAATTATTTTTTAAAGAATGTACAACATTTTCAGATGAAGTTACCCACTCTAAATTGCCTACCCAATTGTCATCTTTTATTCCATTTATATGGTTTACTTGTGGTTTATAAAATGGATTATCTATAAATTCAGCAGCCACTAATCTATGTGAAGCAAAAGATTTCTCAACTCCATTTTTAGATAGTTTGTACTTTAAATAACCATCTTGGTTTTTAAATGGAATCAAAATTCTTTCTTTTTTATTTAGAAAGACCCCCTTTCTGGATTCAACTATACGAGCTATAGATTTTATCCTACCAATGTTTGAAACTTGGTAATGACCTTCATATCCCTTAATATCTCTCCATTCCTCAATTCTTTCCATAATTGTTTAAACGTAATAAAGAAACAATGTATTACTAATTTATATTTTTATCATATTACCACTTAAACAACAATCTAACATAGTCAGGACAACAAGGCGTTACATCCCCTCCGTTTTCCATTAATTTTAATTGGTTGATAGGTACGCCTAATTTAGAGTAATTCCTGTTTTTAGGCAGCTTCATACCTCCTCTTTCAATGATTTCGTACTTATCGTTTGAACCATCGATAACCATGTACCCATCAATATCTTCCTTGAGTTTATTAAAAGCAGACTTCCCTTTGGCAAAAAAATCATCAATAACTGCCATTGGCACAAATCGACCACTTTTTTTGTAACGCTCTAAGGCTCTTTGCTTGATAGTTGCTTCAGGAACTTTGTCCATGTAAACAATAAATATTTTATACCCCAACTCTTTTAGCAATTTAACCAAAGGCTCATAGCTCTTAACGCTATTCATAGTGCCATCATAAATGATGTCATACTTACAGGGAATGCCAATAACTCTATCTGACAAAAGCGTATTGACAATATCCTTTGTCTCTAAATGCGTAGAGGTAGCGTTCCAACCCTTGTATTCGGGTAATTTTGCTCTGATTTCGTCGGCATCTACTCTTAGAATATCTTCTTCAAGAAGATAAGGAGCATACTTTTTTAAGAAAGTACTTTTGCCACTTGCTGGACTCCCACCCATAAGTATGGCTATTGGCTTGTCGTTTTCAACGCAAATCAAGTCTTTTTTAAATCCATCGATTATGGTTTGGTGAAATTTAGTTCTTTCAGGGGTGTATTTCCCCGTAGATTCATTGAAGTATTTTGATTTAGTTTGAGGAAGATTCTCGGCATAGTCAGTTAAGGCTTTGATTGCCTCATCATCAATTCTTCTCTCTCCATTTTTGTCGTATATTTTATCTCGAACTTGCTTTGGTATAGAAGTATCAATAGCACCGCCATTCTCGTAGAACTCGGAATAATTGATTTTGTTTTTCATAGGGGTATTTTATTTAATTAAACAAATGTACTTTTATTAAATGAAATTTCAAAAAATTATTATTTATAATAAGTCATTGTCCTGCGTGTACTTTGGGTTGTTGTTTTTGTTAAGTTTCTTTAATAAAAAGGCATCCAATCGGGCTAAACCCCAAGCCACTCTTGCATTAGGCTTGCCTCCAGATATAGTCGGTCTATGGGTTTGTGAGTATGCCCCCATCCCTCTTCTAACTACGGCTTTTGCCGTGTTGATAGAAACTTTTTTGTTAGGGTGACTATCGTTGTGGGTTTTTACTTTATTTGAAATCGCCTTCAATGTAGAGTCTGAAAAAGAGATGCTTTTAGCTGCGGAAGATGAACTTGCGCTTTTCGGCTTATTTACCTTACTTCCATAAATTTTGTCTTTTTTAGGAGCAGGCGTTTTAGATAGTTTTTTCAAAGCCATAACTTTTTTTTGGTAAATTTAGAAAATTATTGTTTACTTTTGTTTTCTAACATATTAAAACTAAAATTTTTAGCTATGATGACAGGTGTATTCGACATTAAGAGTCCAAACTGGCTTTTTGGTAACAACGTACACAATACAGTTCAGATTGTGTTGTTGGGATTGATTGCTTACAAAGTAGGTGCTTTGACTTTCAAAAAGTAATTCAAAGTTTTTAAAAGGACAAAAAAAAGCCACCCTATTTAGAGTGGCTTTTTTATTTTGTTACAAGATTTTAGCTTTAAAATTTATGCCTTTTAGTTTTTCCAAGTAATCTACTTAACTAATGACATTTGAGCGTCAACTATCTTGTTGAAAGCATTGGTTCTAAAAACATTTGCCTCCCAACTTTGCATAGCCTTGCCGTTGTCAGTTTTCTCCATTTCGGTTTCTTTAAGCAAGTCTAAGGCTTCAGCCATAAGTTGTTTTGCCTTGTTTACTTTTTCATCGCCTGAAGGGTTAAAAGTTAAACCTACTGCTTTTTCGCCAAAAGTCAGTTCTCTTTGTGCTTGTGTTTCTACTTGATTTTACATAGTTGTTGCAGCAAATACCCTTGCAATCGGGGTTTTAATTTTATTTTACCATTGATACGTGAGATAAACCTCAGCTTCAAAACCGTTTGCTGGTTGAGATATTGTAATTTTAGGTGGGAAACCTCCTGTTTGTGAGTAAATTGAAAAGCTAATTGAACTCATTAATTCTGGATTAGAGTTGTTTCCGTCAAAATCCCATATTCCTAAAACATAATTTTGCTGAAAATTTGTGATTTCTACATTAGGCGTTAAGTTGAATGTGTAAGGAGTTAAATTAGAGCCAAAGGCGTTACTGTAATATACATTACTAAAATATACTACATCACCACTCGCTGTTGAAATAACGGGGAAGATGTCAGCATATTCATTAGGAATATCATCCCAATAAGAATTGTTCGGCTTCAAATTCGGAAAAGACTTCACGACAATTTTAGTGATTAAAATTTTCGATGGGGTAATTTGTGTTGAACAATTATTGCCCGTAAATCCTTGTGGGCAACCGCTTTCGGAATCTGAACTACATGAAAATAATAGCATAGCTAAAATTAGCATTCCGAAGATTAACAATAGGCTTTTTGTTGATTTCATGATTTTATTTAGCACTTAACCTTGCAATCGGGTTTTTAAGGGTTTGATTATTTAAGAAAGTTTGTCAATGATGGTTTTGAATTGACTTGCGGTGTTCTTCCAACTCAAGGTGCTTACTCTTTGAAAAGCACTTTCGATTTTTTGATTCAAAATTTCTTTCAAATCGTCAGGCTCGTTTTTGAAGTTGTAGGCATACCCCATGACTTGTGTGACTTCGTTAGGATTGGTTGTAAATCGAATTTTTTCAAAATCATTTACAAAGACGGTTCTTTGTGAAAACTTGAATGAAATACAATTTTCCCCATAATTTGTAATTTCAGGTAGTGAAGTGTGTTGTGGGCAAATCACAAGGGTTTTTGTTGCCATAGCCTCACAAATTGATAATCCCCAACCTTCTGCCGTAGTTGTGGTTATGAAAATATCAAATGCGTTGTAAATTCGGTTCAATTGCCCCTCTGAAACCCCTTTGTTTTCATTAAAGTTTTTCGGAGTAATTACATCTTTGCTAAAATCCAATCCAACCCTTTCGCAAAGTCTTGGGATGTTTATACCCATAGGGTCTAACGGGTTAGAGTGAAGGTACAAGGCAGCATCAACATCGGGATTGGTATGTTTGAACATAGCAAATCCAATAATTAGACTTGCCAAGTCCTTTCTGGCTGAATTTCTATTGACAGTTCCGAACAAGAAAGTATCTTTTCTTTCCTCACCAAGAATATCAATTTTTGATTGGATTTTTTCTTCTTCAGATAAAGGGAAAAAGTCGGTTGTGTTGCACCCGTGCGGAATGACCTTTATTTTTTTGAAATTGGATTCCGAAGTCAATACTTTCATTGAGTTTTTGCCGTATTCGGTATATGTTACTACGGCATCAAAGAATGACAAAATATTTAAGTCGGATGGTCTTGGTTCACTATCAATTGGAAAGTAAACAATAGACTTGAAATTTGGCTTGTTTTCCTTCTTTTTAGCCAACTTCACGTTTTTAAGATGCTCACCCATTTCGTTGAAAATTTCAATGTCGTTCAGACAAAAAACCACATCAAAATCATTTTGGTACAACAAGTTCAAAAATTCAAGTCTACAATACACATCTTTTTTTGATTCCGATGTTGACAAGGCTGGGATTACAAACACGTTTGGCTTGTAGTTGTAATGCTTTTCCGAAAAGTCGTTTATTGCAAAGACTGTAATCTTTAAATTTGAGTCCTTGCTCCAATTGTCAATTAAGTTTTTCGATACGTGACCGAATCCAGTTGTGCATCCGAAATCTCCGAAAAAAAGTAAGTTTGTTTGTTTATTTTTTTTTGCCATTTTATATTTTTTTGCCATTAATTTTAATCCAAAACACGCCATCCTTCAGCACCAATACATCGCTATAAGAAGTGCAATTAAACGCAATTCCTTCGTGCTTTCCTGTGTCGCCAATCAAAGGGATAACTCTATCAAAAAACTCGCCTTTATTTGACAACTCAATCTTCCAATCACCATCGTAGGTAATTTTGCCTTTTGTGCCATCAGAACACTCAAAAGGAATGCCCCTTTGGGCTAATGTCCAATTCGTATATTCTCCTGAATTTTGACCTTCAATTTCGATGCAATCGTCAGAAGAGCCATAAAGCAAAGTGTGGTTTTTTTTACTTTGGTATTCCATATCCAATCATTTTTTTGTTTTTGTCAAAAACGGGGTAGAAATAACCCACTTTTGAAGTTAATTTTTCTGCTTCAGATTTTGTCTCGACGAAAGTAGACCTGTTCATTTGAAAGAAGACCGTGACTTCCACGCCACAATCATTAAATAGTCGTTCCATTTTTTAATTTTTAGTGTTTGTTAGTACAAATATAAAATTAATATTTTATAGTACAACAAAAAATTGATTTTTTTTTAGTGGTTTTCATAATCGTGAATACAAGTAACTTCACGGACAACATAGCACTTTAGTCCATGTGCTTGGGAATGAAGCCTAATTCGCTCCCACATATCGCCATCGCTCGGAAAATAGCGTTCTTCTTCTTCCCACAAGTCTCGGTATTCGAAAGGTATTTGATTAAAGTCGATATAAGCCGAACTGTGAATTAAAGAAGCGTAGGCAGGATAATGCTCAACAACTTGACCATCGCAAACCATTTCAGGAAATACAGGGTTGTTTATGTATCGTGAAAGCGTATGAATAAAGGCAGGATTGCTTTTTGACTGAATAGCCTTGCTGATTACTTCTAAGTGATTCGGAAGCCAAACATCGTCATGGTCTAAATGGCACATTTTACTAAACCCTCTATTTTTTGCCATTCGGATAGCGAAATTTAGTGCATTTGCGCCTCCACAATTCCACAAGGCTACGTTATTCACTCCTAAATATTTGTCACGCTCTTTAGCGTAAGTCAAGTTTAGATGATACAGTCTTCCCTTCATGGATGGGTATGTTTGCAAAAACCACTTTATAATTTCTGAAAACTCAGAACTATCCTCATATTTGTCACCAACAATAAACAAGGAAAAGTCTTGATATGACTGGGTTGCGATGCTAATCAATGCACGTTTTATAAAATCAGGCGTTTGACCATCGGTTCTTTGGTAGGTGTGTAGTGTTACTGCGAGTTTCATTTTTTTCTAATTACAAAACAATTTCCTTCTTTCAATTCACTTGGATATGCCCCTAAATTGTTTTCGAGAGTGCCAATAACTTCATAATCATCAAGGGTCAGAAGCAATTCGTTAACGACTTTCTTTACATCAGGACTATGGATGCTATCATTGTAATCGTCAAAAACGATGTAACCCCCAGACTTAACCAAATCAGAGTACATAACAAAGTCAGCCATTACCCCTTCAAAAGAATGGTCTCCGTCTATAAATAGAACATCAATTCTATTTGAATAACCTAAAACACTTGAATTGCTAAGTGCCTCAATTACTTGATTCTTGGTTGCAATTTCTCGTGAATTACCCTGAATATATTTATAATAATTATTATTATTTTTATACTTTATTACATTTTCTAATACTTCTACTTTTGGTATGGGTTCTCCTAAGTCAATGCTTATGACGGTTGTGTTTGACCTTTGCAGCATTAAACAAGAACTTCCACCTGCGTATGCTCCTATTTCAACGTAGTTTATAGGCTTTTCTCCAAAGCTTTCGGCTATATCAAAAAGGATGTGGTAATGATGGTGAAAAGTTGGCAAATTTGAAGAAATGCCTCTAACCAAGTCAAGTGATTTTTGGGTCGGTTTTATTGATTGTTTGCTCATTTTTTTAAATCGTTTTTTGTTTTTATTTTGTGGTGTTCTTCGCAAAGATACTGGTAGTTCGACAACCAACAACCACCACCTCCTTTGTGTACTGGAATAATGTGGTCTTTATGTATTGCTGAATAGCTTAATCCGTTCTTCATCATCTTGTACTCATCGGTTAAACCGCACTCAATACATGCAACTACACCATGATATAATTTTAAATAACTTGAAATTACTTCTGAATAGCCATTGATTATTGCCCAAATAGCTTGAGCAAAATATTTACACTCATCATTTGCCCAACGCTTTTTTTTGCCTTCCAATTTAGCACCGCAACCACAAGCACATGTATTTTCAATATTAGGGAACATTTCAATAATTGACACTCCTTGAACTCTCAAGTAAGGATTAATTTTAATCCTATCGTAAATTGGTTTTGGGTCAAAAAAAAGAACTCTCTTTTGATAGTCCTTACATTCACGAACTTCCTTAATAGATAATTGATTATACAACATTTTTCTTGATAATTTTTGCAGGCGTTCCGACATAAACACCGCTTTCAGATAGATGAGAAACAACCCCAGCGTTTAGCCCCACAACGATGTCTTTTTCAATAGTTATTTTCTCCTTAACAACCGCATTAGTGCCTAAATAAACGGATTCCTTTACGTGTACATTACCGCTGATATTTACATTTGGTGCGGTTGTAACAAAATCTTCTAAAATTGAATCATGACCAACGGTAGTATTCAGGTTTAAATGTACGTGATTGCCTAACTTTATGTTGGTTGTTAGAATACATCCAGCGCAAATTATAACTCCGTGTCCGACTTGTATTTTATATTTATCAATAATTTTGGCATCAGGTGAAATGAAGCTCCAAAACGCAATATTTTTAGGTAATTTTCTCAAAATTGACTCTTTGCTTTTAGGGTCTCCTACGGCAATCAAAGCAATATGCTCCATAAAATTAAGTTCAGTAATTCGGTGCAATCCGTCTTCTTCACGGTAATATTCATCATCGACAAACATTTTTAGATTTTTACCAAATTGGTCGTTATATGCTGCTCTTATCTCACGAGCAAAACCTCCAGCTCCTATTAATACTTTTTCCATTATTTCTTTGATTTTAATGATTGCCATTTAGCCTTTTCCGATTCAGCCAATTCTTGTTTTGTCATCTCAGATTTGATTCTTGGCTTGTCATTTTTATAATCCCAAGCCCACAAAACTGACTTTCCTTCTGAATTTGCGATTTTCATTTCGCCATACGCTTTCAATAATCTTTGTAGACCACTCATTTATTTGATTTTTTGATAGTTAGAAAATTGTTCTTTAAACCATATTTTATCAAAAACTTGCTTTTTATATTCGAAATATGGATTGCCATCTCTATACAAATCCCAAGTTTCGTGATACGCAAGGTTTTTAGTTGTGTGAACCCATAATTTACCTCTTTGGCTTACCTCTTGAGCAATGTAGGAATCAACGTAAATTATGTTGTCAAAAAGGTTTAAGTTTTCATTTTTTACGGTCAATAGGAAGTTTCCAGTATGACCAACAGTGCATTGCCTTTTTTTGTCAGAATTATGCTTTATAGCGTGTGATTCATGCACATATTGCTCAACACTTAACGGATTTTCGTTACGATAATCATTTCCACCCCACAAATCACAAGTTGATACTACAACATCGGGAAGCTCTAAACCCTCGAATATTTCCAAAAAGGTGTCTTCGATATTATAAACAAACAAATCTCCATCAGTAATTGTTATGTATTGGTATTCGGAGAGAAGTTCTTTGTAGTCTTTCAAGAAAATGTTTATAGCTGAATTCGCTACATTTTCATCAAAGATAATATACCCCTTGAGCCATTCATCATCAAGATATTCCGAGAAATAACTTCTGATTTTCTCTGTGTTTTCGGATGGATTTTCAACAACAAAAATGTCTGCTCCTTCCTTGCCAAAAATAGATTGGAAACTATTTTGAATAATTTCAGGATGTTGATAAGCCAAAAAAACTATGATGTGATTGTTTTTCATGTCAACCAGTGCTTTCTATAAATTCAATGCTTTTTTTACTAATTTTAAGAGGGCTTGGAAACGACTTGCTTCTTGCTCTATGTGTATAGACAAAAAAACCTTCTTTATCTGCACCCATAGAACACCCGTTTATCTTGGAAGATATTTTAAGCATCCCCGAAGGCTTTGTTAGACCAAAAACAGAACCATTGTTATATCTACTTGAAGAAGTAGCATATTTGAGTATTTCTTCTTTCATTTTAGAAGATAACTTTCGGCTTCCCTTAATTTGTTTTATAACATCAGGTTTTTGCTGACCTAAATTTGATTTTGCTTTCATTGTTTCCAAAGTTTAAATTTGCTTAAATCAGGATAAGGCAACTCCAAATCCTCGTTATGCTTCTTACTCCCATCAGGATTATAAAATTGGTTCATCAACAACAAGCCTCTTGTAGCTAATTCAGGCATCATATAAAAGTTCCAACCAATAACTGGGTTGTCGTCAAAGTTGTCGTCGTGATAACTACACTCGCTTCTTCCGCTAAAACGGGCTTTTTTAGCCATTTGTAGGCTTCTTCGTCATCAAGTAGTATTGCGCCTCCTTTTGATAGCTTAAAATGCTTGTATGCTCCCGTAAAGGAAATACACATCATTGATTCAGGAATGTACATATCTGCTGTAAATCGAAGTGCGCTATCCCAAACGTTTGTAGGTGTTAATTGATACGCCCCTTTTATGGTTTCGCCTTGAACTTCGGTAAAATTAACCTTGCACCCAGCGTGAATGACTTCGCAAGGTACAGAGGGATAAGTTCTTTGCGGAACATCGACGATTGGCTTTAATTCCAAAAGACTTGGGTAATCATTTAATTTTTTATGCTCTTTCATTTTCCAATAAGTCAAACAAAGAAACAAAGCATTACTTTGATTGTCCACGCACACAACGTATGGTGCGCCTGTGTATTTTGCCAATTCTTTCTCGAATTCAGCCGTAGTTTTATGTACTCCTTGTGCCATAATTATTCTGATATTAAATAGTAAATATCAAACCCTTTAATTTTAATTAAACATCCGAAAATTCGCTCTAAATGATGAGCAATAGACCCATCTCCAATGTATCCTTCTTGAAACTGCGGATAGAACCTTTCATAAATTTCATTTTCCTTCATCCATGAAGTCAATATTTCAAAATCAACCATAAACATTGTCCCAGCGACAAAAGAATATTCATCAAAATAGATTGATTGATGGAAGTACTCTTGCTCATATCCTAACAAATTTTGTGGCAAAATCCAAATACCCGAACCTGCCATTTTGAAGATGGGGTTTTCAACTATTGAATTAAAACAAAGTTGAAACTTTTCTGGTGAAGACAATAATGCTGAAACAAGATTATATCTCCATCTATTGCCTAATTCTGCTCCGTGAGCCAAACTCTTTTTTCCGTGCAACTTTAATACACAATCGTAGGTTTTCCCTGATTGAATGATTTGATTTATAGTATCCAAGAAAGGGGCAACATCCAAGCCTCGATTCGGATATTTTTTAAAATAGGCGTTTGGATATGTTGATTTTACTTTTTGCTCCAAATCGAAGTCTTGTGAACCTTCATTTGTTGTTACAAACAAATCGAAATCAGTAGTGATGTTTTTCAAATATGGAACAAACCATTCCCATAAATCTTGATAGTACAAGTGTAGTATAACGCAAACCGATTTTTTTTCGGCTATGGATTGCTGATGAAGAGAATGAAAACTATTCATGACTATTGATTGAAAGGTGTTGAAAAGGTTTCCGAGTTCGGCATACCTCCCCACTTTGAAATGTAGTATTGTCTATTTTTTTCAAAACCTTGATTTAATTCTGGTTGCAAAGCAATTGTCATACTATTGCGGTAGATTTCAGGGTTTAAAAAAGCCGTGTAGACTATGTTTATATTGGACAACATCATCCTTCTGAAGTAATCATTATCCTCGAAATATGCAGGGAAGAATGATTCGTCAAAAGCCCCTACTTTTTTATATGTTTCGACGGGCAAAATGAAGCTGCACCAATTAAGTTCGCTATTGAAAAATTCAGCATCTTTCCATAGCCTAATCAATGTCATAATTTGAGATTCATCTTTGCCTAAATAAATGTCGTCGTTAAGCATTAATACATGGGTTGCATCGGTGCGGATAGCATAATCCATAATCATATTCCAAGAACCCGAAACACCCAAGTTTTTTTCAGGTCTATAGACGACCATTTTGTTCTCTCTGGAAATAATGTTTTGGTTGCCATTATCGCAAATTACGATTTCTGTATTCTTGAAATCTTCGTAGTATTTTGATAAAGCATCATTGAGTAAATCGGCTCTATTAATTGTAGGAATACCGATTATTAGTTTTGTTGGTTTTTCCATAAATGTTGTTGTTATTTTTGAGTTTCTTGCTCCCACTCGCCTTTTGGACAAGACTCGTCGGCATATTTTGTTTTTTGGTTTACGAAGCATCCGCAAAGTTTACATCTCCCATTTCCCGATACAGTCCATTCCCCATCGGTTACACAATCCCTACACTTTTCTAATCTTGATTTCCAAATATCTTTGGAAACCTTTTCAATAGAATCACCTTTGACTATCTTGAACGCATCAAAAAATACTGACATACTAAACCATTTCTAAGACTTCAACTTCTTGTTCAACCAAAACTTCTTGGTTTTTAATCTTCCTGAATCTCCATTTAGCAAAAGCAGGCTCTTGATAGATATTAATTAACGGAATGAAAACGGGGGTGTTATAAACCCCTTCAAGTAAAATTCCTTGCACAATCCCGTCATTCTCTAAAATATCCCTGACTTTGTATTCTTCATCTTTTACAACCCAATTATTGTAAGTTCTTTGGACATATTCTTTTCGCTCTAAAGGTATTGAATCATCAATACAAACAACAGTATCTCCAATGTAAAATGCCATATTATCTAAGTATTTCTCCAGTTTCCATGTCAATCATCAACTGAGGTGATTTCTTAGCCATCAAGCAAATTTTTTCGATGATGGCTGATGTGGAATATTGGTTTTCGAATTTTTTTGATTTTAAGTAGTAATCGATTTTAACGGCATCTCCCTTCTCCATGTTTACTTGTTTGATAAGAACCATCTTGGAACTAAAAGCAGTAAACGCAACAGGTAAATAAATATCGTCTTTCTTGACTTTTATTACTACCTGAAGTGCCACATCTTTTATGGGAATAATGTCCATTATGATACCTCTACAAACCATATTAAAAAATATTATTTGTAAAAGTAATTATTATTTTTAATATTCCAACATTTGTAGGGTTAATTTATCATGAACCTCTTTAATGTCCTTAGTCCTTAGCCACTCATTAACAACATATTGTCTTGCCTCTCTTTTGATAATGTCTTCTTTTTTTAGCTTCGAGAACGATACATCTTTAATTACCGCTTGTAGTGCGCTTGTTGACTTTGCTTTTTCGTAAGCCTTATTCCCGTATTCTAATGCATTATTGATTAGGTTTTCGTCAATATTTGGCTTCGATATAGGCATTAGCTTGTTGTGCTTAATGAAGTTGTATAAAACATCGCCTGAATCAAAATAAACTTCCTTTTTAATCATTACAACATCATAAGCCTGACGAATCAATTTTTTGAAGTTTAGCATCCTTTCTTCAGGAGATATTTGCTTGACTTGCATTGATTCTAACTTTTGTATTTCGTCACTAACTTTAAAGATAGAGTTATTTCGAAAAGACAAATAAGCCTTCAATACTTTCGAAACGTATATGAAACTGAGTTTTCCATAATGTTCGGCATCAGTTTCAATTAAATCTGAATTTGTTGTGATTAATTTCACGCATGCTTTCAAGTCAAAAATGTTGAGGTTGCCAAAGTTTTCTCGGATGAAATCATTTACCAAAATAATGTCTTGAGCATCTATGGATATTCCTAATCCATAAGCCCATTGCGCAACTATTTTGTCGATTTCCTGAAGCTCTGATTTGTCGCTATTAAGGATATTGGAGAGTTTATTTTCGGTTTGTTTTTTATTGTAAAGGATGATGTCGTTTTGATTCACGTTGGGGAGTTTTCCTACAACGATATTATCCTTGACTATCACGGAGTTTTGAAGCGTTACTAACTTGCTCATAAGCTTTGCCTAAATTTGTTTTTGGTGCAACATAGGTTTCATTAAGGTAGCCTTGAAATTTATTGGAAAACAAGGTGTCTGGTCGAAGAAAATCTTCGAATCTGGTGTTAAGCCATTTCTGAGATTTTATAGCAATTACTTTTTTGAAGTCTTCAACAGTAAACCCATCAGCAAGCCTTGAATTAATAAGTGTCCTATAGGATTTTGTTGACGCTAAAAACTTCCTTCCAGAACACTCGTTTAAGAAATCTATAATTTCTTGATAAACTTCGTCAGGAGTTTGGTTTTTAGAAGACTTTTTCGATGGCTTTGTAGATTTTGGTAAAACATTTTCAGTCAATTCTTCTTGACCAATAACATCCGCTTGGATTATTTCGGCTTTTGGTAGTTCTTCAACTGATTTTACAACTCCTAAAACCCTCTTCAGTTCAAAACCGCTATGGCATTTAGACAAAGAGAAATCTTGCACGTGATTGTTAAATATGCTCAGTCCAAAGTTTATTGCTGCATAATATTTGTTTTTTGAAATAGCCAAAGGCAAAGAAACCTTAATTTTCTTGGTTTCTACATTTTCAAATTGCAAGATTATGGGCATCCAAACCTCGTAATATAGCTTGTTTTTATCACGTAGAGCCTTAATAAATCCAATTATTTCCATTAATCTACAATATCGTCAATTGGCAAATTTAATGCTTTAGAAATCATGATAGCCGTTGTGATGTTGTAATTTTTACGGCTACCATTAACGATGCCATTTAAAATGTACATCGAAATGACCTTTCCTTCATTGGTCTCTTTTATGAGGTTATAAAGGTCTTTTTGAGTCAAGCCTCTTTCTTGAAGAATGGCTTGAAGTTTAGTTACTTCTACGGTTACTTTGGGCATAATTATTTTTGTAAAATGTAGTTTGAAAATTTTTTACCGCTGACTTTTTCTTTCGTAATCTTGACCCCCTTCAACCTAAGTCTGTAAATTTTCTTTTTTAGATTTCCAAAAGGGGATACTTCTTGGTTTACAAAACCATGCTCCAGCATATATTTAAAAACTTGACCCGTTTCAGAGTCTTTGTGGAATTTTATTTTAGAATAGTCTAAGGCAAGCGGTTCTTTGATTGTGGTATTTTCCTCGACTGGATTTGTGATTGTCGGGTTTTGGTTTATAACCTCATTATTAGGTGCTAAATCAATTGATTGTTGAGACTTTTCTTCTCGATAAGCTAAAAATTCTTCCTCGCTTATCAAGTCTTCAATTTCAAGTTTTTTATATTTTTCAAAGTGAAAATACTCTCGCTTAAAAACAGTAAAAATGAGTCCACCTGAGCGAGTAAACAACAAATGAACTTCTTCCTCGAATTTAATAAATTCTCCCTTAGTAAAAGCCCAATTGTATCCGTAATTGAATGCCTTTTGCTGAAGGATATCAAGCTCCTCTTGGCTTGTTACCAAAACGCTGAAATACCCTTTTAAAAAAGGGTTTTCCAAAGCGTTTGAAGTTGAATTCAAATCTTGTGATTTGTACGTTTTATTGTCGCTCAACACAAAAGCATACAATGCAAGTGCTGCAAGAATCAAAAGTATTAAAATTTGCGTTCCCATGATATGTCGTTTTAGTCATTACACTCTATTTCTACAATAGTGTAATTGGTTAGCATTTTCACAAAATAAGAGCGTTCAGAGGCGGATAATGTATGAGTATAGGAGTCATACTTATAGCCGTTTTCAAATCTAATAGTCTTGATGTTTTTAGTCTTCAGTAATTGCAAGGTAGTTTCATCGATTTCGAAATAACTTGTGCCATCGCAATTGAATTTATTCCATGACTTCAAAGTAATTACTTGGTCATTTTCCAATAAGAAATACAACTTACAATTTTCTTGGCATGACCCGATACCATATTGCTTGATGATGATGCTTTGTAGTTTGATAGAGTCGGACTCCATAACCAATCTTGGTTGCAAAGCCATCCCTTTCTCTTTGTCCTTTGCAAGCATAACCAAACGCTGTGGCATGTAGTAGTGCCGTTGAGTGATTTTATCGACGCAATGTTCGATTTTTACTTTGTCGGATTGCCCTAAAGCAAAGTTAGAGATTAAGAAAATTGCACATAATGCAAGTGCAGAAAATAAGTTTTTGATTGTTTTCATTTTTTTGATTTTTTGTTGTTGTTAATGATTAAATTGATTTCAAATATAGGAATATTATTTTTAATATTTATTATTTTAAATAATATTTTTTATTTTTTCACAGCCCTTAATGTTTCAGCTATTTTTAGTCGGCAATCATCATGTATAATGTACTTGTTGATGAACTCTAATGCCTCTACACACAAGGAGAGCTTTGCCTTCAATGAATCGATGTCTTCTACAGGCGTTTGTTCAACTTGTTTTTTTAGAACGTTGATTGTTTTCTTGCTAACAGTTACTTCTTTCTTGAGGTTTTTTAGTTCTTCGTCTTTTTGTTTTTTTCTGGCAACCAAGACCGAAAGAATTTCCTGATATTCTTCCTCCGATGTATCTAAAGTCAAGGCTTTATCTGCTTTGTCAAAAAACTCATGATATCCACGCAACTCAAAACTCCTTGTGTTGAATAGTTCTCTTTGCTTTTGGATTCGTTGTCTCTCCTCCTCCTCTTCTCTTATCCTTTGCTGCTCTTGCTCAAACCTTGCCTTGCTTCCGTACAAAATGGTTTGAAAAGCATCATCTGAAATGATGTCCAACTGAAGCTCGTTAAAGTTGATTACAGAAGCATAAGGCATAAGCTGCTCGGCTCTATTCTTTTTCAACTCTTGTTTACGCAACCACGCTTGGGTTTCGGCATACTTAGCTTGGATTTCAAGGTGTTTTTCGGCAGGCTCAATAATTGCAGCAAGCTCTTTAGCTACTGAATCTATAAAGCGACCTTCGGCAAGAGATTTTTCTTTGAGTGATTTCCTTGTTTTTTCCAAATCAAGGCGTTTAGCCTTCAGGAATTTGTGAGCTTCCTTAGCCACTTGTATTTGCTCCTCTTGTTCCTCAGAGGTAACTTTGATTTCATACGCTTTTGTTGCCCATTCATTAGCAACATTTAGGTAATCGACAAATGAATTTGAAATTTCATTTTTTCTCGATTGCTCGATAATTTCGAATTCTTGGTTTTTTGCTACTTCGCTCATACTATTCGGTTTTTTTGGTTGGACTGCTTAGAACAACTCGCTCTAAATCTGAAAAGGTTTTGATTCTTTCAATATCATCATCAGAAATAATAATGTTGAATTTTTTCTCCAATTCCAAAGTAAGCTCTACTACATCAAGGCTATCAAGACCGAATTCTTCGACAAGATTTGTGTCGTCATTAATGGCAACTTTGTTTGGGTCAAAAATAGCAACATTTTCAATTGCTTTGATAGCGGTTTTACGTTGTTGTTCTGTGAATTTCATCTTAATTATTAGTGTTTAAAAGTGATTTGATTTTTTGTTTGGTTTCTTCGGGAAAATCGGATTTTAAAACCCAATCCAAGTAAGGCATATCGGCAAATACCGACTTGTGAGCATTTTTGCCTATTGCCCAACACACCACACCTTCTTTATTAATATAAAGTTTCCCATTTAGGTCAAACCTTTTACGCTCGCCTTGACAAAGCAAGTCGATGTCTTCGGGAGTGATGTCTTCATTGCCATCGGTTTGATGCATTAGAATTTCAAGTGTAGCCCGAACATCATTTAAAGCATCATGCGCACCTTCAAGGGTTTTGCCCGTGTACCTTTTGTAAACTTCTGACAAGTTGTTTGGCTTGAGTAATTTTTCGTACTTTAAAACATCGACAAGGTTGAAATCCCAATTCGGAAAATCAACGATTCCACAACGATTAAACTCTTTGATAAGCAAAGGGAAGTCGAAGTAATCTGAGTTAAACCCAGCAATATCGCACCCGTGCATATAATCGGCTAATGACTTAGCATATTGGGTAAAAAATGGTGCGCCTTGTACCATTTCATCGGTAATACCGTGAACGGCTGATGCTTCGGGAGAAATTAGAATTTGTGGATTGAAAAGGTACTTTTTTTCTTCAGTACTTCCATCCATAAGTAACTTGATTGTTGCGATTTGTACGATTCTGTCTTTTTGAATGTCTAACCCTGTTGTTTCAAGGTCAAAGAACAAAATTGGTCTTGAAATTTTCATTATTGTTGATTTAAGTTTCTTGGTCTAAATTTACTATTTTTTTATTATACTACAACATAACTTTACAATTATTTGTCTCAGCAATCCACTTGGCAGTACGGATAACTTTTTCTTCCTTTCCATTAAAATATCTGGTTTCAAGTTCTGATATTTTTTTTGGAAACCAAACTAATCGACTTGCTGAAGTTATTTGGTTTTGTTCGTTCAAAAAAACATCTACCAAGCAACCATAACTTTTGATTGTCTCGTTAAAAAGAACAACCCGAACCTCAACAGTTTCAAATTGCCCCAAGTCAAATTTCTTGTTGAACAAGTTGTTGGCGTTTAAAATTGCATCTTCCAAATGAGTGTACTTTACTGAAAGGATGTAATTGTTCATGTCATCACCATATTGCTCGTCTGCTTCGTAAAACCACTCCGTACCTGTTTTGTAAAAACTTACACCCATTTCTTCAAACCAAAGCATAATAAGCCCGTATTGCATTTCTTTTGGATAAGAAGTGAAGGGAACTTTATACAAAACCAAAGTGTCTTTTTCAAACTCAAAACGATAGTCTTTGGTAGCCTTGTTTTTAGGATTTACACACCAATTTGAAAACATTCGTTTTGCTTTCTTGTTCAATAATTCGCTCATGGTCAACTATTCTTGGGTGTTGATTTTAGTTAATTTTTTCTTGGCTTCTTTTGCAGCTTGCTCCGATTTCAACTTGACATAGGCAGCTTGCATAAGTGCCATTTTTCTTATGTCATAGTTAAAACCACCATTGATGTATTTGGTGTATTCTCTTGGGCTAATTTCCAAAAGGTTACAAAATTCCTCTTTACTCAAATTGAACTCTTGGATAATGGTTCTTGCGTCTTTAGCCATAGATAATTGTATTGTCAAATATCTATAATCTAAATCGCTCAAGCCTGATAAAAATCGTCTAATTAAAAGTGCTTTCATTTTATTTTTGGATTAAAATTTTTTCTGATAATTTCCAAGCATGCTGAACCCACTTTGACATAGAAGACCTATTGACATCCTCATGTTTTGATTTGAATTCTTTTAATTTTTCAGCATCGGTAATTGCTTCCAAAGCAGCGTCATAAGTTTTTCTTTCAGAAGGTTTTCCGTAAGCGAAAGTTGAAAATGATTCGGAAACTGACTTTAGATGGTCTTTCATAAACACATCAATAGCTGAACCTAAAAAATCCTCGATTTCCTTTTCTGGATTTGTTGAAAAAATCAAAAGGCTTGGTATTGATTCGCCTGAATCAACATTGGTGCAACAAGCTTTTCCTGAACCTAAAATCAAGGCACAACAAAAAGCAATTTTATCATTTTCAGCTTTGAAAGTAATAGGGTCGCTTGGCGTTACAAATTCATACAAAAACATAGCTTAAATATTTACAGTTAAATTGTGATACTTGTTCAAAACACACTCCACTTCATAAACCATAATAGCCCCCACTCCACGATATCCTTTAAAAACATGAATTGGCAATTTAAGTAAGTGAGAGATTCGGATTATTTCATATTTGTCTTGAATTATTTTCTCATTTAGCATCACTTCAGTAATTCGATTGATGCATCGTCGATTCAAACCAGCTTCTTTCAAGTTCAATTGCAAATACTCATCGCTAATGATATAATTGTCTTTATGAGGGTCTGGGTTAGAAATTTGTTTCTTGTACGCTTTCACGATTTTAAGGGCATCGAAAAACTCTTGGGATGAGATTGTCTTTGTCATAGTAAAGATTGTTGCTTATTTGTGTCTTGATTGTTGTTGGGTGAATTTCTACGACCTATCGACTTTAAAGTATAGGTAGTAGTTTGATAATTATCATCGGCTCTGGTAAGCTCATATCCGTTTTCTCGTGCCTTTTGTACAACCATTTCAAATTCAAAATCATTTAATTCGGGGCATCTATCAAATGCTGAATTCATGGTGTTTTTTCTATTCAACAATAAGTTGTTGAATATTGTAATGAATTGGTCTATCTTTTGATGACTTACTGGCTTCATTACCTCGTTAATATCAACGAAATCTTTCATTTTTTATCTCTTTTTGAATTAAGTAATCTTCGCAAAATATTACCTTATGCTGAACGCTTTTTTTACTATTATAAACTTTGTTGTAAAAGTGTTCTTCGGGTGATTCGATTTTCTTGTTTTTAGAAAGGATTTTGATGCATTTTTTTGTGGAATAGATTAACCTATCGGAAATTACATCGAACCCAAGTATTGCATCGTCAAAACCTTTCAGCACAAATATTTCATTCTTGTGAAATGATTTTAGGGATGCCAAATATTTACTTCCTTTCATGATTTTTTTTAATCCTTATGCGAATGCATAGGCTATGGTTTGAAATAGCCCCAAGACCTTTATACTTGGGGCATATTTGAGTTTAAACTTTCGTAGGTAAGCAATCTACAAGTATTTTGTATGCTTGAAGATTTTTGGTGTATCCTGCCCCATACATAACATTGTCGAGTCTTTTCCCCTCTTTGCCATCCTCATGGTTAGTTTTGTATGTGACGGCATTAAATAACCCCCACAAGGTTTTTCCGTGAGAATCGAGTTCGGAATCAAGGATTTTTGCAAAATTCTTCATTTGATTAACCTTTTTTGTCGAGAACTCAGTCTCTTCTTTTCCTAAATCTTCCTCTTCAATGTCAAAAAGGTTTGCTATGATTTTTTTCTTAGCGTTAGAGGTGATTTTTGTATCAGCCATTCTCTTGAAGTTGTCCATAACGATATTTTCGGCTTCCAAGATGATTTTGATTTCTTTACGAGCAATTTCAATTCTTTCGTTAGCTGATTTTGCATGGCGTATTTTCTGAACCTCTCTCATTGCCATGTGGAAGGTGTTTTGGCATATTACTACCTTGTTGGTGAATCCGAATCCAATAGAAGAAGTCGAATCATGTGAATTCAAGATAGTAACATACCGCTTGATAGTGTCGTTAGCAATTTGCTCATTTTCGATTTCCGCTTGGTAATAAATCTTTCTACCTGAATCGAGCAAGCCACCTCTAAACTTCTTGGAAACATCTATTGATGCTTCGATAAGGTTTTCGGCTAAAGTTGCATTTTGCATTACTACATAGTTTTTTGTAACCGTACCAAGCCATAAATTATTATCATTTCTGAAGTTCCCATAAGAACCTGTTGGGAGACCGCATTCCGAGAACAAAGGTTTTTTTTCAACCGACCAATTGGTTTTGGTTTTTTCAAGTAATTCGAATGTTTCTTCGAAGATTGTTTGCTTGTTTGTTGCCATTAAAGTTTCCATAAAAAAGTGTTGTTAAGTTTTAATGGTGTAAACTTACAAAATATTATTTATAATACAAATTATTTTATATAATATTTTTTATTGTTATTAATTTTCTTGCTTCTTTTTAAATTGTTCAAACCATTGCGCAAATTTTTCTTTAGCCATATCCTTTTCACTTATCCCCCAAGTATTAAACAAGTCTGTTAATGCTCCTTGTACGAAGGCACTTTCTAAATCTTCTTTGCTATATAATTCCTTTTTTTGTTCCTGTTGCCATTTAGCACCTGCAATAAAAGTTTTTTCATGTAATTTCTGCCAAGTAGTTCTTTCATAAGATAAATTATAAGTTCTATCTAAATAATTCATAGCAGCTTCTTCAAGTGTTTCTTGTTTTGGTTTAGAATTATGCCATCTCAAATGTGATGGTATATCAAGTTCTTGTTCTAACTCAAACATTTCTTTTTTTAAATCTTGTTTAGGTTCTTCTTTTGGAAATACCAACACCCATCTATTACCCCAAGTGTCAGGATTTCCTATTGGAGATTTATCGTTATCAAATCTTTCAGAATACTTTTCTTTTCTAGCCTCAACAATATCAATAGGCTTACCGCTATCATTTGCTTTTGATACAAACCATTCTAAAAACTCATCATCAATAGCTTGTACACCATCTGTGATAAGGTCTTGGTCTGTTGTTAGGATGATTTTTTTAATAATTGGTTGTATTCCATAAAAACCTTTTACAAAATATACTTCATTTGTGTAAATGTTTAAAACCCAACAATCTTTAATTTCTTCATCAGAAGATGTGATGTAGATGTTTTGATTTTCTACCCAACCTCCTTGAGATAATATTTTATTACTAAAAGCGTAACACTTTCCTTTTGTATTATAATACAACCTACTCGGTTTGTCCGTTGGTAATACGTGTATGTTTTTCATAATTATTCTTCTTTTATTTCTTCGTATTTTTCAATTATTAATAAACAACTATCTCCTACATTCCATCTTCCTTCGTATTCAAAAGGAATTGCAACTTCTCTTGTGGTAGTTGGCGTTTGAATCCAAATCTTAGGAGATGTTGCCACTCTACCGCTATGCCCTTCAGCAGTAGCAGACACTTTACCATCAACAACTTCTTGACCTATGTATTTGTATTTAGGCGTTTGACAAGAAATAAGCAACAACATTAGTGTTGTTAAAAATATTTTTTTCATTCTTCTTTTAGTTTAATGGTTACTGATTCTTTTTTTAATTCTTTTAAAGTTTTTTCTGCTTGTTCTATTTTGTATAATCTTTCTCTTTCTTCTTTTTCTTCTTTATTTTTTAAGAATGCCTCATTAGATTTAGTAACTTTTTCGGTAATTAATTCTAACCAATTATCGGAGGTGAATATTTCCATTTCAATACTTATGTCATGATAATCATAACCACCGTATGCCCAAGTTTCATATAATGTTACAATTATTTTATCATCATAGATTTCAAATTTATCTATACTACCTCTAATATCTCTTGATTTATCATTTGATATTATGTAATCGCAAATATTATATGCTCTTTCTTTTATTTTTTCTTCAATAATTTCATATTGCTTAATTTCTTCTAATTTCATAATTTATAGTTTTTATTTTTGATTAATAGGTAAAATGATAATATTTTTACTTACATTAAGATTATGCCCAAATCAAAACAAGGCTCATCAAATTCTAAATCCCTTAACGCTAATGCTTCATTGTATGGTACAAATTCTTTTTCTATGCTCATAACCCTTTTTCTTTTTTGTAGATTTCTAATAGTTGGGTTCCTGTTTTCCCTATGTACTTTATATCAATTTTTGACATTATTCCCATATACCACTCCACAAACCCAATTGCAAAATCATCTACTATTCTTGTAGCAATGTTCACATCCACCTCTGTCTTCTCATCAGATAGGTGTCCTGTTAACTCTTGTCTCAGTCGTTCTTTAAGCGTAAGATTGATTTTTTGGGAATTCTGATTTGGAATGATTATTTCGTAAGTATTTTTTGTATAATCACCTTTTTCCATAGCATACTCTATTTTTCTATTTTGCTCGTCAAAAGCTTTTAATGTTGATTCAACTTCCACAAAATCACAAATCGGATTCTTTATGAAATAATCCAAAAAGACATCGTTAATTTTTTGCACTCCATCTTTTATTAAGGCTGGGTTTGTTGTCAAAATTACTTTGAAAACTTCTGCTTTTTTACGACCTCCAAGTTCTTCCATTGCAGTTCTTTGCGAGGCATTCATTTTAAATACCGCTTGATGCGATTTGAAGCCCTCTCTCACTAAATTAAGACAAATCCCATACTCCCCATCTTTTACTTCTGAATCCTCCAAAATGTACATGTCTTGAAGTTTAAAAGAAGAAGGTACATCTCTGAAACTTCCATTTAGCGTGGTGTATTGAACAAGCCCACCAAATGACATTGTGCGACTATATCTCCACCATGATTTACACTCATTTGAAGTTCCTTTCCAAAGATGGCGTAATAACAAATCTCCTTTGATTGGCTCTCTATCCGTTGCGACAGTAATGACGTTTTTCATGATTCACATATTTTTTTGATTAGAAACCTATTGTAATTTGGATTGGTTAATCCTTGAATGTGCCAAAGCTTTTGATTCAGTCCTAAGAAGTCATATTTCTTGGTTTGTAAAATATGCTTCCATTTCTTTTTAAACTTTCTTGGAACACGTTTGCAATAAAACCCCATATTTTTTGGAGCTATGAAATGCTTGTCCAAATTTTGATATAAAATATTATTCATCATCACTAAGAATTAAATCAACATCTTTGAATTCTCCCTTTAGAAAAGCCATAACCCAATCATATAGGTTTTCGTAATCTTTAGTAACAAAGCTATTTGTTGCGAAAGCGTATTTTTGCCCGAAGCTTCTAAATGATACATACCAAACTTTTAAAGTTCGCATGTCAAAACAATTGTCAACATATTTGATAAAATATTTAACGGGCAACTCATTTTTACTATTAGAAGAACCAAATCTATGGTTGTCTCTTACAAAACTTAATATTTCAGCATATTGCTGCAAAGTCATTCCTTCCATAATTACGATATTTCCTCGATTGAATAGGCGTTCAGTATTGAATTATTGTCGATTTTTGGCATTATACCATTAATTCCGTCAGACCATGTGGCACGAGGCTTTAATTTCGCTTTCCGACTGGCTTCCTCTAATGCTTTCTTTGCATGAATTTTAGCAAATCCTACCATCAATCGAATAATTTCGTCTTCTTGCTCAGAAGACCATTCTCTTTCTCTTAAATTATAAGAAATGCCATCACGCTCATACTTGAATGAGTCTATAAATTCTTCTGCGGTTAGTGATTTACTCATTTTGTTTTATTGATTGAAGTTGGTCTAATATTTCTTTCATTTTTTTTATGACAAACAAATAGGCTTTGTGCTTACTCAATTTTGCTCCCCACATTTCTTCAACTTGTGACAAAGCTCTATATTGTGCTTTTAACTCTACCTCTTTTATTTTTTCTTTCTCAAATCGTTTATACCAATATTCTTTTGCGGAATCGCTTGTTGCTCCTGACACAAAAGCATCCCTTTGGCTCTTAAACTCATCATACAATCTTGCTGAATCACCACTACCTATCCAAAATGGTTTTTTAGGATAAACTTTTTCTGCTTCTAATTCAAGCTCTTCTTTTGTCATGTTTTTTAAATCAAATTAGTTAAACAATATTCAATAGCAGCTTCATAAGCTTTTGTTGGAGACATATAGTCTTGCTCTTTCTTCCATTTTAAACTTCTGGTAGAATAATTAGTTGAGATATGTTCCCATCTCCAATGTGTTAGATTGTCAGAATAAGGAATAGGAGTCACTCTAATCCAAATCCTATGCTTCTCATACAACCATTCTAAAACCTCACCAATGGTCGGAGCTGAAAAACCAAAATTTTCAGAATTTTTATTAGGCATTTCTATACAATCAGACCCATTGAAGTGCCATAAGTTTTGAGAAATTTTATCATACCCCTTATCTTTCAAAATTTTTGCAGTAGGGTAATCAACTGGTTTACTAAAAATAGTGTTTGCCATTTTTTAATGTTTTTGCGTTAAGTGTTTGTTAGTACAAATATATAATAATAATTATTATAAACAATACATTTGAAAATATTTTTTGATTCAATTAAAATATGCCTATATTTGCAATGCATTCAGGGTTTCTGTGTCTACTTGTTTGCTCTCTTCATTCCGTCAATCTATTTAGCTACTTTGCTAACTACAAAAAAAACGGATTCGCCATAAGACACAAGTTGGTTTTAAGTGTTTGTTAAGTATTACCAACAAAAAAAGGGGGTTTTGCCCCCTTTTTTATTTCTATCAATTTGAGTGATGTTTTATACAATCTTCTTTGCTTTGAAATACTAAATCATGCCCTTTTAAACCTAAATCCAAATTCATCACGGTAGCAAGCCTTACAAAAATAGATTCTTGGTTTTTTAGAATCATAAATCCTGCGCATTGCAACCTTTTTAAATCCTCATGATTGTCTTTAGAATAATCAACGGTCTTATGGCATACGAAGGAATCTTGATTCAATATTTCAGTAATCCTTTCTTTGCCTAACCACCCTTTTATCGAGTCGGTTCTAAAAGGACAATTACTGCAAGGCGTTTTTTTGCAAGGAATGAAGGATTGTTTTTTTTTCACTGGTTTATTCAATTGAAATTGATTGTATTTCCTCTAACTTTTCGGAAACCCACTCATCTTCGAGTTCTTCTCGTTTTTCATCAAGTTGGTCAGAAGTGATTTCTTCTTCCCAACCATCATCATCGGTATCAATACCTTCCTCTTCGGCAATGATTTCTTTTATTTCCGAATCTTCCTTTTCCTCGAAGTCTAAATCCAAAGACTCAAATTCGCTAATAGCTGATTCCAAAGAATCAATACGCTCTTGTAGTAATTCCCCCGTTGGAGAATACTGAAGCGATTCAGGCATATTGTCTAAAGAATCTTGAGTAGTATCTCTTAATTCTTCAAGGTTAGAAACAATGTCGTCTCTGAAAGACTGAACTTCTTCCGCTGAATTAGGGCTAAAATCTTCGATTTGTTCCATAATCTGATAAAGGGAAGAAAGATATGCACTTTGAGTCAATTCAGATTGTCTTGGCTTTTCTTTGCTATATCGCTTCGGGGAATTTTGAAATTGCCACCACCAATAGCTTTCGCCTTTTGCAATGAAGATTGGGTCATTTTCGTCTTTTGGAATTGTTCGGTCAATTTTAGTTAGCGTTTGACCTTCTCTCTTTCCTTTTTGACTTACATATTCAACTCTTTTCCCGTTTTGGTAAATGTCTTTTTGGGCTTTGTTTACAAATGTTGCTCTTGCCATAGTTTTAATTGTTAATTGTTATATGTTAATTTTCTTGAATTTCTATGATTCCGTTTTGATACTCTATTTTTTTATAGGTTATTGATATTGTCTTTATTTTGCCTTCACCTTTTTGAATATGAATTACACCATATACCTTTGCATTTTCTAATTCCAATACTACAAAACCTTCTTTCAACTGTTTAGCCTCATACCTTTTAACTAACAAGGCAATAACCTCGTCTTTTATGTTTGGTCTTGCTTTAGAATTACAAAAGATAATGGTTGAATCTTTTTTTGTGTAGACTTGCTCTATACCCTCGTTCCCGTGTTTATAGTAAACAATTTTCTGAGAGCATATTGTACAACACCATAAAAACAAGGATGTAGTATGTATTAGCTTGATTTTCATTTTTTCGGGTTAAGTGTTTGTCAATACAAATATAAAATAAAAAATATTATAAATAATAATTTTTTACTAAAAAAATCAAATAAAAAAGCCCCGATAAGTATGGGGCTTGTTGTTAGTGGTATGCACCTTGTTTTGGGTGTATAAGTCTGATAAATGGTTGTATAAGTCGGTAAAATATGCTCTTAGCGATGAGTTAGCACTTATTTTCGAGAACGAGTGCTGATATAAAGTTTGTCTTTTCTAATTATACAAACATCATTCTCAAAAGGTTTGTCAAAATCCCACTTTTCTAAATAGGACTTTGATATTTTTAATACCTCACACCAAGCATTAAAAAGCAAAGTCAAATCACCATAATAGAAATTAAAACAACTTTCCTTAAATTCTAAATGATATATTTTTCTTTTTTTATTTAAACTATCTAAATAATCATCAATTTCTTCTTGAGATGGTTTTTCAGAAAAATAACCTTTATAATAAAGTTCTTTAATTTGATTTTCGGTCAAATCACCACCTTTTAAAGTAGTGTTTTCTTTTACTTTAGTTCCATTTTGTTTAATTGTATATGTAACAGGATATAGTAAATTTTCTTCTACTAACAAAGCAAAGTTTATATATTTCATTTTATTAAAAATTTAAAGATTTTACAAAACACCATTTTTTCATTAACTTTTTAGATAATAAATTATTTTTCCAGGTTTTTCCGTTTTTTACAACTCTATTTTTATCTACTAAAAAATTAGCTTTAGCCGTTTCAATTTCGTTATCTTTAAAAACAACAACACCGTTTGCAATTTCATCATCATAGTATTTCATTAGATAAATACCTTTAAATCGTAAATTTCCGTTTACAGTTTTATTAAAAGAATAAATGTGAGCTTCCATATTTTTATAGTTTTAAAATTTATATATGCAAATATAAACATTAATATTATCAACTTCCAAATAAAAATGCAATTATTATAAATAAAAATATCATTTAATAATAAAAACAAGTGCTAACACTCGCTTTGTGCTATTGCAAATCTTGTGGTTTAATCACATTTACGTTTCGCATCACGTTTATTTGTAACCGAAAATACTCGTTTACGAACTTTGCAACAGCACAAAGCGTGAAACCGTTATAGGTAATTGTTTTAAAAATTCCTACCGCACAGTTACGTTTTCAAATTGAAATTACTACCATCAAATGTGAACCTATTGTTGTTGTCTATAGCATCGCGTAATTGACGTTTTGTTTCGATTTTTTGATATTCACCTTCATTGTTAATGAAATATTCAAAATGTGTTTCATCTAACCAATTTCTTCCAAACATCGGTCTGTCATCATCTACTGGTTCATCTAACCAGCTACTTCCAAATAGTGCCATAACAATTTAGTTTTTAATGCCAACGCTAATTTTTAAAACAACTACCTATAACATAGTATTGGCAAAATGCCACAGATAGTTTGTGCCTTGAATTTAAGTTTGTACTGGTGGCACTTCGCCAATACTCAACCGTTAT